AGAAACTTTACTATTGACTTTATTATGCTGCGCGTGAGCTTCTTCTTCAGTTAATTCTTTTCCAGAATCTCTATCAACATAAGTTCTTGAAGAAGTTCTCTTAGATTCTGCAAATGGATTTTTCTAATTCCAAGCAGTCTCAAATTTGTCAGTTTCAGCTGCGCGTTCTTGTTCTCCGGTAACAGCACTTTCATATTTCTTTTGTTTAGCTAATTCTTCTTCTCTTTTAATTACGTCATCTAAAGTATTTGCTAAATCTTCATAACTACCTTGTGTAGCATTTACAATATCTTGTTCATCACTAAATTTTTCAGCAAGCTCTTTTTTAATATCAGTTAAATCTTGACCTTGTTTATATGCTTCTTTTAACTTGTCAGCATAATCAGATAAAGTCTAAGCATTTTCTTCATGCTTTTGCTGTTCCGTACTTAGGGTTTCTTGTTCTTCTTTTAATTTATCAATATTCTCTTGAATGGCTTTACTTTCTTCATTTATTGCGGTAGTATAAATTGCTACACCTGCTGTAACAGCCGCAAGAGCAACGCCAATAGTCGCAAGGACAGGATTCGCCATTGCTAGTGCGCCAATTTCTGCAATTGAGGTAGAAATAAATGAGAATAAAGAAGTAAAAGAAGCTTTTAAAGCAGAAACAATTCCTACTCCTTGAGAACCAAAATTCGCCAAAGAAACAGAACCTTTGTTTAATTCTTTAGTTATTACATCTAATTCTTTGGCTTCCGCTGCATTAGCAACTGCGGATTTTGCTTTAGTCACTAATTCTTCTGTTTCTGCTTGATTTAAACCTTTCTTTGCTGCAATTAATCTTGCATGCGCGTCTACATTCTCTAAAATTGCGGTAATTTCCGCTTGATTACCTTGAGCATCAGCAATTTTCTAAGCGTAAGATTGAGCATCAACTGCGACTTCTTGATAAGCACTTTGAATTCTCTTTTGAACCTATAAATTATGTTTGGTCATAATAAGAGTTAATGCTGTCATAACAAGAGAAATCTCTTTAATAGGACCAGGAATCTTAGCTAAAGCATCTACTGCACTGGCTAATAAATTTACAAAAGAAGTTAAGCTACTTGAGCTATTGAAGAAAGAGGTTTTTAATGCTGTAAAATTATTATCTAAACGTTTTAAAGCAGAACTTAAATTATCACTAACTGCTGAGAATTGCTGTTCTGCTGCACCAGCAGCGTCCATAGCATAAGCAAGGTTATCAATATTTGATTGATTGTTACCAACTAATGCGATAAAGTTTGAAGACTATTGAGTGCCAGCCGCCATAGTTGCAATGTATTTCTAAGTGTTAGTATCTAATGTATCCCACTTAGCAGATAATTCCATAATAACATCACCAATATTACGGAAATTACCTTCAGTATCACGAAGTGCAACATTCGCTTTCTTTAATGCTTTTTCGACGTCGTTGGCATTAACACCATCTTCAAGCAAAGATTCTGGATCTGCTTTTAATTTTTGGAAACGGGCAATGATACTCTTCATAGAGTTACCGATTGTCTCAGCACTCAAACGAGTAGTTTCTTCCATTGTAGCAATGAAAGCAGTAGTTTGCTCAAAAGTCATCCCCGCGTTCTTAGCAATAGAAGCAGTACGAGCCATAGCTGTTGCAAGTTCTTCTACGTCAGTAGCAGTTTTACCAGCCATATTTGCGAAAACGTCAACAACATTCGCAGCATCGTCTCCACTCATACCAAAAGCGTTCATGGTAGAAGTTAATTGGTCAACGGCAGTTGAAAGATCTTGCTAAGAAATTGCGGCCATCTTACCTGCGGCATTAAGACGGATTTCAGTTTCTTCTGTACTTAAACCTTGCTGATAGAACAATAACATACCGTTAGTTAAATCATCAACAGACAACGCTAATGAATTAGCATTATCAATCATTTGTGGCATATTGCCCCAAAGTGATTCTGTTGTAATTCCACTAACAGCAGAAATCGCACTTAGGTTATCGTCTAATTCTTGATAAGTTGAAACTATGTCTTGTACAGCATTAATTGCAGCACGGACAATAGCTGTAAAAGAACCCCATTTAACAATAGAAGATTCTAATGCTGCGCTTAAATCATTAGTAGATTTAGCACCCTAATTTGCTGCGCTCTGATATTCAATTAAAGTTTTTGTTGTATCTTGTTCTAAAGCAGAAATTCTTTCTTTAGTTGCTTCAGTTGCTTGTTTTTCAGCTTCAGTAATTTTAATCTATGCTTGACGATATTCTTCAGTTGCTTGATTAGCTTCTTTTTCTGTTTTTTCTTTTGCTTTTAATGCTGCGGCTTGTTCATTAATTTCTTTAGTATGCTCAGTAGTTGCTTTTTTAATTCCAGTCATAGAATCAAGTCCGGCCGTTTGTAAGCGATCAGCTTCTTCTAAAACTTTATTTATGTCTTTCTGAGCTTCTTGGACGTCAGTTTGTGCCTAAGCTACTTCTTTTTCTTTTTTCGCATATTCGTCACAAGCTGTTGTTAAATCAGCAATTTTTTTCTTTTGATCTACGACTTGCGTAGCTATAGCGTCCTACTAAGCCTTAAATTTTTGTAAAGCACTTGAAACATTTTGATACGCCTAAGCCTAATCAAGTGGATCAAGTTGAGATAATCTTTCTTCGAGAGTATCGACAGTTTTTGTAACTTTCTATAATTCAGTCTAGTAAGAAACTAACTCATTTTTAGCTGTAGCTAAATCTTGAGATGGATCTTGTGATTTATTAGATATTTGTAACTATTTAAGATTATCTTGGAGCTATTTTAATTCCTCAATTTTGCTTGACAAAGATTTAAATAAGTCATTAAAATATTTGTCGTTTACACCAGTATATTCAGTTCCGTTAATTTTTTGCATAACGTCCTGAATTTCTTGTCCTTTTTCTTTTATAGACTTAATTAAATTTGAGCCAAAATCGTTAGTAATTGATTTATCAATTTTTATATTCTAAAGGCTTTTGTTTAATTCTGCAACAGCACTTTTAGTATCTTTAAAAATAGTATTAATTTGAAGCTATAATGCTATTGTTCCCTTTGATGCCATAATTTCACCTCAAATAAAAAAGACTGGTAAATATTTACCAGTCTTTAATATCATATATCCGCATCTATATCATCGTCAAGATAAGTTACCTAAATGGACTTTCTCTTGTAACGAGAGCCATCAGGAATAACCGCGAATTGTAGAACTGATATTAATGGGCTGGTATTCCTTCCAAAATTCAAATTAAAATTACTTTGAATCAATAATTTAGGAATTTCAATAATCCCTGTTTTACGATTACTCGTATTTTCATCGGTATAATAAAACTTACCGACAAACTTGAGATACCCATTAAAGTCCTTGGCACCTACATTCACTGTCTAATAATCAATATCTACATCATACCAATAGGTAACAAGTACGTCTATATCTGTATCTTCTAAAATTAGAGTATCATCCTACATTATATAGTCTACAATTTCTCTCGTCTTTTTACCTTTTGAGAGCGCCCATACCTTGAGCGGATAAGATGTATTGGGTGAATGATCAAAAGTAAAAACCCCATCAGAATCAATATATACTTCTTGGGAATAGGGGAGAGATTTAGTGCCTTCCTCTACCGAATTAATATTTGAACGTGCAATCATTGCGAAACCATTTGGAGAAACACGTCCCATATTAATTGCGCCATACATATTACGCGCAGTTTCCCAGTTAATTAAGACTGGATTCTAATAACCACCGCGCGCAGAAATAGACTAAATATCTTCTCCAAAAGCTATCTGCTGAATGTCATCAAATTCAAGGATAATCTCATTCTCTTCATATGCTTGCCCATTGACGGTAGTTTTTGTCCCTGCCAACAAATAGCCTTTATACAAATCTTTTATTCCATAATTATTATCCATAATTATTACTCCTTACTCCTAAAAGAAAAAGCCTATCCCGGCTCGGAATAGGCTTGAATGATTAAATATTAATCAAACTTCATCGGTAGCAAGCTCGCCTGCTGCGCTAACATCAACATCAGGATAAGCAGTCAAACGCATCATAACGCCATCAGAAGGACGAAGAACTTTCATAGTCATAGAGAAAGTAGAAGGATCGCCTTCGGCTTGCATGGTGATTGTCTGAGCAGGGTCCATCTTAGCCATCGGAACTTCAAACTCAAAGAACTTATCGGTACCGGTTGAATAATCACGAGCGTAAGTAGTACCAACAATACGATAAGTGCCAGGGAAGTTAGAAGCACTAATCTCGATAGTCTTTACGTTATCTCCAGCCTTTACCTTCCATTGAGCAATATACCATTCGCCTTCTTTAAAAGCGCCAGTGGTAATTTTCTCACCTTGAGGACCATAATAGGTAACGTTAACTTTTTCATCAATACCAGTAGGTAAAGCTACACGAGTTGCAAGATCAGTACCATCAGTACCAGTACCCAAGCAACGAGCGGTACGAAGCATAAACTTCTCGCCATCCTTTAAGCCAGTAACTTCACCTTTCTTATCGACGCCAGGTAAAGAAGCAGCACCATGCATAAGAGCCATAGACTCCATAGAGAACAAAGCGTCTTCAAGAGTAATGGTGATTTCCTTGCCATAGTCCCAGGTAATCAATTTAGCGTTACCTTTACCACCAGTAGCATCAGTACTAGAAGCAGTCTCTTCAATAGTAGATACTTTCAAAGTATCAAGATAAAGGACTGGGGTGTACTTGTTGTTTCCATCAATACGGTAAAATGTTACGTCAGCAACTTCCTTAATACCGTACATATCAAGAATACTAGCCATTTAATTTCCTCCTTTAAGGATTAGTCATCCAATTCTTTAACTTTATCTTTTTAGCGTCAGCACCTGCTAAGATTGCAGCATAATCTTTATCATACCTATCTTTACCAGTTACTTTTTCAAACTAATCGTAAAGCTAATAAATTGTTAAATCCCAGACATTAAGCATCGTATAACCAATGCCATAAGCACAAAGGGATGAAATAATGTCTGGCAAAGTAATTCCGTCCCCTTTTTGAGAATTTTTTTCTCGCTCTCTTTTCTTCGCTTCGCGTAATTTTAATCTTGCTTTAATAAACTTCTGCTTGAGTTTTTCATTGGGCGAAATAATTTCTCGCTCTTCCTCAACATCATACATTTTATTAATCATTAAAATTACTTCTTGAAACTCATTGAAATTTGATTCGTCAAGAACAAAATTCTTATCGGGCTATTCATCAATTATAACAATAGTGTCTCCCGATATTTCTATCGGCTTCCTTAAATAAGTAAAAAAAGCAATTTGTAACTCCAAAAAAGCAATTGGATTCCCGTTACAAGTGTCAATAGTAAAATGAAGTGGAGAGGGAACATCTCCACCTATTCTCTATTCCTCTAGGAATTTAGCTATATCTAAAATCGAAAGTGTTATGCGCGCTGTGTAACGATTATAATTATCGAATCCTATCTATTGGATTTCATCAAGAGTAGGTTTATAAATGGTTAATCCATGAAAATCGAGAGGAGCTTTAGAGAGCAAATCTGATTTAGAATAATTAGCCATTAGCTGTCACCATAAAGACCATTTGGTTATCTGTAACATCTTCATAAACTACGCTTTGCTACTCTCCGATAAACTATAAAGTACCAATACCAGTAACTCTTGAACCTTGAAGCTCCTCATAAATTTGACTCATTATTTTATATGGGCGCGGGCAAATATCATCTATTAACCATTTATCTATTGGACAAATAACATCAATAGCAACTGTTGCGTCATTAAAATCAACATTATCGCCTGGCTCAAAATTTGGAATTGACACTACAACAAAAGCCTCGGTACATTCATTAGGATTAACTTTAGGTTTAATTCTAATGTTTTTTTCAAGCAAAGAATTGGTAATATCATAGTCCTTACTCTTATCGAGCGGTGTTTCGCTCATATCAGTCAATAGACGACACAAATCTTCGTTTTTACTTAACTTTTGTGCAATCTTGTTGAGCGCACGCCCAAGGTCTTCAAATAAATATGTAGACATAATTATTTCCTCCAGGCGGTTTTAATCTTCAAATCAAGAGTACCAATTTCCTTATCTCCTGACTTAAATTTAATTTGAGTGTCTCCAAGATTACTTCGCGCGACCACTTTAATTTTACCATCTTTAGTTTTTACAACTGCAACTTTATCTTTATCAAATTCAAAAGTTATATTAGTGTAATCACTATTAATGGTATAATAATTAGTCCCAAAAACATCAATAACATTATTACCAATGATATAGAAATACTCTCTAATCTAGTCAATAACAAAATCAAATTTCTAAGAGTAACCAGTAATATTATCTGTTACAGTAATACTGCCATCATTGCCTAGTAATTCAAATTTGTTCATATCTTCATTATAATTAGCAAAACCATCACTAATCTCATAAGAGAAGCTAGATTTTACGATCTAACCATCTTTGATAAGATAGAAAGCCAAATCCTCGAACTCGTCATTAATAGAGATTTCTTCTCCATCTAGTCCAGCGCCATAATTAGTAATGATAGAAATTGAATCCAAACGAGCGGTCCCCGCAACTTGCTCTTTAACAGAATCTTGACTTTCATCAATTCCAACTTGATTTAAAGTAGCATAAGAAATACCAGGAATACTAATTCTATCATCATCTACATATCGCCAAGTTTCTTTACCAATAATGAAACGACAATTAGTATCAATATCGTCTGTTGTCGCCCAAATTGTATTAAGTGCGCGATTTGGTTTTTGGACTAAATTCTTATTAGAAAATTTAAAATATTCTTTTATATCAAATGTGCCAGTGCCGTTGATATAGCAAGGAATTGAATGTTCCTTGCCATCTGTACCTATATATTTTAATATGTAGTCTAATTCAAGCATCTTATACTTGAAATACCCATAATAAGGATGAACCTCTTGATTCATCACGATCCAATAACGAGTCTTATCGAATCCTCTATCGTGAGTTGTAATAACGGCACCTTCTGGCAAGGGAATATCTTTAGCCGCCCTCAAATAAAAAATAATTTTACTTTCGGTCTGCGCCGCGCTTCGCGCTCCAGAGGAAAGAACTCCTATATAGGTTTTACCTTTATAAGTAAATTCGCACCTATCTGGACTCTTTTTCTTTAGCGCTTCAAAATCTCTTGCAGACTTATTCTCAATTACTTCCTAATCAGTTTGACCAAAAGCTAAAACCCTTGCCTTATACTGATCAAGATAAGGCATTATATAAAAATCTTATCCACTAGCTTCATACAGAGCATTACGTTTTCACGAAAATACTTATATTTCAAAAATCTTAATGAACAAGTTTTAGAATAAAGACTGTTTAAAAGTTCTCCATCAAATTCATCAAAAGTACCGAGAATCTCGGTTTCGAGTTGATTGAGTAACTTCTCATAATCCCAGCCTTTTTCGTAATCACGGAGCATTCCGTAATACTTGCCTTTTAAATACTCTCTATACTCAGCAGTCCTTTTACTCTATCTATTCATTTTATTTCCCCGCAAGTCGTGAATAATCAAAAACTTTATGATTAGGAGTGCGGCTGTAATCGCTAATCATTTTTTTGATTTCTTTATCTAAAAGCTCAGTCATTCCACTAACTTGTGCTTTTAGGTGATTGGCTTGAGAGTGAAATTCAAAATCATTTTCTGCGTACTTTTGCTCAATGACATCTGTATCATAGATGAAGCGCTAATACCATTCACGCTTCATCAAGTTAGCAAGAATTTGAATTTCATCTTGTCCCAAGTCGGCATCAAAAGTCTCTGTGTCATCGTCTTTAGATAGACTAACATGAGGAAGTCTAAACTTGGGAATAGCCGCATTTAATAAATCAATCATATCCTGTTCATTTACATCATCATCCATAACCGCACGATCACGATCAGTAATTTTGGCTGTAAATGCTTGAAAAACATCCTCGTAGTCTGTCATAGATTATCTCTCCAAAGATCTTGCCTTTTCAATATCAATGCCGCTTGCATTGGAAACTAACTTGGTCTTGTTATAAGAAATATCTTTGCAGTCCATTGCAATTTGAGCAATCATTTCTTTACGCTCTTTTGAAGAAGCATTAAGCAATTCTTTGACTTCAAGGTCAGTACCCTTTTCGAGCAACTTACGAATTGCAATGTAATCTTCGGTATGCTCTTGAACAAGATTACCGTCTTTGTCCTGCTTAACTTCCTCTTGATCAATTAGACCAGTTTCAAGTCCAGCTTCAACGTCTTCAACCTGTAACTTCTTCGCGCGAACGAGATGAATAAAACCATCATCATTAGCAAGAATATCAAAGTCCTCTGCTTTAACAGGGAAATGAGCCATAGGGCGAAGCTGAGTGCGCAATCTGATAGAAGGCTCAACAACAATAATAGTATGATTGCTGATATTCTTAATATAAACTTTCTTGTTATCCATAATAAAATTACTCCTTACTCAATAAAATAATAAGGGGTGAGAATCTTATCTCACCCCTCTATTAGTTATCAAACCACAGAATCGGTGTCCAATTCAGAGTCGTGATACAAGCCCCAGTTATTATAATGGAGAATAGCAATGCCAACTTTCTGGTACATTGAGAACTCCATAGAACGATCTTTTTGCTCGTAAGTATTAGCAACAGGGCCACCCTCAAAGACGATACGAGCCAACTTATTGCCATCACCAGGAATAATATAGCAATAAGCAGGATTCATAACGACACGTTGGTTGGTCTCATCCTCGAAGCTCTGAGGAAGAACAACAATTGGGCATCCCTTATACATCTTCAATACGCCATAAGTGCGCATATCAGCAACATCTTGCTCGCTGATACGAAGTCCCTTTGCACCAGTAGCGGTATCGCTTACTGCAAGATAGTTGCAAGGAATCTTGTCAGCAAACTCGTGAGTGCAAACGATGATAGGATTGCCATAGTAACGAACGGTATTGATCAATTGATCAAAGCTAACCTGGTCGAACTTAGAAGCCTCGACAAAGGTCTTATTACCGTTAGTCATGTCACGATTAGGAACCAACTCGCCCTTAGCATCATACTTAGCAAAAGTAGAGCCATCAGTAGACTGAACGCCAACGGACTTAGCAGAGTTGTTGATGGCCTTAGCAAGCATGACGTAGATTTCCTCGTCCATACCTTCCATCAAAATATCAACCTGCTCAGCAAGATCCTCTTGACCAGCCAAGAAGCGCTCAAAGTCAATAGCAGTAGCTCCGCCAATAGCCTCAGTCTCAATAGTGAATTCAGTGCTATCCAAACGGAAAGTCTCAAATACGCCGCCCAAGCCAACGCGAGTTACGAAAGACTTGCCACGTGCGCGGCCCAACTTCTTCTTAAAAGTAATCTTCTGACCATGTCCAACAGTCTGAACCTCAGCAAGAACGCCGTAGTTCTGAAGAACCTTTTGAGGAAGAACCTCTGCGTAAATTTCCTCAATTAACTCATAAAAATCGAGCTTATTGCGGCGGAACAAAGAATAATCGCCAACCAACTCTTTAACTTGGTCGCGGAAAGCATCATTAACATTCTCGCAAGAGAAGTTAGAAGTGCCATCAGTATAACCTTGACGTAAAGCAGCCTTAATACCAAGGGTTAAAGCATTTTTCTTATTAAAAGCCATTGTTTAATACCTCCCCTTGAAATCACATTGCTACGGCGTTTTTCATAACTTTAACGCCATAGTTAAACATATCAGGCATAACCTTATACTCAACAGCGGTAAAAGGAGCGCCCTCAGTTTTCGTAGTCAACTGAAGAATACCCTCAAAACCGACAACAGTAGAAGGAATGCAAGCAAGAGGAGTTATAGCCAAATCCTTAAATGCTTTCTTTACTGCTTCGTCATTTGCAAACTCTTCAGTGTCGTAGCAAATAGTGTTAGTGGTGAAAGTATTGCCCTGCTCAACCAAAAGAACAGCAGCCATCTTGCCACCCTTAACCTTGTATTGATTCAATCCCTGATGGAATTGGTCATAAATCTTCTCAGAGTTGTTAAGAACACCCTTAACTGCGAGAGGGTCGGTAGCAAGAACAACCTTGCCCAAATCCTTACGGACGCCAACAATACGGCCAACCTCTGCACCATCGGGGAACTTAGTAGCATCCAACTCGCAAGCAGATTCCATATTCTCGGCATTAACACGGTTACGCTCGATAACGCCGTATCCAATATGGGCTAGTCTTTGAATAGCCATAGCTTTTACCTCCGGTAAAATTAATGTTTCATACTCTTTTTAATGAGTGCAGTGATTTCATCTTCATCAGCTTCATAAGTTGAAGTAGGAGCGAAATCATCGTGCTTAGCAAATAAAGAAGGCTTAGCCGCAAAAAGAAGGTCTTTCTCTAAATCATCAACAGTAGAGTAAGAATCCAAGCGAGACTCAAAATCTTGCTTTACAGCATCACTAATGTAACTAGTGTACTCTTGGAGTTTCGCGTCTTTCTGCGCGGCTAACTCTTTGTTCTTCTCTGCAACTAAAACATCGTAATCTGCTTTGAGAGCAGTATACAAATCTTTAAATTTATTTGCTTCTGCTTCATAAGTAGCTAATTGCTGATTTAGCTCTAAAATTTTGTTATTGAGATTTTCAAAATTTGAAGGAGTTAATTCAGAATCGACAGGTTTGTCCTCTTCTTTTTTCTCTTCCTCTTGAGCTTCAGCATCTGCTTTCTTATCTTCGCAAGCAGAATCAGTGGGCTTGTCCTCTTCTTTCTTATCCTCATCAGGATTAGATTCAGAATCAGCGGGCTTTTCTTCCTCTTTCTTATCTTCTGGCTTTTCGTCAGAAGTAGAGTCAGCCGGCTTTTCTTCATCCTTTTTGTCATCGGTAGGCTCTTCATCTTTCTTATCGTCAGTAGCAGAGTCTCCATCAGGAGTTTCGTCAGCTGTCTCGGCCGCAGATTCATTAGAAGGAGTAGAATCTGTTGTGTCTTCGGTTTGCTCAGTAGATGGTTCAGATGATTCTGTAGGAGTTGCAGAAGCAGCTGCATCAATCTCTGATTCTACTTGATCAGAACCAGCGACAGGCTTAGTAATTTCTAATGCCATATCATTTCCTCCATTTGAAGTTTTAGCGGCCATAAAATCATTAAATTGACTAACAAGTTCATAGAATGCGGAACCTTCAAAACAAGGAGTTTTGTCATCTCCAACCACGCTTAAACCAATGAATTGCGCATCAGTATAAACAAAACCCTCTTGACCGTATTCATTTATAACTTGCCAATCGCCACGAATTGTCTTTGTATCTAACTCCATTGATTGCTGTTTACCAGGAATCAATTTTGCGGCATCATAACGCCCCGTAAACAAATACACATCCGTGCAAGCATAAGTCCTCATTACACCATCCGAATCTAAATGGTCTTCCCAAGCAAAGTGCGGGTCTTGCGGCACCACACCATATATTTTAGCAACATTTCGGTCTTGATGATTGTGGCCGCCAAAATCTTTGACCAAATCATTGAATATGCCAACTACGGGGGTGTAAGGTAGAGAACTCAATAACTTTTCAGCAAATTCGTCAGTAATATATCCCTAGTTACGATTAAATCCTTTATAGAAAATTCTTAATCGTGCTTTAGATATTTCGGGAGAAACTTGTGTAAGTCCCTCGGCAATCTCACCAACGAATGTAGTAGGGATTTTCTTTTCCATAAGGACTTCCTCGCCTATTACTATTGAGCATTTATGTTTGCTATTGTCTTATCGCTCTTTTCTTCCATTGGCTTTTCAGGGCGCCCTGGTGTACCAGCAGGCTTCTTCTGAGTAGAAGTCTTATTGCCATTATCATTTCCTTCGTCTGTCTAAGTGAAAGAAGAACTCAATGGGCGCATAACCTCAGAAAGATTCAAAACTTCTTGCTCAATATAAGCATTGTCAAGAAGTGTCGATTGCTTTTTACCACTAGCAACATATGGAAGAATCCAAGAGAAGCCATACTAAGAGTTCTTAATATACATATCAGCCATTTTTGATTGATTGTACCAAGTGATTGGCAGAATGGTTACTATTGGAATAATCTTACCATAGTTGAATTGACTATAACATAACATTGAGAGCCAAGTTGAATATTTGTCTATCAATTGACTCATAAAGGAAGTAGCATTATTTACGGAATACTCTAAAGTTGTGCCACCAGTAGCATAGAAAATTTCAGAGCTAAGTCCAGCATTTTCATATTTTGGGAGTAGCATTTTTTGAAGATTAGTTTCACCAGAACGATTAGTATTAGATTGAGTATCTTTTAAATCGACATTATCTGCAATAGTCGTTAAAACATCAATATTATCATGACTATTCATCATCTGAGAAACGGCTTCATGCATACCAGCCATTTCTTCCATTAAGACATCCAAATCGCCATCTTCGTCAAGTTTAAATTGCTAGACAAGTAATTTTTCCAATTCTGATGAATCACGCTTTTTCTCAATGTTCTTGTAGTCACTAAAATTCATAATATCAATAATGCTACTATAAATTGGCGGAGTACACTTATTATCCATAAAGAAAGCGCAAGAAGATTCTGTTGCCAAACGCACCCAAGGAGAAATTACCTTGCCCGCATGATAAGCATTCCAATAAGAACGTACACCAGCTGGGAAATTCTTTAAAGTCTTTTCCAAATCAGCTTTATCTTGATAGCGTGCGAAATATTGAACATTAAACTCCACACAAGCTGTTCCATAAGCACTTGTGTCTCTTGAGCGACAGTAATTAGGATTCAACTAAGTAATTGTAATTTTATTATCATCAAATTCATTTACATATCCAAAAAATGCACCATCAACTAATACTTTCTAAGTAATATAACCAAATATATCGCGGATATTAATTGAGTCAAGAAAATCAAGAGTCTCATTATAAATCTTGAGCAAAGTGTTTTTCTTTTTTGCCTGCGCTGCACGCTTAAAATCGACAACATAATAATACTTATACAACTGCGCAAAATGATCAATCTAACGTCTATAAGAAGTACTAGTGTTATAAAAATAACGACTAATTCTTCTCATTTCAACGAGACTCAAGTTATCAAGAGCATTAGTTACATCTTCTATTGTATATTTATAACCATGTGCTTGGATTCTTGGAAGTCCGCCAATATCTCCCCATCTGGGATAAGGACGTTCTTGAGTTTTAGAGACTTGCTTTACAATTTTATTAAAATGAGCGAGGTCGTAATTCTTAGCTTTAAATTTTTCAGCTATATCAAATTTAGTGCTAATATCCTACATTTATATAGACCTCCTTTTATTTCTTCGTAAAAAGCATAAATTTACTTAAACTTCTGTTCTTATAGCGTTTCTTACGGAAGTATTCATCTTCGTCAGCTTTAATACGCCAAAGCGCATATTCAAAAGCAGAAAAACGGTCTTTGTTGATTTTAAAGCTAATTTGTTCAACTACAGTATTAGTTCCAGTATTCTTAACTTTTAGATTACAAATTTCTTCAAACAAACGAGTTGTCTCAATATGCGGCGCAAGACGGACCAAACGTTCAGCTGGTTTCATTTTTTGCCCTTTCTTTGTGCCTAAAAGTTTAACTTTAGCTTCCTATTCTGAAATTAAGAATCTAACTGAACCATTTGCAATTTGAGTATAACAGTTTGAGTGAATTAAACTGTTTTCAGTTGCATTAACTTTTAATAGATAGATCACTTTAGGTCCAGAATATTTCTTATAATCTTCGTCATTAATGCAACTTAGCGCGGGATACATAACGCCATCCTCACCAAGCTAATCAATAACCATGAAATCCATCAAGCCAACTCCAAGTCCTGTTCCATCAATACACATTTCTTTTGGATGATAGCGTTGATATAACTTTTTAAGCTCTATTGCTTGAAGCTGGAAGTGCATATCATGGAATGTCAAAGAATTCACAAGTTTCTTAAGGAAACGAGTCTCTTGAGGAAGCACTTTAAATATCTAAATAGAAGTATTTACGCCTTTACGAGCTACGTCTACAGATATATAGTAGTAACTCTTGTCTCCAGCTTGAAGTTTAGAGGTTTTTTCTGGATTAACTATAGTTCTATATTTTGATAATTTGTCATAGTCTATCCAAGATTCCGAGGACCCTCCGGTCCATCATTTTTATTCATATCTGCGCGCAAAGCAGATACCGTTTATTAGACTGCTATATATTACTATATAGATTAGACTATATCATATATCTTATAAATTATAAGATACCCTACCTTTTCGATTATCATAAGCTTATAATCTACTCCATATTGGATAGTCGTTGAACCTTCAATCTATGTTTAGATTGCTTGGCTGCTGATTGTCTCAAAAGAGATTTTCCAGCAATTAAATAGGTTTAATGTCCACTAGGATTGAGGGTTAATGGACAAATATTCGCGTGCGAATGAGTCTTCACGGTATGTTCCGCTTAATTTTAACTCCTAAATAAACTTCTTATTTAAAAGTCCATGCATAACCGGGACTCGATAATCACATCCGAATACAAAAGATGTATCTGGCGCGACTATAGACTGGACTAAAAGTTCTATAAGTCGATCATATGCGTATGAGCCTTTATTTCCGGCACTAGTAATATCATTAAACATTCGAGTAAAGTCGCTAATTTTACTCCGCTTTCGCAGCTTACGTTCCCACGTAAGATTAGACTATATCTTCACCTTTCTCTTTTGAGTTAAGGGCTTCGCACTTCGATTCGCTTGAATCTACTCCCATAGGGATAGTCGTTGAACCTTCCACTTCTGTGGCTTGGCTGCTGATTGTCTGTTCTAGATTTTCCAGCAATTCACGAAGTTTTGGATTATGCATTTCTGCATAATGATACATATAACTAATTTTTTCTTTAAAAGACATTTTATTATAGAGATAACTTTCAGTTCTATAACTTGTTCCTTTGTAAATGGTATTAAAACTCGAATAATTGGCAAAATTTAAAGTGGTCATTAATTCTTTTCTAACTTTTGGAATACCAAATTCTTTCTAAAAAAGAGCAACATATATGTCTTCAGAAGGATGTCTACGGGAAGATGGTTTCCTATTTTGAAGAATATATTTCTCTTCAAAGGAGTATTTTCTATTAAAGTTATCATAAATTTTCTTCCTTTCTTCAAAGGGTAAATTATGATAATCCATTGCCCAATATCTATAATTAACTTCGCAAAGAATATTATTAACAGTCCCGACGTTTAAATTTAATAATTGACTTAAAAAGCGTCCGCTATTAGGCAAAAATTCTTTTGTACTAAGAATTTCAAAAACTTGCTCTTCTGAAAAATCTCCTTTCGGACCACAATGTGCTCCACCTATATTGCAATTAAAGCCTTCTGGAAAATTCCCTTTTGTTTGAATATAGTAACTTTCTTTAGCGTAGGCTTCTTCTATATTATCGGTATCAAAATCGTCAAAAACTGAAAAAATAAAGCTATCTTCTCCATAATAATTAAATGCGGCTTGCATTATAGGATTAGGATGTTTATTTTGCCGTAAGTAATTAAAATGACGATTTTTTCTTACAATTGGATTGGTAGTAATTCCAATATAGCGTTTACCATTATCTTTACATAAAATTTCATAATAATAATATTTCATTAATATCACCTTCTATAAAGAAAGTAATTTTTCATGCAAAGTGATATAAAAATACTATTAAAGTAATAAAAAGAAAAAACAGTTGTTGATATATCTGCTACTAGTTTGGCTCAGTTGGATCTATGTCTCCCTGGACGTCTCGTCTATCGACGTTCATCAGAGGTAAGACGACTTCTGTTAACATAGTGCCATCGTGATCGCGTACCTCGTCCACAATTCCCAATAAATTTATTATCGTAAAGGCTTTTTATCCTTTACTTCTCATAATTTCTTATGAGTTTAGCATATCTTTTCAGATAAACTGTCGCGGCCTCGTGGAGAGATTATATCTTTTCACTCTCTATGCGTTGCCCCTGACTATGCTGAGCATAGCCTTCGGTTCGGGTTAACATGAGTAGATAGAGAACTACTTTTAGCATTCCCGCTTAATTCCGCGATTTTAGAACGGCTGAATTGACGAAATTTGCGCGATATTAATTTCTTCTTTTGAAAGAGCTTACTCTATTAAATTTTGATAGAATTAGGAGAGGGAGAAGATTATTATTCTATAACTGTAACCGTTCCTTCTTCCGCCACGAGTACTATCAAGAGCACCAACAACGTCAAATACGCTATTGTTTTTAAATACCACAGTTACGTAATCTTGACTACAATTGTATTTCAAACATTCATTTTTAAGTAGTGGGAATTTCTAAAAAATTTCATCAAGTTTTTCTTTTGCGATTTTCGCGCCTTGGGACTTGCCTGGGGCCACAATAAAGAATTTACTACCTGGCAAGAACATACATCTAAGAAATCCCGCTAAAATTGATAAAAACGATTTAGAGAATGCTCTGGGCGCAACAACATAAAGATACCTATATCTAATTGCCGCCCTAAGAAAAATTCTCTAGTAAAAATATAACTAGAAATTAGAGTAAGAAGGAGTAATCATATCTAAAAACACATCTGGATAATTAAGAAAATGCTCCATCATCCCTGTTACTTCTTTTCTATTCTATTCTACATATTCTTCCGTTAGTTTAACGTTCTTTGGAATATTAAATTCCGGTTTAAATTTACCCATATATTTTACCTCATATATTTGGTGAAAATTCTTCCATAGAATCTTCATCATCTAATTTAAGAGCATCGACGTCAAACTAATCCATTTCTGAATCTAAAATCTTATCTTCGATTGCATCCATTCTTGCTTTGGCCGCTAAGACATCATCAATCTAGTCACCAATAGTAGATTCACTTTGATATAATCTTCTATTGTAAGATTGAATGTTTTTCATTGTGTTATCTACTACATCGTGAGTTTCATCATTATGGAATTTTTTCTTCCACCCAGTTTTTTCAAGATAAAGTGCAAGCTCGGAAATTGAACTAAAATTATTAAAATCTTTTGCATTTTCTGATGAAAATTCACCAATATCTTGCAGCTTAGAATAAGATGAAACCAGTTTATCCAATCCCGCACTGCCATTAGCAATACACCTATCAATCTCTTTAGAAATTTTACACATCTTTTTAGCATTATCTTCTCTAGTTGGGTCAGAAATACCAAAGCTATTTTTCATACCAGTGTATAAATCTTCTAATTGATATAATTCTTCATCAGAATAGGTACTACCCCAAGATTTTCGCAAGCGGTCAAGTTCTTCTTGATTAAATAAAGGATGAAGTAATTTATCTTGTCCATCTTCAATTGCTTTCTTCCATCTCTCTTGATAAGTTGCCCAATGGAGCCTTGCATATTCAGCTTGTCCAAATAGCTTTAAATACTAGGACACAGTATGTTCTGGACAAGAATCCCATACTTTTGTGAATTGCTCTGGAATAAATGGGACATCTGCCCATTCACAAATATAATCCATTGTGGCCCATTCGCCATTTACATCAACTAATTGTTCATCTAAACAATTGCCGCAAATAGTTAAATGTCCGTCGGGGAAAAATGGGGATTTAGTTTCTGGATAGGAACTCGCGCCAAGCATATTCCCGCAGCAAGGGCAAGCTCGCATTTTGAATTTAATTTTTTTCAAAATAAAATCCCTCCTTATTGACTAAGTCTCAGTCGCAAAGAGAACTCTAATTTTTCAAAAGTTGAAGTAAAGATTCATTCATTGCTTCGGGCGCAATCAAATCTTTAAAATCTCCATCTACAAAAGCCCGATTAAAAGCTGTCATAAAATCGGGGCGAACTTTTTTCTCTTGAATCTTCTTTTTAAAATTACATTTCATTTTAAATCCTTCCTATACAAAAAGTCGTCGCGCAATCAAAAGCAAAACTAAGCTCAAATTGGCAGAAATTTGATGTTCTGGTTGAAATGGACTAATTCCAACCATTCATATAGCTGTTTTGCTTTTGATTGCGCGACGATGTTCGATTTATTTTATTGGTTTATTTTCTTCTATCTTTTTAGCTAATTTCTTCTTTCTATCACACATTTTACAACGAGAAGTAAATCCATCTTCTGAATTTTTTCGTCTTACAAATTCGCGGGCATCTTTTAATTTCCATTCGCCGCAGCAAGAACACTTTTTCCAAACTCCCGGCTCGAAACGTCTTTCCCATTTCTCTTTATGCAAACTAACTTGCGCCGCAATCTTTTTACAAATTTCTTTAGTGTAAATTGTGCTAATATAATTTTCGCTATAATTAAATCCATATTTCTCATTGAGATATTTGCGAATTTGGCTATTGGGACAATGGCGTTTTTTGAGCGCAATAATATCCAGACGATTCTGATCAAATGGAACCTAATCTATATACCAGTCTAATGTCTCAATTAGGTACTTAGCATTAATATACGGATTATCTAGCCCCCTCTCATAAAGAGATTCATAAGCCTCGATGAGAAAATAAATATGAGTAGGGTCTTCGAGATTAATTCCTTTGCGTGTGGGATCATAAAAATCTGAAAGCTAAGATTGATTATGATCTTCTTTTGGATCGGTAAATCGAGTTAGATTACCAATTTTTAAGCCGAGAGGACCAATATTTTCGCAGAGATTGTCTACAAAAGGTTCTGGCGCGGGACGATTATAGCTCATTAATTGAAGCGGCGGGCGCACAATTTCCTAAAGTGAATATTGTTCTTTTTTAAGCGAAATAACTAAATGTTTCAAATTATAGATGCGGTCTTTAACATCTTTTGTTTGCGGGAGTTTTTCTAAATCCTCTAACTACGATTCATATTGCGCAATGGTAGTGAGGAGAGGTTGGAGTTCGGGAAGCGAACGATCAAGCTCTGGTTTAGGATTTTTATAAACTGAGCGATGAATGGGTTTGAGTTCAGCTTCATTGAAAGTAGGAGACTCGGTAAGCTCATCGAGAGACTCTTCTTTCTTTTTACGATAAGATGAATATTTAGTTTGAATTTGAACTTCGCCACGATCCACTGCATTTTGCCCATTAGAATCTTTACCAAAAAGAATATAATTGGCCATTGTTTCAAGTTGAGATTGAGTGGGTGGTTTAGTAAGTTTGGATAATTCATCTTTGACTGCGGTAGCGCGGTCTGTATCTGAGTAAATATCAAAATCTAGCATTGGTTGTTAAGCAATCTAAGTTAGCGGAGCTATAAGATTGCTGTTTCTCCTTAAATAATAATGAGAAGATGATTGTTAAAAAATTAACAAGTAAAATAAATATCTTCTCATCTAACTTTTCTAATTAAATTATATCAGAGTTGGAGGGAGAAGTCAAATAGGTGGGTAGGAGCGGAACTCAAGGATTTGAGTTTAAATTTGGTAAAAATTGGAATTTTAATTTGAGTAATTTCTGTACAGTGATAACTAGGCCCCGCCCGTTAAAAATTTGTCAATCTGTCCGCGTCCTGAATACACACCCCGGTCATGGTCAAGTGTGCGTGTACCGTATACACCCCGTATTGTATGCGGTACACGCACACCTGACCGTGTACCTCGTACAAACGACGCGCGGGTCAACCACTCTGACCATATAGCAAAATACACAAAAACTATATAAAATGTTGTGCATTTTAACGAAAAGAAATTTGCAAAAAAAGCATTGACAAATAAACCGGATACGTGTATAATAAGGGCATAAAAACAAAGAGGGCGCAACCCTAGAAAGAGGTATTCACTATGACCAACCTGACCATGCTCAAGACCATGACCGACCGTTACAACGCGCTGTCATTCACCCACAACTACATTTTTGGCTTTACGGACCGCGGCGTCGTCTATGCCGTTATCACCGATTCCAGCGTTCTGCCCTATGCGCTGACCCTTGACCATGCCTCCAGCAAAAACGGCGGCGGCTACTCTGTCCGGTTCAGCCCCAACAAGGTACAGAAGGAAATGCTCAAGACTGTTGGCAAGCTGATTGCGGTTTGTTCAGAAGATCAGTTCAATGAGATGGTTAAGACCAGCAAGTACAACAAGGGCGAAATCTTCGAGATGCTTATGACCGAGTACTTTGGACAGACCTGGACAAAAGATAATGTTCCGTTCACTGAAGCGGGCGACATTGAAGCCGATGGAATCGCTTATCAGGTAAAATTCCAGAAGGCAACATTCTGCACCGAGAGTTCCCTGCGGAACCTCTCCAAGTGAGAGAGGGGCTGAAAAGCCCACCCTTCGGGGTGGGCCGCCCTAATCCTTGTGTATCAATCAACTAATCAACCAATAGAAAGAGGTAACTAAAATGATGAACGAAATCAATGAAATGCTGATGGCTCTCGATGAAATGGGTTTTATCGTAGAAAGAGTTATGGATGAATTTATCCAAATCTTCGATGAAAATGAAAATTTGATTCTGACGGGCGATTTCAAATCAGTCCAGCCTTATGAAGAACTCTTGAAGCGGGTTAGTAACGAGCACTAATCCGCTCTTTCTTTTCCGCCGGGTTAGGCATAGCTAACGATGTTTGCCCGGGCAAGTTAGTCATGTCTAACTAGTTCACCCGGGCAAGAGTTAGTCATAGCTAATTCAATAGCGTCATAGTTCGGTTAGTTATAACTAACCAATTATGCTAATTCGCAGTTAGTCATAACTAACTAGAATATTATGATTTTATTTAGGAATCCGTTTTATAGTATTATCAAACATTGACATACGGCTTGCACAGTGCTATAATATAGACACTGAAAGAGATAAAAGCACCGAGAAAGAAAGAGGTATCTACTATGAAAATGTACAACACCAACAGCCTGTTCGATAACAAAGCATTTGCAGAGCTTTTAAACAAAAACGGCATCAAGGCTTTTGAGGTTGAAGGTGGTCTGATGTTCGATGAAATCGCACTGAAAAATATGAGCAAAGCTGAAATGCCCCATTGGATTTATATGAATTTGAAATGGATGATTTAATTTTGATTCATCTGAAATCATACTCAAATTAAAAAATCGAGTTTCCCGAAATAGGGTCACTCGATTTTATTTTGATTTGTTCGCAAATCAATAGCAAAATCTAATAATAAAATCCCAAAACTATACAAGGTATCCGCCGGGCGCGATCAAATAAAATTTGAATTCTAAAAAATTTAATTTTTACTTTTGAAATTAGTTTTCCCGAAATGATATATTATATTGTATATATGTATATATTTATATATATGTATATAAATTATCCTAAAATTATATTGGTTTTATTTTGATCAATAGAAAAAGAATTAAAATAAAATCCTGAAACTAACTATCATTTAATATGAATTATATATATTTATATATACATATATACAATAAAAAATCCTAAAATTATATAATTTAATTTTAATTTTATTAATAGCAAATCCTAAAATTAAATTTAATTTTCCTATTTCGTACGGTTTTTTGATTAAAAAAATTTTCCTATTATTTTGTGCGCGGCCAGCTTATAATTTTATCGACTCCTAAAATACCCGGGTAAAGTTAGTCTTGACTAACTAAAAAATTTAGAAAAGTCCCATAAATTGGACTAGTTACTATTGACATATCCCGAAATGTATGATATAATTTAGATACAGAAAGAGAGAAAGAGGTAATAAATATGAAGTGCATTTACATGGAAAAAGATGGCAATACTTTCTTGTATCGTTATGGTGGTTCGCAAGAAGAATGCGACAAACTCAATCAAGCCACGCATGACTACTATCCGAAAGATTCTAGTCCAAAAGTTTTGGCTGGCTATCATTATTTTATGGCTGACCAGCCTATGTTTGATGACCGTGATTTTTAAGAGGTAAACCAAATGGAAAAAGAAAAGTATTACCGCGCAATCGGCAACAAAATTTTGAGCGTTGAGCGCACAGAAACAGGAAAATATAAAGTCAATCATGTTTATACTGACCCTTTTGGTAAAACATTGCCGAGGCAAGGTGAAGTTAGTAAAGATTATGTTGATTGGTTATTAAGCAACAAGAAGGGCTGAGAAATCAGTCCTTTATTTTTTTGGTTAGTTTCAACTAACTTGAATTCCCGGGCGACTTTGCAGTCCCATAATTAGGACTTTCCTAAAATAGGTATTGACAAATAAGATTGTATATAGTATAATATAAACAAGATAAGAGATAAGAAAGAGGTAAACATTATGTGGACGGTATACTTTGAAACTGAAAAGAACCATTGGGAAGTTTATGAAAGTGGTTTGTCTTATGCTGAAGCATTTAACGCTTGTAATATGATTATGGGTAAAAATATCAATGCAAAAACGATGCAGAATTAAAAATAATGCTTGACAAACAGAATTAAATGGTATATAATAAATATAGAAATTAAGAAAGAGGTAATTACAATGACGAAAGAACTCAAAGCAAAACTAATGGGCTTAACGATTGATGAACTTGACCAGTGGGCAAATCTTAATGCCCAAAAGGAAGAAGCAAGCAACATTGCGCGAGAATTAAGTGAACAACTTAACCATTATCGTCAACTTGTCATTGATTTAACAAACCAGATGAATGATATTGTCCAGAAATAATTCAACCGCAGTTAGATAAGCCTAACTGCTTTATCCAGGCGCTTTGAAAGTCCGATTTATGGTATTGACAAATAAAATATATATGGTATAATATATACAGAAACAAAGAAAGAGGTAAATATTATGGAAGCTTTTATCATTGGTTATATGATTGCGAATGAAATCGCGGGTGTAGTTATGGCCGCGGGCTATATAAATCATTTGAAAAAGAGCGGTTATTTTATGCAGCGTAAGATTGAAAAGTAGCGTTCTAAAAAACCTGATAGCGATGTGGAATTTTGGACTGCTTTTAACTTGCTTGAAGAAGCCTTAAAAGAAGCCAAAAGCAAAGGTAAAAAAGAACTGTGTATCATTAGTTGGACTCCTCTTGATAATGCTTGGGAAGTTCTTCAGGATAACCTTATTGGCGATATTCTCACTAAAGCCCCTTTTTATGTTGTCAAAAATCTTTATCGTCCCGCTTATCAAGAAATGATTGATTGGTATGGAATCAAAATTATTCCTGTCTATTAAAATTCAATGCCGTCAAATAAATTTTGACGGCTTATTATTTTGCAATTAATTAGTCATGTCTAACTGCCCGGGCGCAAATTAAATCCCATAAATCGGACTACAAAATTCAAATTTCTTATTGACAATCCCATAATTCTATGGTATTATATATACACAGCAAGAGAGAAAGGAAGAAAATAAATGACACGATTGACCATCCTGCCGCGCAATAAAGAAACCATTGAAGTTTTCTACTTCAATGCGACTTTGCTCGATCTCATTCTGATGCCCTTCTTCATCAAGAAATATTTTCGCGGCAGAAAATATTTCCTTGAAAAGGCTTGACAATCTACCACTTATGTGCTATAATAAGTACATAAGATAAAGAAAGGAAATGCCTATGACATGGACGTAGGGGTAGCGCCCGAAGATTAAACGCTTTGATATATTGTGTATAATCGAATTACGAAGCCGCAATAATCGGTTGCGGCGGGAGGCCCCATGAAATATTATACGGGATTTACTTAGCGACTTAACCTAAAATTTTATTGAAATATAGAAGGTAATTAAAATGTATTATACTGGATTCGTCTAGCGCTTACTTATTGCGCTATTGATGGGCGGGTGCGCCGCCAAACAAGCACCATACTTGTCCGCATCGAACAGGCAGAAGCTACTGCAGGGCTTCTATACTCGATGCGGTTTCTTTTTATCCTTTAGTTAGGCATAACTAACCGCCCGGTCGCAGTCCAATAAAACGTACTTTAAGGAAAATAATGCTTGACATTCTGAATTATCTATGCTATACTATATACAAGATAAGAGATAAGAGAGGCAAACAAAATGACTGTCAAGAGAATCAATAAGCGTACTGCTCGTAAACTGTTCAACGAAGGTAAAGAATTTTGGATTGTCCCGCGTTTCCAAGACCCGTTGCGCTGGGGCGTCCTTGTAAATTACAAGAGTAACGCAAACTATTATGCGGGTTATTCTTCTTTTGATTCGCTGGTAAATGCTTTTGAGTATTACAACTGCGATAGTGAGCGTGGTACTTACAGCGCTTTTTATGTGGAGGTTATGTAAAATGGCTAAGAAAGTTATTATCGTTCCTTTTGGTCAGTTGCCTTGTGGTTCTAAGTTTACCAGCACAAGCGGCAGTGCTTTTATTAAATTAGCGCATGATTGTGAGTATAATCACGAAGATAATCTTGCCGTAAAAGTTTGTAATGGTGAAATTATTAGATTTGGCGATAGAACGCCTATATTTTATAGATATTAAGAGGGTTTACGCCCTCTTTTTTATTATGCGAATTAGTTAGGATTAACTGCCCGGGTCAACTTTGTTAAATAATTAACTTTCAAATTTTCTCTTGACATTTCTCGTGCAATGATGTATAATATAGATACACCAAGAGAGAAAGGAGCAAAGAAAATGGTGGTATATAACGGCTATCAGCTGTCCAAGCGAAAGCCGCTGATTAAGTTAGCTCAGGAAAAACTTGACACAGTAGACTTTGAAAGATTGGCAAGGACTGGACATTTTTTAGACAGAGTAGAGGAGCGCAATATTAACCTAAATAAAATCTCATCTACAAAAATGAAACGCGCCACAATTTATGAAGTAAAGCTAGAGGGAAACGAAATCATTTCTGTTGGTATTCGAGTATCATATAATAAAAAGCAAGTTGCCTGTATAATAATTGGGTTTAAAACTGAAACACCGATGGTCGTTACCTCGTGGCTAATGGAACGAAAATAATTTTGCCCGCTTTTGCGGGCTTTTATTTATCCGCTGAGTTAGCTAAGACTAACTTTACCGGGCGATTTGGAAGTCCGATTTATAGTATTGACAAATTATATATCTTATGATATAATATATACAACATAAGAAATAAAAAAGAGGTAAATAAAATGACTGACCATGAAATGCTTAATACAATTCTTTCTCATACTGATTATCGTGTTTATGTAAATAACGAAAGATATATGGAGATTGAAACTAATGGATATGATACTTTAAGTCTTGAGTTTGACGAAGAAGGCAATCTTACAAAAATTTATTAACGAGGTAGTATTTAAAATGATTTACGATGGTTTGAATTATTCTCATGTTGTCTACACTTGTAAATTTTGCAATAAAAAGTGGGATTTTGCTTCTCATTTTTTTTATGGGTGATACCCTTGCATATCTTGCGCGGTTTCTTTTGGTCGCGCATTGTGTGATTCATCACACAAAAGAAGTCAAGCTAAAGGATATTTTGAATGGTTTGAAATGCGGTTTGTTTATTCCTATTCTTGCATTCAAAACAATTTTGATTGCGGCACTTCAGATTGTCCTCTATCCTTTATATCTTCTTTTAACTTTTTTGTTCTTTGAATCTTGACAAACGCAAAAACCTATGTTATAATATATATAGAAAATGAAAGAGAGGTAAATCCCATGAGTGTTAAGGAACTGAACTGCTATGATGTTGTCTACTACAATAAGATCAATGAGCTGCTGGTTGAAAGTGCGTGGGCTTCCGATGTAGCAAGCGCGACCAAGATTGTGCAGAATCGCCACCCGCTGGAAACACTGTCCGTCTATGATGTACACATCAGAGGTAACTACAATGCTTGAAAAGAACCGACAGAAAAAAGAGCGAGCCGCACGGCGTCAGACCTTTGTGGGAGTACGCCCCGCTCGTTTCAAAAAGAAAACTGCATATGACCGCAAGGCGCAGAAAAACGACACCCGCGCCCAAATCAACGGAGATTAGAGCTAGCCGCCCAGAAATGGGCGGTTTTAATTTTGTCTTGAGTTAGGCATGGCTAACTTGCCCGGGTGGATTAGTCTCGACTAACTTTTAGTACAAAAAAAATGCGCCCATGAAGGGCGCAAGGTTCAGCTGATTGACAGCGTAGTATTAAAATAAATCATGTCAATTCTGTCTCGATCATTGAAATACGCAGCCTTACCGTCACTTAAACGAACGGCATTAGGCACAGTGCTCTTGTCAACTTCATCATCGAAACTGCAATCTTCCGCGGGGCCGAGGTCATCCCAAATTTCATCTTGATTGATTTTGATATAAAAATCGCCACCATGTGAGAAAATAGTGCCAACGGGAAAATCTTCAAAAATGTTGCTCTGGATTTCGCACTTAATCTTATTCATATTTGGTTTGCTCCTTTCTTAATGTACCTATATTATAGCACAGTATAAGCACAATGTCAAGTCTTATTCAAAAGAAACTCCTTTTGGGGTAACAATTTCATCAATGATAATATCATCATCAAAAGCGCGATACCCGCAGCAAGGCAACTCGATTGCGTTCAGACCATGAAAATCATCAAAATAATCTTTATCGTCTTTGATAGCAAAGAACCAAGTATCTCCGATTCTAAACAAATCTCTCGGTTTCACATTTGCAGTAGTCAAAAAATTTGTATGAGGATTAAGCGTAAACTCCATAGGATTTGTTCTCCTTTTCTTTTGGTGTACTTATATTATACTATATCTTTTTTCATTTGTCAATACCTAAATTGAAAGTTAATTATTTAGCAAGCGCTGCCCGGGTACCACGCATCAAAAGTACAAATCAATAATTAAAATGTCCATAAAAAATCTGTTGACAAAAGTTGCAAGGTATGCTATACTATAAATACACCAAGAGAGAAAGGAACAAACAGATATGAAAAAAATGGCTTACTTCGACATGGACGGCACGATTACCAACTTCTACGGCGTGGACGGTTGGCTTGATTGCCTGATGGCTCATGACCCTCGCCCCTATGCCGTGGCAGAGCCGTTGTTTACCGCTGAACAGTTTGCGAAAATCGTGCAAATTTTGCAGGCTCAAGGTTTTGGCATCGGCATTATCAGCTGGTGTTCTAAGGAAAATAACAAGGGTTTCAACGCCGAAATTCGCAAGGTAAAAAAAGAATGGCTTGCAAAGTTCTTCCCCTACGCGGAAGAAATTCATGTGGTTGCTTACGGCGTTCCCAAATGGTCGATTGTCCGCCCTGAAAATCGCGTCAATACGATTCTTTTCGATGATGAAGAACAAAATCTGTCTGCATGGGAAAAACACGGTGGCAAGGCCGTAACGGCTGAAAAACTTTTTGAGTTGATTAAGAAAGGTGGTTTTTGATTATGTCTTTTGCAAAATTGGCATCCTCTAAAGTATTTCTTCCGTTTGGTACTTTTAAACTCGGTGAATTTTTCCAGTATGGAGGAAGAGTTTATATTAAAATTAGTGCTAATAACGCCATTGACCTTTTGAAAGGAGAAGAAACAACATATTTTGAATCTGGTCAAGAGGTTGAAGATGCTAAAATAGAATTGAAAGTTCTTTGATTCTTTCCGCCTTCGGGCGGTTTTCTTTTAATTGAAAGTTAGTTATATCTAACTCGCCCGGGCGCCGTGCATCAAAAGTACAAATCAATAGTACGAATCTTCATAAAATAATCCTTGACATTTTATGTTTAATACTGTATAATATAATTACACCAAGAGAGAAAGGAATAAACAAATGAATATCTACATTGCAAGTCCGCTTTTCTACAAATGGGAACAGAGAAATGTCAAGTACATTGAAAAGTGGTTGAAAACCATTTTTCGCGGCGCAACTATCTACTGCCCGCAGGATTTTCAAGTACCTAATGCATGGGAACTGCCCAACCATGTTTGGGCAAAGAAAATCTTTGAGGAAGACCATAAACAGCTTGACGCGGCTGACCTTGTCATGTGTATTTCCTATGGTTACAAATCCGATGATGGTGCGGCATGGGAGATGGGCTATGCAAAAGCAAAAGGCAAAGAGGTTTGGCTTGTTGCCGCAGATCATGACATCGGGCCTTATAGTTTGATGTTTATGACCGCAGACAAAATGTTTGCCCTCGATGAAAATTACGATGTACCAGAGATTGAACCGCAAGATATTGAGTGGAAATAACTCTTGACAATGGTGCAAATGTATGGTATAATAATTATAGAAACTAAAAGAGAGGTAAGATAAAATGCAGGTTTTTGGTTATGAAGTCGATGAAAACTATGGCTTTATCCTAAATTGCGGCAAGCTCGACCCTATCGAGTTTAAGGGCAATCCCGAAATTGCTTATTATCAAGCAAAGGAACGCCAGCGTTACGAAAAGTGCAAGAATCGCCGCAATTACATTATGACATACAAGGTAAAGGGGTGCGTCTGATGTTTTGGGTTCTTACTGGTTGTTTATTTCATCGGACTGTTGATTTTTGCAGGTTTGCTTCAGGCTTTTAACGAAAACAAGGATAATATGGAGCTTGTTTTTTGCATTGTTATGCTTGGCTTTGCACTGGTTTTGTTTGGCGCACATCTGTGGTATACTTTTTATACGTTGATGCTCTTGCCATGGTTTATTTTCTTGCCAGCGATTCCAGAAACTAATTTTTGGGGCATTTATATTGCTTTCGTTTTGCTTCGCGGTTTCGGTGCATCGACTAAAACAAAATAATTTTGAGGGCTGAAAAGCCCTCTTTTTTAATATCAGGAATTAGTTAAAGCTAACTGTCACCCGGTAAGTTAGGTATAACTAACTAATCAAAATAAAAAAGAGGGATTACTCCCTCTCTGCCTTGCGGCGTTCAAACGCTTCTCTTGCGTCTTTTAAACCAGTTTCCAAATTTTTGATTTCCTGGCGCTTATCTTCGAGCAACTCTTCAGCACATTGCTCGCAGTAGTCAAAACAATTGATATGAAAAATGTCCTTATCGCACAAATAGCAACCGCAACCTAGGCACTCAAAAACTTTATTGTCTAAGCAATTCTCGCAAAGAACTGCATCAAATTGTTGTCCATTACCGTTCTTAAAAGGGTAACTTTCAACGTTCTCAGGCGATGTATACAGCGGCTTGCCACAAACATCACAGCAATCCATTTCGACCATTTTCTTCATACCTATTACCTCCTTTTGATGTATTCATTATAACATATATAATTCAAGTTGTCAAGCATTATTTTTAAAGTTAGTCACGTTTAATTATCCACCGGGCGAACTTTGTTAAATAAATAACGCTTGACATTTTACTTTATATATAGTATAATATAGAAAAAGGAGATGATAGTATGGCCGCAAAGAATGAGAAAAAGAAGCTAACCTTTGAGGATAAGTTTGCACGTCACTTCTATTGCCAGCACGCGCGGTTAAACTCTATCCGTCAAGATAAGCATGACTGTACGCACAAAATGCGCAAAATCAACAAAGAAATTTGCCGCAAAGCCCTTGACAATCGGGATTAAGTATGATATAATAAATACATCAAAAGGAAATGAACTAACGGGTAGGCAAGGCAATAGCCAAGCCAGAAAACTCCCGTCAAGCATTTTAATTTATCAATAGGAGCTGGTGTCTATGCAGATTAACCTTACCGAAAAAACTTTGTCTCTGTTTAGCAATACAGAGGTGGGCGATTATGTTCGTTATCCTCGCGGCAGATTATGTTTGGTTGTTCCGCGTTTCATCGCTCAGAATCGACTGTATAATGCCGTGATGCTCTCGAATGGTTTGCCCGTATTCTTCGCGGCTGATGAAAAAGTAGAAGTCTTTATGAATGTAAAGTTTAAGGAGTGAACTGCCTGATGAACTTCAAACGCTTTACACTGGTGCGAAATAATTTTGACCCGCTTCGGCGGGTTTTTATTCTATGTGTAGTTAGTCATATCTAACTCACCGGGCACAGTTAGTTGCACCTAACTCTGCATGAAATAAAAAGTAACACCACGCGGTGAAGTGTACCATTTTTCAATGGTTAAAAGGATTCGTTCAATTCCATATTCGCGCGCAATTTGGAAACGCTTGTATTCTTCTTCACAACCATTAGTACTAGAGTTAATATCGAGTTTAATTGCAAAATCATCGAACACAAAAGCAACGCGAGTCATACCATTATGAACTTCAAGTCCCCATTCTTCGGCAAAATTGATTGCCCACCTATAACGTTCTTCTTTATTCCAAGGGCAAGTGTTAAGAGCCAAGAAAAAGTCGATAGGAAAATCGGTTTCAAATTTGAGTTTTGTGATTTTCATTGCGTACCTCGCTTTCTTTATTATTAGTATAGCACAGCCGCGCTCAAAAGTCAAGCATTATTTTTAAAAAATGGTTAGCTATAGCTAACCACGCCCGGGCAAGACATTGTTAAATAAATAACTTTCGTTTTGCCTATTGACATTCAAGAGCAAATAATATATAATATAAGTACACCAAGAGAGAAAAGAAAGAAAGAGGTAACTGATATGTCTATTGTTATTGATTGCAACGAAAATATTCTTCGCGCTTTCCCTATGCTGTCCACTCCTGCGTGGCAGTTCATGTGTACTGATTGCGTTTATCGCGCACTTCAAGTTATGAATCATCCTGTGCGATGCAAAGAAATTTGTCAGTGGATCAATGATAATGTTGGTTTTCCTCGCGGTGTCACTGTCGAGATGATTGCCGCTTGTTGTCTGCGGCTTGTTAAGATGGGACTTGTTAAGCGTGAAATGGTTGATGGTGTGATTCGAGAAATTCCGCGAGAAGGTTTTTGTAGTTGGGCGCATGACATTGAGCGTTGCAAGAAATGTAAAACTTGTCATTTCAACGAGGATTATAGTAAAGTTCTTATGAAAGAAAGCATTCCCTACTACTCTTTGGTGTGACGAATTGGAGTCCCTTTTATGGGACTCCTTTTCGCCCGGGCGGCTTGTAACATTTGTCCATGTTCTCGCACGATTTATCCATGTCCATCAACATTTAACTATGCTATACTATATATACAGTCAAGGGAACGGAACAAGAAACCGCTCACAAAGAGTTCCAAAAAAAAAATAAAAAAAAGTTCTTGACAAACGCTCTCGACTGTGCTATAATAAAGATGTTCCAAGAGGAACAGAAAACAAAGTGACTTGCGACTGACTGCAAGAGAAAGAGGTATCTTATGGCTAACACTATGAAAAAGTCCGACCTGCTCTCCGCTATCAAAGCTGACACCCTTGCAAAGCTGAATCTGGAAGCCCTCGGCGCTGTCCAAATTGGCTCTGGCCTGTGGGCTATCCCCTCTATCGACTATGAGGGCAATCAGACCTACACCAAAATTGCGGTAACTGCTGCGAACCCTATCGCTACCGAAAAGGTTGCCGCGTTTAATCTTGACGATGCGGTTGAGAAATATCAGGCAGAGCTGGCAGAATCTGCCGCAAAAGTCGCAGAGCGCAAGCGTAAGCATGATGATAAGGTCAAAGCTGACGCTGACCGTCGTGCTAAGCGTGCCGCAGAAAAGGCGGCTCGTGACGCCGAACAGGCTTGATAGAATTGAGGGCGCAGAAATGCGCTCTCTTTTCTTTTGACCCAACTTTGTGAAAAATTTAACAAGCGGTTGCCCGGGCGCGGTTAGTTAAGCCTAACTCTCATTTTCGGTATATTGCACAAAATTCGTTTGAAAATTCTTTCGTTTTTTGGCTTGACAAATTGTATACAGTCTGTTATAATAATAGTGTTCTAAGAAATCAATAGAAAGAGGTTGAACCCATTGAGCAAAAAAAAGATTCGTTGCGTTCTCGACACTGAAACCGCAGGTGGTTTGAGTAAACCCCTCCCTTACGACTTCTCTTACATTTTGTACGAGGGTGCAGAGATGCGCGAGGTTTGCCGCCGTTCATTTGTCATCAAAGAAATTTTTCTTGATGCCGCGCTGATGGATTCAGCTTATTACGTCCAAAAAGTTCCTTCCTATTGGGAGGATATTTGGGCAGGCAAAAAACAGCTTGTTAGCGCATATTTTGCGCGAAAAACTTTTTTTGACGATTTAGCGCAGTTTAACTGCAAAGAGTGTTACGCTTACAACATGGCTTTTGACCGCCGCGCCCTTAACAATCTTATGAATTTTTCAACGGATGGCCGTTATAAATGGTTTTGGAAAAAGGGCGTCCGACTGTACTGTATCTGGAATATGGCCGTTTGTGCATTTCTTGCGGGGAATGACTATTACAAAACTGCTATTGCGCAGGGCTGGGTATCTGAAAAAGGAAACATTCTTACAAATGCGGAATGTGCTTACCGTTTTTTGACTGGAAATTTTAAGTTTGTCGAACAGCACAAGGGCATTGACGATTCCGACATAGAAGCGTCAATTTTAAAAAAGTGCTTAGCTATGCACAAAAAGCTGGACAAAACTCCGCGTGGTGGCGTATGGCAGAAGGCGCAAAAAATCAATCGCCGCAATCAAAAGAAAGTTGCCGCGAAGAAAATTGAGATTCAGTCCGAAATTGAAGAACTCGAAAAAGAATTGAAGGAACTGCGTAAAAAGTTGGCCGCACTATAAAAAATTGAGCCGTTCAAAATCAGAACGGTTCTTTTCTTTTCCTTTTGAGTTAGTCGTACCTAACTCGCGTCCGGGCGCGGCGCAACATTTATCCATGTTCTTGCATGATTTGTCTATACCTTTTTGTGCTATGCTGTGCTATACTATATATACAGTCAAGAGAGGAAAGCAAGCGGAGAACTTCAAAAGAAATTCTAAAAAACGCTTGACAAACTCCGCTGACTGTGATATAATAAAGATACTCCAAAGGGGTACAGAACAAGGCGCTCACAGCCAAGAGTGAGAGAAAGAGGTATACTTATGATGAAGCAGTTTGAGATTATGGAAGCCGCCCGCCAGCAGATTATCGTCCAGCTGAAGTTGGCAGACCTGCCGTACCAGGTTGATGGCGCAGAGTTCGGTATGTATGTCACTGTTAAGGACGGAGAGACCGAGATTGATGTGCCGATGACTGTTAAGGTCGCCGCGCACCGTTATGCGGATACCGAAAAAGCAAAGGCTTATGACCTTGCCGCCGCCGCTGATGAATATGACTTCACTGTTAAGGCGCGTGAGGACGCAAAGCAGGCGCGTCTTGCTGACAAGGCGCGTAAGGACGCTGAAAAGGCACGCGTAAAAGCTCAACGTGATGCGGCAAAGGCCGCCAAAAAGGCCAAGCGTGAAACCGCAAAGACTGATGCCAAGGGGGACTCTTCCGAGCAGTAATGAATTGGGGCAAGATTTTCTTGCCCCTTTTCTTATGCCCTGCTTTGTTAAAAATTTAACAAAGCTTGCCCGGGCGCAATGAATCAAAAGTACAAAGCAAAACATCATATTTGCATAACTTTTCTATTGACTTTTAAAAGTAAGCATGATATAATTATATTAAAGAAAGGGGAAAAGAAAATGGAAATTAGAATTGAAAACACGGATACTCCACAAACAGAAAAGTTACATCGACACAGAAAAACAGATGGAGGATTGACTATGTATTTTGAAGTAAGTGGTTTTCCTGGCGAAGGCGACCTGCGTATCCGAGATGCTGGCGGTCACATTGTTGATTATAGTGACTATAATACGCGATATAATGATAATGTTAAAGAGTACATTCTCGCAGCTGTGAGCGATTATTTGGATGACATATACAAAGACCTTGGTCACCCGCAAATTGATAGTCCTATTTAAGGGACTATCTCCCGGGCGCGGCGCAACATTTGTCCAGGTTCTTGATTGATTTGTCTATGTCTATTTTCCTAAGGGTATGGTATACTATAATCACTCCAAAGGGAACGGAAACCTCAAGAGAGCGGAACCTGCACGCGGTACGGTTCAACTCCGAACTCGCCCTATTTAGGAGCGAATAGCTCAACGATAGAGCAACAGGAAAAATTCAAAAAACTCTTGACAAACTCCGCAATCTATGGTATAATGAATATGTTCTCAAAGAGAGAGAACGAAACTCAAAACAGAGCGCCTACTGCCGAAAGTGTAGGAGAAAGAGGTTTGCTATGGCTACCACTATGAAGAAGTCCGAGATTCTGTCCACTGCTAAGTCCAACATCATCGGCATGATTCTGCCTGAGGGTGCGCGTCAGATTGGCGCATCGACTTTCGCACTGCCCTCCGAGGTTGACGGTGTGACCTGCTGGGTGAAGGTTGCGTTTACTTGCGCCAACCCCATTGCCACCGACAAGGTGCCTGCGTTCGACATTGAACAGGCTTGCGGTGATTGGGAGTTTGAGCGCGAGGAGAAGGAGCGCGTAGCCGCGGAAAAGGCCGCTGAAAAGGAGCGCAAGGCTCAGGAGCGTGCCGCCAAGAAGAAGGCTTGATAGAATCGAGGGTGAAGTGATTCACCCTCTTTTCTTTTGACTCGAAGTTAGTTATGACTAACTGCCCGGGCAAGACATTGTTAAATAAATAACAGGCTTGACAATCAATGAAAATGGTGGTATAATAGTTATAGAAAATGAAAGGAGAAATAATTATGACTAAATGGACAAATGACGATGATGAAATTTTTGAGGACGAGGATGCCGCGCGTGACCGTTGCTGTGAGATGATTACAGAGGATGACATTGTTGAAGTTATAAAAGATAGTTATATTGAATCTTATTGGAAATTGTTCATGGATGCTTTACTTGCTCACGATGCTTGGGAGTATCAAAAGTTACAGGACGAAATTTTCGATAAAGTTTGGGAAGATTGCGGTTTTACTGAAATTGAAGAGGAGGACGATGAAGATGGAGAATGAAATTAAATGTCCATGGTGCGGCAGCACTGATACAAATCTTGATTCTATTGAAGATTCTTTCTTTGAAGGTTCTTCTTGTCAAGCTATATGGAACGCACATTGCAATATTTGCAATAGACAATTTTTCCAATATGACAATTTCATTTTGAGCAGCAGCTACGCAGAGAAAAAGAAGATTAAATTTTAAGATAAGGCTTGACAAGTCCTATCTTTTATGTTATAATAAAAGGGGAGGGAGTGAACTATATGGTTAGTCACGACTAACTCACTCCCGGGCAAAATCGCCCGGGCAGAGGTTAGGCATCACTAATTAGTTTTACCCGGCAAAGTTAGTCATAGCTAACTAACCGGGCCAAAAAATAGTCAACACTCTTCCACAATACCATTATACCACCCTTTTGGCAATATGTCAAGCATTTTTTCAGATTTTTTTTTGAATATTTATGCAAAAATTCAATTTTCCAATTATTTCCAGCAATTTTTCGCGTCTTGTCGTTATTTTTTAGCGCAAACTTTGTTAAATTTTTAACAATCGGGCGTGCAAAATGAATAAAAATACACAAAATTTGTACCTAAATTGTAACTTTTCAAGCCAAAAATAACGCTGCTATGTCGAATTATTGACTCAAGAGCAAATGTATGCTATAATATTTATAGAAAATGAGAAAAGGACATAGGAACGATGAAAATAAACCGCGTTCCAGCGTTGAAAAAATCGGCGTAGCTACGCCAAATAAAAAGTGCGTAGCATCGTCAAATTGATTTGGCGCTCATTTTCTACTTGACTGGTAGGGTTTTGAGAGCGGAAGCGCTCAAAATTCGGGAGTTTTAAGCTCCAAAAGCCAGTTAAAGTCAAGAGTTTTCAATCAAAATGATCAACTCAAAAGCCCAAATCAAATTCAAAATGGTGTAACTCAATTAGAATCTCGGCTGATTGAATTTACATAAATGGTCTGCAAAAGATCGAGTAGTACCTCAAAAGGATGTGCGGATGATTCTGCGCATCTTTTTTTATTCGCGCTGAACTCAAAAACTTGACTTTTAATCAAAAGTATGATATAATAAGCAAAAAAAACTTTTTTAAACCCGCACCAAATATTGACAAAAGCGCAACTTTGTGGTATAATATAATTATAAAGAAGATAAAAGGAGAATCGAAAATGAAGATTTCACGCGACGAAATTTGCAACGGCTGTACTAGTCTCCAGTTCGGGGCAAAAAAATGTCTCAAATTCAATACAGTTTTGAACACTTTTACCAATAGCGAAGGCTATATTTCTGTTTTTCCATGCGCGATTTGCGGCAGAAATGCTTATACTCCGCGCGCAAAGAAAGGGAAAACCAATGGAAAATAAGATGAATCAGCAGCAAAAACTCAAAGCTGCCAAGGATTTGACAAAGGAACGATGCAAAGATTTTGTCAGCGATTGCATCCAGATTGACGATTACAAATGGGCTTCTCTTGAAGAGGTCAACGGAGAGGAAATTTGGGTTGTCTTTTCGCTCACCGCTAAAAAGAACTTTGACATTGATGATGCGGTTGAGGACTGGAATGATAAGTTGAAAATGCGTTCCGCGCAATAATTATAATCCGGAGCCACGGGATTCGTGGCTCTTTTTTTTTATATTTTTTATTGAGCTGAATGGTTGACTTTTATCGAGAGTTGCGAAATTGGACATTTCAGAGGATTCCAACCCATCTCAACCAACTCCCCTACCAAAAATTTTAGGTGGCCGAGTTTTACTTTTCGGCCCATTAAAAATCATTATATAATTAGCCGGAGCCACGGGATGGGTGGTGACGTTGGTTTCTCCGTCGGTGGTCGGGTTGGGAGTTTTCCTCTCTCTCTTTTCTTTCTCCTCCTCTCCCTCTCTCTTATTTCATTTCTCTCTTCTCCCCTTTTTCCTTCTTTTTCTCTCTATTTAATTTCTTAACTTCAATCCCTCTCCCTCTAAACGTCATTTTTTTCTGATTTTTGGATTTTGGATTGTTTTGATTTTCTCTCTTTAGCCCGAATTGTACCCCTCTCCCTCTTATTTTATTTTCATTTTTCATTTTCGATATTTTCATCCCTCTCCCTCTTATCCCATTTTCCTCTCCCTTTCCCTCTTTCTCTCTCTATTTAATTTCTTAATTATATAAGTTAAATCCTATCGCTTTTGAGTGCGGCGATAGGGTTCTCTTTTTCTTTTCTAATTTATTATTTCATTTGAGCGCTCGCTGTCGCTCGCACCGTTCGCTTCGTTATTCGGCTTACCTCTCGCTACGCTTGCGGTAAGCCCAATCTCGCTCACTAGCACTGCATTATCCCTTGATAGTTAAAGCTTCATTCTTTCTTTCTTTTTCTTAATTTCTCTTTTAATTATAATTTAGATAGGAATTTCCCTCAGAATCATTTGAAGAGTAGTAAGCATAAAAGAAAATTCTAAAAATTTTCATCTTCCCGCGCAATAAAAAAAGAGAGGAATTTCTTCCTCTCCTTCTTTCTATTGAAAGCGCGATTACCATGAAATTAACAAGTTTACTGTATTTTCAAAAAGATGGCTTCTATCATCTATTGGAATTTCTTTAACTTTAAAACCATATAACTTTAAGCTGTCACAAAGGTCTTCCTTATCTTTCTTATTCACTAAGAAAGTCAAACATGACTGCTCTTCATATAGAGCTTCAAAATAAATATGCTCCATCACAGCATCAAGAAGCCTCTGCCTCGTCGCATTTTTTTGAAGCTCTTTAAAACCAATTTTATCTGACTTGTCCATGTACGCTCTCGCGCAATCAGCTGAAAATCTCATTTTAACCTCTTTCTCTTGATTACCAGCTTATTTCAAGCTCACCAACGGCATAAGGCGGGTCACTTCGTCGGCAAAACTTTTAGCTTCTAAAGCAGTCATTAATCTTCCTCCATCCACCGGATAATCGGAAATCCACAGAATGGACAATAATTCCATTCAGAGTTCCATTTATTCCAATCAACTTTATGCCTACAATGGTCGCACTCAAGATACTGTTTATTTCCTCGCGCGGAACGTATCTTTTCTGCTTTTGCTCTAACAATAAATGAGTGCGGGCGAGTAAATTCTTCTTTACACTCTACTGCTTGAATCAAATCTTCAAGAGTATAATCTTCATCCATGCTTGCCGCGATTTTATCCATTTCGCGCAAATCATCAATATGAATTAATCCATTTTTCATTTTATACTCCAAAGGCATTGGCCCAAATAATAACCCATAGCAATTCAAAAATCATCATCAACAGCATATTCCCTACCCAAGGAACCTCATCATCTTCACCTTTATAGGCTTTTACATTCACGCCGAGAAATACTCCAAGAATAACTACATATCCTACAATTAGAATCAACCAATCCATTAACAAATCTCCCGTGCAAAATAGATACTATAAATTATCTTTCCATCAGTCCAAGTAAACCAAGTGCGTTCAATGTAATCTCCTTCATCACAAGAGAAATCCATGTAAGGCACCCGTTGTTTTTCAAGATACTCACAAATATCATCGTAATAGTTGCCAGCGTCGGGATCGTAAACTTTAACCAAAGCTAACCATTTCTTGTAATAATCCTTAATGTTCTGCTGAATCTTATCAAAACTGTCTAATCTACAAATCTTTCTCAAAAAAGGATTAACGATTGTTTTCATTTTCGCACCATACTACATGACCCTGAATCTCTCCATTTTCAGGCTTGATATAATTGAAAACTATATAATAAGTTTTCATGTCTATATTCTGAATTTTCCCTACATTATATTTTACATGATGTTGCTGGCAATACTTCATCGCTTTATCAATTACTTTATTTACTTCAAACTTTTTACAAGGCCAAAAGGCGCTCAAAAAATGATATTCGATTGAATAAAACAAATCTTCAATATACTTAATCATCATTCACACCATCCATTTAAAAACTGTATACCATTGAATTATTTGCGCGAGCCGCTAATCTAAATCTTCATCATATCTTATATAAAACAACGGAATCTTATGCTATTGGCAATATTGAAATTTCATTGCATCATGCTTTTGGCGTAACTAAAATCCTTCCATTCCACCAAAATGTTCAACAGCTTTAAAATGCTGTTCTCCTTGATACTCAATTAAACATACAACCTTACCATTAAACTCTAATGAAAAATCAAATCTAAGCGGCTTCTAATCTTTTAATCCATCGAAAGTCTTCTATTCGACAAAATTACATAGGTTTTGCGTAAGGATTTTCCGAATCCGTTGTTCTCCAAGAGAACCATCTTTTTCGTTGAAAACAATACGTTTTCGTGGCTTCTGGCTATATAAAATTTTTTTCGGGTAGAAATTCTTTTGCGCCATTACTTTTTCCTAAAGAAAAAGAATACAAAATTTGCAATTAGCAAAATTACATCTGCAATACAAACAATAAAATTAAACCACAAAAAACCATAAACTGCAAGTGCAAGTACATTCATAATCAACGCCGCAATCAAAAGAACACTTGCAAAAACTATCCAATTCATTATTATACCACCTTTTATTTCTTCTCTTTTGATTTTCTATATATATTATATCATACCTTTATTCATTTGTCAATATAATAGAAAAAGCTGGGTATTGCTACCCAGCCAAATCAATTAAACTTCCACGCCATACTCACGCCAATGTTCTGCAAGCGGAGACGGGTCAAACTCACCAGTATAAACATTCCAGCGCTTCTTGTTAGGACGCTAAACGCCCATTGCCTTTAGCTTCTGACGAGCCTTCTCACGCTGAATTTTGCGCGGCAGCACATAAGTCTGCTCAATATAAACTTTCTTGCCATTGGGGTCAAGAGCTTCACGAATTTTAGTCTTAATCTGAGTCATATATTTAGTCCTCCTGAGACTTATTATCTTCTTTAATAACAATCACTTTAGTTTCCGGTTCCCAATCTTTAAGCCAATCAAAATCGCCATTTCTGTATTTATTAAATACAGCCATTTCAAAATCATCTGGCTCAGAAGTAGAAGTCGTTTCAGGGTTGATAGTTACGACTTCGGCACATTTCCGCGCGCAATGCTTGATTGCAGTTCTGTTAAATCGCTCACCGAAATTGTTGAAAATCCAAACAAAACGAGTCTCCATAAACCACTGAACCAAATCTTTATAGGCGCGGAAAATCTCTTCACCGCTAACCACAACTTCATTACCATTCACGTCTTTAACACGCATAGACTTCATATACATTTAAATTACCAGCCTTTCTTAACTATTAGTCATATAGCCATAAAGAATATCATATCCACCCATTTTTCGAGCAAGTGCGCTTATATTGGGAATGTCACGATACATCCGTGAAATGGGCATCGAGTCACTAAAACTAAACGGAGCGCGTGCCCAAAGCCAAGTATATTCAGCACGGAGCAATTTTTCAAATCTCTTTCTCGTCATTTTCGTCCTCACTTTCATCTTCGGGATACCAGATGATTTCAAAAACTTCATCTTCACTAGCGTTATCTTCGTCCCATTCAAGGATTACTCTTAAATATTCATCACAAGCACTTTGAATACCTTCAAGCAATGTGCAATGAGGTTTTGGGTCTAATTTTCCATCTTTCTCAATATATGTGACAGAATTAAAACCAAGAATAACTGGCGTACATCGTATATCCCATCCATTACAAATTTCCAAAAGAGAAAAGTAATCTTCTTTTGAAATCACAACATCAGTACCCAACATTCCAGCTTGCGTTGCGTTTGTATATTGATTATTTACATATAACTAAAGGTCTTCATAAGTCATTGAAATAACCTCGCGCATCTAACTCTTTTAGCATGGTATTATAAACGTGCATATTCGGGCAATAGTTGCCTTTAACAAAGAACTCATCATCTGCGCCCCTGCCATTTAAAGCAAGAGCCAAAGCCGCTGCAACGGCAGGACTACGAGAATAACCAGCATCACAATGAACTACAATCTGCTCAACTTTGTCTTTCCATTGCTCAACTGCACGAATAATTCTTTGCGCGTCCACATCGCGCATAGGAATCAGACCTTTTACAGGCTCCTTGCAATCAATATCATCAAACTGACAATACTCAACGTGCTTAATGATGTCAGGCTTTTCCTTAGCATCAATAGCAAGAGCGTTGGGAATAGGAGTATCATAACTAGAAATTGAAATAATCAAAGTAGGAACATCGAAATCTGCAATACCATACTCGATTCCACAACCATGTGCCGCAGCAAAACACTCAGCACGCGGAAGAACTTTAATCTTCATTTTCTAATCTCCTTTCATTGAAGCCATAATATCAGCTAATTCACTAGAAGCATGATTTACTTCTTGAATGGATTTCTCTTTTTCCTTTTGGATGCGCGCCATATCTTTTTCAAGCTGTTCAAGCATCAACCGAGAAACCGCACCGTTCTTCCTTACCTTTTTACTATTGAATAAAAATGAAAAACGGAGTAAATCAAAATAGGTCATGCTGAATTCAAAACCTTTGAACGCAGGATAGATACTGTTGTAATCCCATTTGAACAGTTCGGGATGCATTGAATACATATTTTTCGCAACTTTGTAAGAAATACAATCATAACCATTGGAAAATCGACGTTGGTTTTTATAATTGCGAATTACTGTATTTTCACCACTAGACTTCGCACACATAAATCCGAAATAAAAGAAATCATAAATAAGAAACGAAAGAAGGATAGCCGAAAAAGCTCCTGGTTCTTTAGATACTTCAGCGGCACACCAAAGTAATCCACCCCAACCGCAAACAATAACCAAACGTCCAAATCTTTCTTTTGTTACCTCTTGAATTGCATGTTGTCCAAAAACTTCCTTAGACTCTTTTGTCCAACCCCAAACACTGCCAAGAATAACTAGACCCAAGAAAAACCAATCCATTTTAAACTCCAATCATTAAATGAAAAAGAACACTTGCAGTCGCCCCAAGAGCAAAAATAGCTATGCCCCAAAGCATAAGCATCAATACCACAATAACAAAATTAAGCCACCATGGATTTTTCGATGCTTGCGCACGATGAATCTCAGATAGCGTCATTCTAACTGTAATAAAGAAAAAATCCAACGCCATGAAAGTAGTCAATAGTGCCACAATCCAGTTAATCATTCTTAACATCCTCCTTCATTTTCTATAATAATTATATCATACCTATCCTTAAAAGTCAATAGAAAAAGGGTTGAATTTTACTCCAACCCTTTCATTTTATTCAAGAGGAATGCTTACAAGCGGCGCGGAATCATTGCTAACCTTGGGGAGTTCACCGTTCCACTTATCATACAGCTTATTACGCAAAACATTATCAGTTAGACTTTCAGACAGCTTACGGTTTGCTTCAGCTTCGGCTTCTGCCTTAATACGAATTGCGTCAGCTTCACCCTGTGCTTTTGCAGTTTCAGCAGTTGCCTGAGCTTCAGCGGCAATACGCTGAGTTTCAGCATCTTTAGTTGCTTTATCAATTTCAATCTGATTCTGAATAGCCTGAGCTTCTGCCTGCTTCGAGGCAAGGTTCTTCTGATTGATAGCTTCGTTGTAACTATCCTCAAAATCCATATTGTTAATCACAACTTTGAGGATATGAACGACATTTTGGCCATACTTATTATCAAGAGATTCCTGGAGTTCTTTCTGCGCAGCAGGCTCAATATTAGAGCGAACAGTTACCTGTTCAGCAGTAAACTGAACAGCAGCATCCTTTAGAGCGCTCGCGACCATCGCGTCACTAATCAGCTGACTCTTGTAGTCGCTGACATTGGCATAAATCCACGCAGACTTTTCATTATCAATCTGATAAGTAACAGTTACATCTGCCATATAAACAGGAACCTTTTCAGAGGTCTCGCCCCAAATCTTAGAATCTTTCTGTGCGAAACCAGCATCTTGCTGCTTGTTATTTACAATCTCGATAAATTCAATAAAAGGGGTCTTCCAATTAAAACCATTCGGCAGAGTCTCTTCCGCAATCTGACCAAAAGTGGTTTTCACGCCAGTATAGCCAGAGGGAATGATAACAAACGACATCCCAAATAGAGCAATTGCTGCGCCAAGGATAACCGAAGCGACAACTCTAATCCCTGACTCCTTATTGAATGCGATAATCGCGCCAATAATCAGCACTGCCAGTCCAATAATAACTAAAATAAAATTAATCAATTTTACTCCTCTACAAACTCTTTAAAATCATTCCACTTAATTTTCACTTGAATGCGCTCACCATTACGGCGGAGAAGCCCGACAGTCGGAGTGCCAACCAAACCCTCCATATAACAACCGCTGCCGCCATTTTTCTGCGCAACCTGCGACATCGGATGCTCCTTAACAAAATCAATAGCAAACTGGATAGGCCCATAACCAATCAGCGGAACCACATCAATATTAAGCTGCTTAGCAATCTCCTCGACCTTGTCACGCAGAAGCCAGAAATTGCCGATCTTCACATCGAACAGGATAAAGCTAACATCTTTGCGATAACCGCCACCACTCTGAATCTTCGGACCGTAACCCTCACCAAAGAGGACAACCTCAGTCTCGCCAAAGAGCTGCTCGAAAATCTCCTCATTAACCTCTCCGCCAAAAGTAGTCTCAAGGTAATCCATCAACGGCTGAGGAATGTTCGCACGCTCGGTACGTCCACCGAACTCAACTCGATGTCCGTCCCAACGAATCTGAATGTTGGTACCATCGACTTTCTCAGTCCAAATCCACTCACAGTCCTTGAGGTACTGAAGCTCGTCCGAGCGCCAAACACCGTCAAGCAGTTTCTTAGTCTCAAGCGAACGCTGAAAACAAGTCTCGATTTTCGGATACTTATTAAAATTCATACTCTTTTCCTTTCTTTTCATAGAAATACTCGTCAGAAAGCAAACCTATGTAAATATCTTCTGCGTCCTTGTTAATTTTTGCAGTTCGGATAATCTGCCAAATCTTAGTAGACAGATGTTCATAAGCGGGAATATAACGGTCAGTTACACGGTCAATATCTTCTTTTGACATATCGCGCAAACGATTGAGATTCATGTTATCCAAAAGATCAGCCATCTTAACATACATGATACCAAGGTCTTCAATATTCATAATGCTCAGAATGTAATTGGAATAAGTCATGCCTTTTGGACGAGTAAGGGTGCGGATGGCTTTAATCTCATATTCCGTCAAACCAAAATCGGGATTCATAAGCCATTTTTCGTCCACGCCGCAATCTTCAATTACATCGTGGCAGAAAGCAATTCGTGCAAACTGCGGCTTAACATTTTGTGTAACACGAATTAAATGCCCAATATAGGGCTTCCCGCCCTTATCTATCTTGTCTTTAAACAATTCAAGTATCGCATAAAAGAGAGATTGATTTACCCCAACTTCTTCACACCATTCGGCAATAGAAGACCATTCAGGCGGTAACAATTTTGCTTTACTCATTTAGTTTTCCCTTACATTAAAACACCAATTCTTCAACTGCTGATAATCAGCGGTTTCCTGTTTGTTCAGTTCACTCAGATTAATCACTTCGCATAACGCCTCGCGGGCATGAGTATAAGGCTTCTCCTCAATATTCATGTTCGGGCGGGGATTCAAACGACGAAAAACCTTGGACGTAACTACACCTTTTGCTTTTTTTGTCGTCAAAGTGATAAGAACCCAGTGCACACCCTGGAGAGAAACAGCAGTACCAAGAATCATTTAAAAGTTAAACTCCTTTGCATTTTTAAAATAAAATTCCATAAAGAAACGAGTACCAAGATACTTCCCGCGCACAATCAACTTCGGAATATGGACAACATCAACTTTATGGTCAATCAAATCGTCATAGTTGGAAATATAATCCTGTTCCCAAAAGAGAGTATAAGGAATTTCCATAACGCTCATGTCTTCTTTAATTGCACGCTCAACATCTTCCCTTGTAGTAAAGACTTCAAGATAACCACTAATTGCTTCGTGAATAACCTCAATTACACTATCAAAGTTCTCCATTCCTTATCTCCTCTCTCATTTTCTATAATAATTATAGCATACTTATGCTAAAAAGTCAATAGAAAAACCAGTAGACTTTATATCTACTGGCTAGGTTTTAATTAGTCGTCATCTTCGCAAGCATTTACTCCTGTAGGTGCTTCTTTTTCGTCAGTTACAAGAGGGATGGGGCAAGAATCAAGAGCTGCAAAAGCATTAGACTGAATTTCTCGCTTGATTTTCTTAGTTGGGTGAGGTTGATTCATCATTGCCATAGCAAGAATCAAACCATCTTTATTGCCGCTCTTGCCATTGCCCATCAGCATAAGCGGAATAAGCATATTCTGATCCATCATGCTGCTGTTACCATTCATCATAGACAGAGCCAGAATAGTAGACATATCCATATCTGCGCCATCAGAAAGCATCATCATAGTCATCGGATTCAGACCAAACGGATTATCGTCACTCGGCTGAACCATATTCTCAAAAGGATACATGATTTTGGTTACGAAATCAAAGCCAAACATATTCTTTGCAGGAATAGCAATCTTCTGCTCGCTTGCTTTGGGGTCAACAACGGTAAAAGTACCATCGGGATGAACATTGGTAACAGTTACATAGTTACTGGCATTAATAATAACATCACCAACACGCACCTGAGATACCGCCACGGGAATCTTGAACAGCATATCGGTATCAAAGGTCATACCAGTAACATCCATGACCTTATCATTAATCTTATCATATGCGCGGTAACGGTTATCAAAACCAAGAACTGCAACGCCATAAATAGACGGTTTCAGTTCGGCAGTATGAGGAACCTTACCAAAATCAATATTTAGAATCTTAGAAAAATCCATTTTGGACTCCTTTTCTTTTTCTTTTGTATTAAATGCGTCAATAGCTTCTTTATCTGCTTGATCCATTAATCCATTAATCATTCCATGTCGCCAATCAGCATTGATAAAAACAGAACTCGTTTCATTTGGTTTAAGTGTATATTCATCAGCATTGTAAGACTGAAGCTGAGCATTAAGTAATTCATTATCAGTCAAAGTAGTTAAACTAGAACCATTTTTAAAATGTACTACATCGCGTGGGCTGGCAACAGAAGCTGTAACAGTTCCATCTGTTTTAGCAATAACTTTTAAAGGTCGCTTAGTTATATCAATAGGACCAAGTTCTCCATGGCCGCCTTTCGGCGAATAAGCAAAAGATGCGATTGGATGAGATTTAGAGCAATTGTCGCAATCTTCCACGCAACAATCAGGATGGACGCAAGGACTACACTTGGCCATCTTATCAGTTATCAGCTTATCAATTTGATCATGTGTAATTAAAATATCTTGGTTTTCTGGGCGCCCAGCCATAATAGGCATTTTTTTATTGTTCCGAATTACGCTGATTCTAGGACAATAAGTAGGTTCAAACGGGTCTTGATTTTCATATAATAGTTCAAGACGATCTTCAAAAGCAATTTTAAAAGATCTCAAGAAAAGAATATCTTCATAAGCACAAACAAAAACATTCTTTAACTTACAATACTTTTGGTACGCTTCATAATCATCAAAGACGCCAGTAACAAGCATTTCGGTATTGTAACTATGACCTTTTTCATTTACTGGGTCTTTAAGAATTAACAGTTCGTCATGCTTACCAAGATACATTGGCGAAATTAGTTTATAAACATAATCCTTTCCGCCAAAAGTACAGTTGTTCCTCCTGAACTGGACTGTAATAAAAAACTCTTTAACCAAATAATTCACCCCACCTCTTATTCAAAAGCAAACATAGTGAATTAGCAAGCGTTTCATTTTCAAAACGAATGACGGGTGAAATCCATCCATGTTTTGATTTATTCGCGTGCCCTCCATAATTTTTCTCGCAAAACTTTACATATACATGATAATCCAAACCAAGGACTCGCGCTTGGGCAACATCCATAAAACCAAGGTCTCCATTTGGGTCTAGCTTTTTCTCAGCGACAACACTTTCTTTAATACGAAACTTGCCAGAAGCAAATTCGTCTTTACACACATAGAAAGGTTTATCACCATAATACTTTGGGTCAATCATTTTTATTCTCCAAGAGATAAACAAGTCTATTTTCAAGCATTTCTGCCATCTTCATCGCATCCTCGCGCTTGTTAAACATCGGGCCGCCAAGATAATGAGGAAGGCAAACTTCTTTACCAAATCGCTTAAATAAATAAGCGACATAGTTCTCATAGCTCAAACCAAGCAATCGCGCGGAAAGAATCCGATAAGTACCGCAAAGAGGACCAAACTCTTTGCATAAGTTCTCAGTTACAGCATAAGTGTATTTAGAGAGATCACAAGGATGCTCAATACACTGAAAATATTTCATTGTTTACTCACTTTCTTAATATTTTGAAATATAGTTGAGATTCATTGCCGCACGCTCAGCATCACTAAGAATAGTCCATGATTTAAAATTATTATCGGGAAGTTTGATTTGGTCAACGGGGAGTGGCTCAATAGGGCCATCTTCAAGAAGTCGTTTAGAAATGTCCTCAAAATAAATGAGGTCAGCATCTTTCTTTTTCTTCGCGGGAGCTGGTGCTTCACCAGATACATATTTCTTTACTGTAGCGGCAGAACGATGCAATCGACGTGCGGTTTCGGCATAACTCCCTGTCTCTGCGTATACCTTTTTAATCTCAGCAATATCATTTTCAGTTAGGCGCGCCAAGGATAAATCACCTCTCCCTCTTTCTCATAAGGCACATTTCGCCAATCTTGCTTTTCATCGTAAGGAGATTCATTCTTCCAAACGTCCAAATCCTCAACAATAAAAGTGTTCATATCTCGAAGCAACTTGCTCACACAGAAATTAAAATACCCACCTGCGAGCTTCTCATACATATGAGTGGTATGTTTCTTAGTTTTCTTATCATAGAAATCAACAATAGTAAAAAGGATACCACCACTACCATCATCAAAGACTTTCCAGCTAGCTTTCTTTTGATGAACAATAAAACGTCCTTGCCACAAATCATCATTTTCAATGACTCGATTGACAAAACGCATATCAGCATTGAATTTACGTTGAGTAGCTTTTCTCAATTTAAAACTCATATCTAATTCCCTTTCTCATTTTCTATAATAATTATAGCATAATTTCGTTCAAAAGTCAATTAAACCTAACCACTCTCAAGTCGATATTTCCTATTTTTAATTGAACTTTTAGTTCTGTTCAAATATGCCATAGACTCTTCAATAGTATGAGTTGAGATGTATTCATCTTCTTCCGGTGTCCAGAATTTCTTCCGCGCGAGCTTCTTTGTCGTCCTTACCCATTTTTGAATTTCAAGATAAGAATTGTATTTTCTGTCTAAATAGATAGGCGCATTTTCATAAAGCATTTTACTTATTACCAAAGCATCTTCTGAAAAGACTGTTATGTTGTAAACATTATCTCTTGTATTTCGATTGATTTTCTTTTCTATTCCAAAATTGTCTGAAAGAAATTTGCAATACTCTTGCTTTAGATTTTCGCTTTTTGTAACTAAAGAAAAAAATGGAACTCCCTTAGCAGTAAAACCAATAGAACCATCACCATCAATAACTCCGCGCCAAAAATCGGGAATAGAATAATCTTGAGATGGAATTGAGGCTGTTAAAGTTTTATTCTCTGTTGGGAAACCAAAATCAATTAACTCTTGACGAAATGCTAATTGACCATTTCTAAATATACAGCTTTTATAATTACTTTTAAAATTTGTATCTCTTTCGCGTGAAGATAAATGAGAATCGGGAATTAAATGAAAAAGTTTTTCACAAATATCCTTATCTTTTTCATTTACTTCAAGCTATACTCGCCCACGATTGCGCTCTAAAAGTGTTAAATTTCCATCAGTAACTAATAAACCAAAAACATAACTTTTTTCTTTAATATCCATAATAAAATACCTCAATAAAATGATTTGTTCATAAATAAAGTAATCTCATTTCATTGAAACTCGAAAATTTCTTTTCACTTATAAACTACGACAATGCCCTGGAACGGGTCATGCAAATCTGTAGTATCTCGAAAAGCGTAAACTTCTTTGTTTAAAATACCATTATCACGAACATACTTTCCGCGCTTACCCTCAAGAATTTGTCTATTGAAACCAATAGCATCGAAATCTTCGATTTTGTAAGGATAAAGTGCATCTTCATCACCGCATTTGGTAATGCCAATCTCGGTAATAACTGAGCATTTTTCAACAAATTCTCGAATGGTCATTTTATTTCTCCTTTTCATTTACTATAAATATTATAGTATAATTTGCATCATTCATTATATCCTTTTCGAATATACAAAAAATCACTAATCTTATTAACCATCAGCTATTCCGCTGCTTCTTTTTTATTTTTAAATCCTTTCTTTAAATCAAATTAATTCCAAATTGGTTTGCTTTAATTCGAGCAGCTTCTCTCGCTTCCCAATCAGTATACTCTTCTGCGGGTGCGACGTTATGATCAAACATGAAAAAGACTAAATCTGCAATATCATTAATCTTTTCACAGTATTCTTGAACCTTTTTATTATATCTTTTTATGCGAGCTTGTTCTCTATCTTCTTTTGTTTTAAAGATATTATAAATAGGAACAACAAAAGTTCCATAACATGTTTTGATAGAATAAAAAACCATCATGTACTCTAGAGGACTTGATACATCAAAAATTTCGCCTTCATGATTATTATCATAATTATCTGTAAAATAAACATAATCTCCAAGTTTAAAATTTTGTTCCATTTTAACTCCTTCTTAGCTTTTTTATAAATATTATATCATATCTTTTCGCATAAGTCAATAGAAAAGAGCCTAGTCCATTACAGACTAGGCTCCAAGATGAGAAAAGAAAGGAGACACTTATTAGTTAATCGTGGAACGGCTGACCAGATTTGAACTGGTATAGACGGATTAGGAATCACGCAGCTTTATCCTATTAAGCTACAACCGTATAAAATCCGGCATTATTTTATATCGCGCCAGAACGATGAAAAGGATAAAATGGTACGGCTGAAGAGACTTGAACTCTTGGCTTTCGGATTAGAAGTCCGATATTCTATCCAACTGAATTACAGCCGCATAGGAGTGCGGCTTTATTAGCGTCGAGCCGCGAACGACAAGGAGATTTGTATAAGATTCGTAGAAATTACAAGTGGTACGCCCAAGAAGAATCGAACTTCCATCTCCTAATTCGTAGTTAGGTATTCTCTCCGTTGAACTATGAGCGCATAAAACAAGACCAACAATACGCTGCTCGACCATTAAGCTAAGTCCCTCTTTTTAAGATAGAACCACCAGATTCGAACTGGAATCAACGGGTTACAAGCCAATTTTAAATGCTGTGATGGCCTTTAAATGGTGCGCCTGGAGGTATTTGAAACCTCATCTTACGAATTAAGAGTTCGCCGCTCTTCCAGTTAAGCTACAGGCACATAATGGAGCCGGAGGGGAGATTCGGACTCCCGCGAGCATATGCTGACGGCTTACAAAACCGTTGTAATCGACCACTATACGACTCCGGCACGGTAGTCCGATAATTTAAAGAGTTCCAGACCATTTTTCTCTAATACGATTTACGCTTTCCGGTTAGTATCATTCCCGTTCCACAACGCATCTTTTGATTTGTAGTTTCTCAATACTTTAATCCAATAGGCAACTAGTATTCTATTAAACCGTTTCTTGAGGCTTGCAGGTATCAACACCTTGGTCGACCACGCCAGATTTGAACTGGCAATATCTCTTACGAGAACTCCTGGTTGAGAGCCAGGCGAATTTAACCGTTTCTTCCAGTGGCCGTTATAATGCGCGAGTGACTTTGAAGCAAATACTCTGGGCGACGTTTTCTCGCGCGCCTTATAAGCGAACTCCACTTATAAGTCCTACCCTAGTTTTTTAAACAGCCGATAGGAATTTTACGACTGTCACGCAACTGGTACTTCCGACTAGAGTTGAACTAGTGTATCGGCCTTATCAGGACCGTGTCCTAACCGTTAGACTACGGAAGTATATGGTGGCCCCTGCGGGACTTGAACCCGTCATCGGGAGATTGAAAGTCTCCTATCCTCACCTTTAGACGAAGGGGTCATAATAAAGCGACATGGTCTAATTGCTTTTGCAAGGGACGTCTTTACCCGTGCCGTGAATGCGCATTGCGCCGACAATTATCAGAACGTTAATCCATTCTACCATCGAAGCTGGTGCAATTTAACTGACGAAAGAGAGCTTGTATTCATTTCGTCTTTCATGTCTATTGATTTTCGTCAATCTGACTTCCAAGTTCATCAGATTGTCCAGTTCACACCGCGTGGAGGTATCAATTATTGTGAACCTTACCACTCAATTAAGAGTGGTGAAGCAATCTTTTAACGCCCTGTCACTTTAGGCTAAGATTACAAGTAATTTATGAACGCAACTTCTGCGTTAGGAGGTTTGGCTCGGTTCAGCTCCATTTCTGGTAGCCTGTGACCCCTCTCGTAAACCTAGCAGCTCACATTTTTACTCAGCAAAGTGTCTGCCAACAAAACTGTCTATCCCACTAGTTCAGTTGCCACCTGGGATTGAAGTATTTATTGAACGCGCTTCCGCGAAGAACGGTTTTTCGTTTCTTGGTTCAGAACAAATGCTTCCTGCAACACCGAAATCTCTCAACCTCACCCACCGTACCTCTATTTTATACCGCTGAGCATTGGGCAGTTACGCGGTGCATGAGTTCGTCCTTTGATAACTCACACGCTAAATGCACTCTTTAGTTTAAACGACTCCACAGAGCTGTCGTGAAAAGTAAGTAATCTTTCCTTAACTTTCTATAAATATTATAGCATAGATTTGAAGAAAAGTCAATTATTCAAATCCGTGTTTCTTAGCGGCAAGATCAAGTTTTTCAAGAGTCTCATCAGTCTGCTTGATGATTTCGCCATTGACAAAATTTACGCGCTTGATAAAGTGAACTTGATCATTGGGAATAGTGAGTTCCTCACCAGTCAAACCGCGATAAATTTCGCCATAAAAATCATCACTATCAATATCAATTTTAGAATCTTCATCCATAAGAATGTCGTATTTCATAGCTTTACCAATAAGCATACGCAGGTAGGATTCACGAACAGTATGCCATTTAGTCTCATAATTCTTTTCGCTCATAATTTCATTTCCTTTCCTCATTTTCTATAATAATTATAACATAGGATTAGAAAAAAGTCAATGGATTTGATTTTCTTTTTATATTCTTCAAAAGCCTATTTTCTAAATATTTTAATCCATTCTATCGTTCTGAAGGTTATAATCAGCAATCAAATGAAGAAACAACATCGAAAACAAAATCAAATGAGCCATTAAAGTTCCTCTATTACTTCCAGGAAAGCCTTAATCATATCCATACGCTCAAGTCCCATTTTGTCGCCCAACTCTTTAATATTTTCTTCAAAAAGGGCTACTCTATACTGTTCACCATTCAACATATCTTGCAAATAATTTTTAAATCTTTCTCCATCAGGAGTCAACTGAAGATTATTATCCTTCTTCATTTTCATTTTCTACCTCTTTATACATTGATTGCGGCAGAGTAATAGTTTGCCCTTTTCCACTAAATAACCACATATAATCTTTTCTTTTATGTCTTTGAAGGCATTGCGGACAAATAACCTTATCCTCATTAATTGCTTCACTAGCAATATTCATATCATTAAAATCAATGCGCCCGCCGCAAGAACAAAAGAAAGTTACCAAGCTGTCAGTTGGCAAAATCGGTCCTTGAGGAGTCATTGTCGGCGCAGCGGGAAGTGAAACACTTACAATATAATTATTCATTAATCCACCATCCAAGCATATTCATAAACTTTACGATAATCATTACTCTTTCGAGTCGAAAAATTCTTGCTCCTACGCACAGCTTGATTCGCTTTTCTCTTGAAATAATGATAACGACTGGTATGACCAAGCTGACGAAAATAAATTTTTTCAGCTCTGTACTTTCCGCGCCAAGAATAATAATCTCTATACTCTCCAGGTACTTTAAAATCATAATCAACAGGAGGTTTAGTGTGTAAAGTCCGACACCGACCTTTGTTCCGAGCATAAGTTAAAAAATAAGGTGCTGGATAGCCAGTATTCTGGCTTAAAAAATACTTTCTATCGAACTCTTTTTTCTTCGCGATTCGGCGTTCTGCACGAGTACGAGGATGATTCATAAACATTGCTCCTCAAATTTTGCTTCAAACTGATTAATCAGCATTTGATTTAACTCTTTACGAAGCCGATTTTCAGTTTTACCTTTGTCTGCGGGCTGGTCATGCTCCCAACGGTCGCGCACGTTATAGAGCATGGTATTTAAATCAAACATTGCAAGAGCATCTTCTTTAGACATTGAACCATTTTTAATTTCAAGAAGAGTATCACGCAAATTTTTAGAATAAGTAGAATAAGGATATTTATCGCGCTCAAAAGCATGAAGAAAAACGAAATAATGCAAAATAATATCAATCAAAGTTTTGCGGTCGCCTTTCTTATTCCAATCCAAGCGTTCCAACTTTCTACTCTTAAGTGCGCTTTCAAAACAATTCACTACGCGCCAATAGAACTTAAATAAAACCGCAGTAAAGCAATCCATATCCTCGAAAGGATTTACTTTTTCACCAGCATCAGTCCAACGCATAATAGTGGTATATTTAGAACTTGCGACTTCAAGAGCATGAAAATCCGCATTCGTCAGTGCTTCAACAAAAATACGGAAATCTTTAATTACGATATGCTCGCCATTAGGAACACCATTTTCGTCAATATACATTAATTCTTTTGAAACAGGCTTACGATTCAAAGCCAAATCTTCAAGAGAAGGCATGACAATTAAATAAGAATCAACATCAGATTCCTCAGTCTCAAGCGCATAATTCTGAGAGCCGTAAATAGACGCTACAATTACGTCATAACCTTTTGATTCTGCAAACTTCTTATGTCGCATCATCTGATTAAAAACATTTTCATCAAAAGTAGCAAGTTCTTTCATTACCATCCCATCATTCTTCCTTTCTCATTTTCTATAAATATTATACCATATATAAACAAAAAAGTCAATAGGCTAGATACCTATTGACTTAAAATTAACCATTTAAGCGTTCTGAAATTTTATTGATGCCTTCAGTGGCTTCGTTAATTTCAGATTCTGCTTGGAATTTAATCTTATTAATGTCACTTTGGACGCAACGAAGTAAAGCAACTGTGTCTTCATCAAGTTTCTTTTTTTCTTGCGGATTATAATTGATTGCGCGAGGACCATTTCTTGCTTCTTCACGCTCGTAATAATATTTTACTGCGGCTCGATATTCCTTGGCAGTCTTAAAATAAATCCAATACCAAGTCTGGCCATTTTTGAATCTCAAATAACGTCCTTCGGGATATATTTGCTTAACAATATTCCAACGCGCAGGATTAACGGAATAAAAATCGACAAACTGTTTGTAAGACAAGCATACTTTATGTTCTATAAAAAGAGACCTAACGTTTTCTCGAATAATGCTATCATTCACATTTCCAAAATCAACATCGATCAAGTCATATTTATCTAATTTCTTTTCTATCGCAGTTGGAATAGCATAAATGGTTGCTGCAATTCCAATAAAAGGACATACCATAGAAATAAATTCATCTTCGTCATATGTCACGCCGCACAAAGCAGAAATAAAACCCATTATAACAAAAATTATAACGTGGACAATCAAAAGCAAAAGCATTATTCAAGTACTCCATTCGTTAAAACCATTGTACGTCCATCCATACTCCAAAAGTCAGCTTTAAATTTAATAGTCTGCCCTGTACTGAACTTTTTTTGATTAGTGCTATTGAGATAAATTACAATCTTTGCGCCATAGGGAGAAGGATCACTTTCAGTATTAGCAACGACAAAGAAACCAGGAATTTCGCCATAGTCCCAATAAAAATCTTCGGTAGAAACAATCAATCGTCCATCTTCAGAGACAGAAATTTGATCGGCTTGAATTTTGCCTTCAAATTTTAAATTCATTCTCTGTGCGACGGGAGAAAAATCCGTTCCCTCTTTCCACGCTTCTCGATATTGGTTAGCTAACTTTTTAATAGTCACATTATCATTATATTCTGACGTGACAGTAATTTGTTTTTCCTTGCCCGGCAATTCTTTATCAGCATAAGTATAAAAACAGCATCCAAAAATAATTATAGCTGACAAAATAACTGATATTGCCGTTTTTAAAAATTCTTTCACTTTAATCCTCTTTCTCAATTTTTTTACATTCTGCGCAAAGATCAGTAATATATTCGTTAGAATTTTTAATCATATAATGACGTAAGATCTGAAATGCTCGTCCAAGAGTAGGAGCATTAATAGTAGAAACTCGTCGAGTGGATTTACCATCCTTTGTATAAGTATAATACAAAGTCCAAGCAAACATTCCCATAATACTTCTCCTTGTGAGTTTAATCTTGATTGCACGGAACAGTATACTAAACAATAGTATAAGTCACACCGTCTGAGCAAAATTATGAAAAGTCAAGTACATTAATTTTGGGTGGTTATGTAAAAATTCTTTACGTCAAATAAATCAGTTGGATTAAAATTTTGTTTATTAGGAAATTTATTGTGGCGAAAAGTTAAATGATGAAGTTCTCCAACTTCTTCCCCATTAAAAATCATTCTTTTGCCTTTCTTATATAGACGTACAGTATTGGTTTATTCTCTTTCAAATCAATTGCACTTATCGCGCAATCTATAGAAAACTCAAGAAGTCCACCAGACAAGTGGCCCATATCGCCAGAATAAAGTTCTTTAAAAGTAATATTATCAACAATTCTAATTCTTTCGGTACTTGGGAAGATTTTAAATAACTTTTTAATTTTCATTATTATACTTGTCCTAACTCAGAATCATTGTAATAAATAAGGATATAATGATTTTTATCCTCGCTTTGAGATAATATTCCATTTACTTTTCGCGCGCAAAAGAACTCATATTCATTATCGCTCATCAAATCTTTCACAGTTCCCACAAAATGAGGACTTTCACTATAACGATCTCCAGCAATCTCAATCCACTGATATTTGCACAGCACATTAAGTAAATCTTTGACAGTCATTCTTCAACTTCCTCTCTTGATTTTCTATAAATATTATAGCATAAGTTTATTCTAAAGTCAATAGAAAAAAGACCTCAGATTTTACTCTGAGGTTTTCTCTCCTTCATAAACGCTTACGCCTATCTTTTTACGTCGAACTTCACCAATGGTGTCTCCTCACAGAATCGAACTGTGCATAGGTTGCTTATGAAACATCCGTGAGTTCCCAGCTCAGGAGACATAAAGCAGGGGATACCCACCCCACAAGGATTCATACTTGCAAAGGATACCTGCCCTGCAAAGGTTCACACTTAGGTAATGAAAACCTATCTTCAATAGCGGTCATTCTAAACCCAGCTATTAAAAATTTTACTCGCACATTCATTCCAGACCTCTTTTATTACTAGATACTTCCAGTTTGAATGCGCGAGCGGTCAAAGCATTATCAAGTAATACTTACTTTTATTCTTCCAACTAGAAAGAGTTTGCTGCTATGCGAGTATCTATTCAGAGGGACAGATTTCTTACGTGTCTGTCGTAAAGCCGCCAATGAAAATTCCACTGGATTGGTGGACCAAGGAGATAAACTCCAGCCCGATTTAATCAAAGATTGGTATTTTTTACTCTAATTAAGTATTCGGCATTATAACACCTATTATACCGCGGTCTATTTGGTGTTTCAGTGTACCATACAATGCGTGTCTAGCTCAGGCATTGCTCCACTTCAGCTATAATCCTTCGAAAGGGTTAAACCTAATTAAAAACTTTGATTAAATTTGCACCCAATTGGATTTGCACCAATATATTAAAATTCTACTACTTGAATTATGGGTACATATAAAAGGGTTAAATATTAACCCAATCTTCGTCGGAAATAGAATTAATATCTCTTCTCCGAAAAGGTAAATTGTATGATTTACATCATTTCCTAATAGTGTTATCTGAAACTGCAAATTGCTTACCAAGAGTTAAGAAAGGAGTGCCTCGAATCATTTCTTTTAATTCTTCTCTTGGCGGTTTCCCAGCTGATTCTTGTCCCTTCGCACTACATTTAGGAGAACAATAAATCTTATTCTTTGTCATTATCCCACAAATTGGACATGAATGCGGTTGACAAGTGATTTTCCCACCACATACAGAAAAAGGTTTCCTAATTGGATACTCAACGCCAGAAACTGGAAATTCTCTTCCTGCATTTACCTCTCTAATTACTCGTCCACTTACTCCAAAATTAGCACCAATTTCTTCAGTAGATTTTGTAGTATTTTTTAATTCGTCAAAAATCTTAGGAATATCTCCTTCTGATAATTTTGTAAACCGTGCGAAGTTATTTCCACCACGATCTTGGTTATAACCATTATCATAAGATTTAAAAACTTCAATCCAATAAATTTCTTTTTCATTCAATTTTTCGGGTTGACATTCTTCTAAGACTTCAAAAGAAAAATTTTCTAGACCATAAAATCTAATAGCTTTGTATAAAGGATAATCGTAATTTTCAGAAGCAGGATTTACATAAGTTTCTTTATGCTATCTCCAACGTCTTTTTATATTTATACTCTATCCAATATAACATTTACCATTAACTTTATTAGTAATCTTATAAATACCACAAATAGGCATATCTATTCCCTCCAGAATAAATAAAATTTATAAGGCCGACGTGGAGGCGTCTTAATCTCGCTGATAGCTACTCAGCGCTCCCCTATTGGAGCACCATGCCGGTTACGCTCCGGCCTATCTTGTTTGGAAGACAAGCTCCTTAGCTACTGGGATAATGGTGCACATATAAGAGGGAGTTTTCAGACCGTTCCCTCACGTCCATTGGAGGTTACTTTCGTTTTCTTTGTTTTATAGACCGATTCCAAATGACTAAGCCACATATCGCTAAGCGCCGGTGGTAGTTTACCTCAAATCCATCCTATCTCGGTCTCCGCAAATTTACTAGTCTTAGCGGTGTTGACTAGACAGTTTTTAACGACTTTATCTAGGTCCAAACTTGCAAGTTTGACGCCTTATCTCCTAGGCGCAAGGCTCGTAGTCCTTCTGAACTACATTGGCGGCGATAAAGAGGATCGAACTTTTTTCCTGTAGGAGACAGCTACTAATTCTAGCCATTGAACTATATCGCCATATAATTAAACGAATTTCCATTTAATCCCGCCACAAATACAAGGTGATTTTTTATTTAAAGCGTTACTAAGTGTTGTTCGTCCAATTCCATTTTTCTTTGCCGCGGCAGAAATACTTTCATAAACAGTTAAAACTTCTTCAGAATCAGTATTTAATTTAACCACTTTCTTTCTTACATCTTTTTTAACAATAGGAAATTGTTCTTCATACCAAGCAAAAAAATCTTTTTTATAAGTAATAAAAATGACAGTTCTCTCTAAAATCGAAACGCAAATGTCTCATTGAGGAAAATTACTTTTCCTCATCACCTTTGTACCAGGCCAAAACAATTTCACTTAACTTAGCCCAATCCAAACTAGGATACATATTATCTTTTTCTCGTTCATCAAACACAGCATAGCCAATCAACCAATCGTTACCAAGATTGATCGCCTGTCGCAGATAAACATACTGGCAAACGCCATCATAGCCATCATCCAGACCAAGTTTTTCGTCCTCCTTATACCAAAGACGAAACAACTTATCCTTAGCATAACTATCGAACCAGTCAGCAAAATTCCCAACAAAAAAATCCATAATATATCCTTTCTTAAAGTAAATGGTCCCTCATGATGGTATCGAACCATCCCGGCGTAAAACACACTGGATTTACAGTCCAGCCCCAATCCTTATGGTCTAATGAGATATTAAGAAGCGTCTCATCAGCGCTTTTGGCGGATGGTGTCCGATTCGGACGGACGGTGAGGACTACCCTGGCAGGTTAACGGCCTGCTGCCTTCGACCACTAGGCAAACCATCCAAATTAAAATCAAGACAGGATTTTACAATGTTTGAATTTTAAGTTCAAGTTGTTAGAAGTATTTTGCTGCTTCTGTCTTTCATTTTCTATAAATATTATATCATAGAAATCATAAAAAGTCAATTCATTCGGTGAGCAGTTTCAATCTCACGCAAGCTCATAGGGATTTCGTTTAACAGCATCGGATATACCGTAACCTTCACGTTCCCACATTAGAGCAACATTATTGTCTTTAGCGATTTTTAATTCTTATCTACGAATGAATCTCATTTTCTATAAATATTATAGCATATTATCTATCAAAAGTCAAATCATTGGAAATCATCTTCTATCCAATGAAGACCTTTATAAGTAAGGTAACGTTTAAAATCTTCAACGAAACGCCAATAGTCTTTGCCTTTTCCTTTTTCAAAAGGAAGTTTGTTATACTTGTAGAAATCATGCGTATATGCAATCCACAAAAGCCAAATCAAATTGGTATCTTTTGCTTGAACATGAATCTTCGCGCGGGGTTGATAAACTGGATTATGATAGAGAACATAATATTCATTATGGACATTCTCAACAGTCCAATTAGAATCGTGAGTAAGAATCTCAAAAAGGTACTTCTTCGCCTTATTTGAACGAAATACATGAGTACCACCAAAGCAGAACTCAAAATAATCCATCAAATCATCATAAACCCAATCACTTGCGAGCACAGAATTAACTTTCTTTTTCTTCTTACTCATTGGAGTCCTTTCAAGTTTCAATCAAAATGAACGAATAACCCGGAGCCTTCTCGCGCAAATAGGCACGAATTTCATTACACTTAGACAAATAATTAAAAGCTGGAAGATAATCTACATCATCTCTACACATAGGCTGAGGTGCGGTGCGAGGTAAAGTTTTAAATAGCAATCATTGCTCCAGTTATCTGGGAAAAACAAATCAAGGATATATTGATAATTACTATTAACATCCTCTCTTTTGATAATATTAGCATCGACTAAATCATCTTGAAGAACTTCATAACTAATAACTGGCGCAGTCAAAATTTTCATTGTTTAAATCCTTTCAATATAATTCAAAACCACGTTCAATTTTCTCAAACCATCAGATTAGTTTCTGTTCTCAAATCATCTTGACCATTTTTAATTTTAATTTTGACCATGGCAACTTTCCTTTCTATTGGTGCGCAAGGTGGGATTTGAACCCACAAATTCTACGTCCTTAGCGTAGTGTCTATGCCATTCGACTACTCGCGCATAATGAAGAATTTTCGTATCTTCTCCTCTTGATTGCTTATTCAATACTGAGGACGACGGACTAACTCAACCAAACCGTGAAGTTCAATTCCCATTGGGAATCTAATAGGAACTCCATTCTGGAGCAACTGGTTGGATTCGAACCAACGATAGAAAATTAAGTGCTTTGCAGGCACCCGCCTTTGTCCACTGGGCCACAGCTGCATATAAAGGAAGAATTGCTTCTCCCTAAAAGAAAGAGGTATGTATGAAAAGAGTAGGAATCAATTCCCAAACTCTATAAATATTATATCACAATTTTTAGAAAAAGTCAATTAAACAGTTTCCGACATTCCCTCAAGCATCTTCTGGACTTCAGTATTCTCCATATCTAGCTCGCAACTGCGCTTTACCGCAAAATCGGCATACTTGGTAATCTGCTCATACAGCGCAGCAACACGCTTCTGATAATCATAGGTATAATTTGCCAGAGCATGGTAATACTGAGTCCAAGCCTTGCGACGAGCAATCTTCATACCCTCGTTCTCGTCCCACTTATCATCAACCGAACAGTAAGCCTTGCCCTCAAACGCGCAATAAGCAGGACCAAGGTCGGAATTAACATGGAGTAGAGAAGCAATATCCTCTAGCTCACAAATTCTGAAAGCATCACGCTTAGTCCAGATATTTGCCAGGTCACGAGCGCCACCACTCAATTTAGCGACTACGACGCCATGATACAGCTGACCATTGATACATCCAGTTTTATCTCGGTCAATGTAATACGAAAAACTCGGCTTTTCATAAGGATAATCGTCCTTGGGCTTAGCGGTCAAACGAGGAACAGCAGGAATAAACTTAGTCATAATTTAAATATCCTTTCTTAACTTTCTATAAATATTATAGCATAAAATCGTTCTAAAGTCAATTAATCTTCAAGAGTGTTAGTAGAAAAAGCTTCGGCTGTAATATGAACGCCAAGGAAATACTCAATGATTGCAGGCAGAGTATATTCCGCATCGTCAACAATGATTTTTTCAATTGTCTTATCCGCAGCAAGGTCATCAAAAGTAACAGGCGAAGGAATCTTGTAACCCATCACATTTGCCTTTTCCATCAGAATACGTCGCCGATGGTCATCAATGGCAAAAATAGGAACGCCAGAATTTGCGCTCTCCTCGATCAGACGAGAGGTTTTGCCTTCTCCACGTTTCATTCTAAAAATCTTCATTTAGTTCTTCTCCTGGGCCATGTAATTTTTCAGTGCCTGAGAGATAGTCTTACCATCTGCTTTTGCGCCAATCTCTGCACGAACAGCTTTCATCGCTGCGCCAAAAACAGTTGGAAGCATATGGTTTGCGTCCATTGTGCGCAAATAATCCAAAACCTCATCATAAGACATCATTTTAGGCAAGTAGATGGAATAAAGGTCAATCTGACGCTTCAGGCCCTTAGCATAATGAGTGTTGAGCAAATCGCCAGACATTGCGTCATAGTCCTTCTGCATCTGTTTGACTTCCTTGCGGATAACATCAATAGCTTCATCCTCGGTCAATTCACGGCGAAGCTCAACTTCTTTCGCACGAAAACGAGACAAAAGATAAGAATAATCATTTTTATCTTCCATTCTGTCCTGCTTCAGCGCGGCTTTCATATTCATTTCAATCTCAGAAACAATCAAAATAATCTTCCTTTCTCACCAGGTAATATAAAAATCTATACCTTCATTCCACATAATTTTTCGGGCTTCGTGGAAATCTTTAATCTGCGGCGGAGTTTTATCATGCTGTTTAAACCAGTAATCAATAAAGTCCTGAGCCGCAAAGTTCATTAAAGCAGCATTAGAAATGAAAGTCGCCCAGCTAGTATCTGCTTTTGCTTTATAACGTACAAGCCACATAGATATTAACCCCATTTCTCTTGGCGTACATAGGAAAGAGTGAAACGAGATTCTTTTTTAGTTGGTTTAAAATTAAACCACTTCTCAATGTTTTCCTTTCCTTTAACAATATAAGAGCCATCGTCGAAATCTATAATGCGATTGCCCGAAGCATCGAAATTATAAATAGTGCCGTCTTGCATTGTCAAATTGCCAGTTTCATCACCAGAAACAATCCAAACAAAAATCTCTTTTACATCGGACAAATTATGCTCTTTAACATGGCAAACAATTTCTCGATTGTCATAATCGTAGATAGTGAAATCAAAACCCAATACTCATTCTTCCTCTCTTGATTTTCTATATATATTATATCATATATATCTCAAAAAGTCAATAGAAATAAAGGTTAAAATTTAGCTAATCCAACATCAAAAAGCAACCAATTATCCATTGCGTGAAGATACTCAAGCTCAACATCGGACTCAAAGAAATCTTCCTCTTTCAAAGGATAAATGCCAAAATCAGTTGGATGCTCACGAATTTCTTCTTTAGTCACAAGAGCAGAATCATAAGGTTCATGATCGCGATAAATCTTTCTCGCGCACTCACGAGCATACCATTTTGCTTCTCGATTAGTCAAAAATTCTTTTTCATCAACTAAATGCAATGGCGCATAAGGACGCTTCAAACCAGCATAAATTTTAAACTTTGTCATAATCATTCTCCTTAACTTTCTATAAATATTATATCATATCTTTGTGCGGGAGTCAATACAAAAAATGGGCTGGAATTTCTTCCAACCCAATATATGTCAAACTTCAATCCAAGCATCAGCATAGTCGGCCGCAGAAAGAATTGTGTCATCTTGTAAGCATTTCCAGATGAAGCCATTATCATCAACGTAAACTTCATCTTTCATGTAGTGTCCATAGCTGCCAACAGGAGCTACCCATTTCTTTGCAACGAAGGCATCTGTTGTATGGCACAATGACCAATTTTCACGGTCTTCTTTTGGTGAAATTGCTGAAGTAGCATGAGGAACCAATAGAATCCATACTTGTCCATCATACTTAACTGGCGCGCCAACTAACCAAGAAGAATAATCCTTATTAGGTTCCCATTCGGGAATACATCCTTCATTGGCAATAATTTCAGTACCAGTTAAATTTTTTGCTTGTTTTTGAAGTGCTTGAGCATCTGCTTTGCCTTTCGCGCGGAAAGTATTCAAAATAAAATCTTTACTTGTCATACTGATTGCACTCCTTCTTGATAGGCTGCAGCAATAGCATCGTAAATTTGTTCTACATCTGATTTATCTGCTTTTGAATTTTCAAGTGCGGAGACACGCTCGTCAAGAGTCATAGAAGCCTTGGCTGGATAATTCCACCAAGAGTCAAAATCATTTTCAACTTCTTCTACTGTCAGCGCGCCATCATAACGGAATTGAACTTCGTCGCACTCGTAAGCATCATAGGTTTCTTCTTCCGAATTACCCTGTTTGGTGACTTTTTCGATATTTTTCCTCAAAATAACGTCGGTTTTTTCGCCAACGGGGAAAGTCAAAACAGCTTTCGGGATAGAGCAATAAGTCTCTTTCATAACTTGTCAATTCCTCCCTAGAATGATTAGATATGGATTGCTTCGAACGATTCATTAGGGTATTTATATGATAATTGAGGATTACTCCACGACTTTTAGAATATGTAAGCCAACTATTATATGCTGCAACTTTTCGCGCTCTCCAAATAGATACATAAGAGAGTTGATTTGCGCGGATAAATTGTCTACGCGCCCTGCGAAAAATTTTCTTGCGAATGCCACGGTGATGACGATAAATCCTAAAACCCATCATATCAATAAAAGTATTTTTATAGCGAGGATGGTTTTCAACCTCTTTAGATGGGAATTGAATTATCGTCCAGACGTTTTTGATTTCTAAACCAAATTGTGCTTTAATACGTTTAGCAACTGTCTTAATCGCACGCTCCAAATTGGACTTGTATCCAAACAAGAGAAAATCATCTGCATAGCAAACAATTTTTTCGACCAGTTTAATTCGCTGTCCACGGCGCTCTTTATAAAGTTTATTAAACTCACGCAAAACTTCACTCATTACTAAATTAAATGCCCAAGTGGAAAAGTAGCCACCAATAATTAAATGGTGATTAGGGTAGTTTGCCATGATAGCATCAACTAAACCAATTAACTATTTATTCTTACCGCAATATTTAGTGATAAGATTATGAACAGTGCTTACTTTTGTTGATGGATAAGCCTTGCGGACGTCACATTTAATACAGTCCACTCGTTTGTCTTTGAACTTTGGACTATTGAGAATATATGAAATTCTTTGCGCGCCCTTGACTTGTCCCTTACCTGGGATACTGCCAAATTGGCAATATAAAATTTTAGCATCAAAAAGTGGTTGAAGTGCGTAAACCGCGATGTATTCAAATACTTGCTGGAGAGGAGATTCTTGACAAATATCTCTTTTCTTTCCAGAAATACCATCAACTCGATTGAATTGACGAAGTTCTCTAAATTTAAGTTTGTTATCAGCAATCATTTGAGCGCATTTTTCAGATAATTTCTTGATTGCGCCGTCAATCATAGGAGTTGATTCATTTAATTGTGAACGCTCCTTTATCACTACGCGGCGAGATATACCTGTTTGAGTACATAATAAATCAAGAAAATCATTACGATAAAGTTTATGCTTAACACAATCATAAACCGCCCAGTAAATAAACTCTGGATCGCATATATTAGTATTTGCGGGCTTACAAAAAGTCTTTATAAGTAGCCCTCCTTATTAGTCCTTTGGCCGGTCTCCCCGTGCGACTTTCGCCGAAGCTACTAGACGCGGTTAAGCTTATTCTTTTCTGAATAAAAAAATAAGCCGGTCTTGACTACGCAGGAGCAATTTCAACTAAATAAGTCTAGGAACGTAATCCGCATTATTGTTGTAAAACTGCTCCGCAAGCAAGACCGGCTAGGACCGCCGAGCGCCCCGTTCCAGTTAGAATTCGAAGGAGAATTGTTCGAGTTACGAGCTGAAACACCACAATTACCGCCATTCTACAAATTGTAGAAACACCAACCAGCACGCACACCAGACGACGCCAAATTGACGTTGAAGCCAAATCTGCCAACGGAATACGTCCCTACTTTCGTTAAGCGCCGAAAGAACTGAATGGAGGATTTTGTAGTAGAGAAATCCTTCCCTAAACTTTGAATCGTATCCTTGGAATTTTATTCTAGGTTATATAGATTCTTGAATGGCGGTAAAGTCATTGAATCTATCTCGGTTTCGTATGAAACAAGACTTGAAAGTTAATGGTTCAATTAAATCATGCTATCATTGCATTCAATTGAGATCGGGTCAACAGTCGGACATATCGCACGGATGGGTCGTTTCCATTATAACGGGGACTTGCGTCCCCTCTCTTGCCTATCCGCACTTCGTGCTCCTAGGCTTCGATTCACCCCGCAAGACCTGGACCGCCGAGCGCCCCGGTCCAGTAAGAAAACGAAGGAGAAACGTTCGAGTGACGAGCCGAAACACCACAAAACCCGCCATTCTACAAAATGAAGAAACACCAACCAGCACGCACACCAGACGACGCCAAACCGACGTAGAAGCCAGCTTTACAACCAGTTCCGCTACCAGCTGTTGTGGATACCTTAGCTGGCCAGCAAACTGCTGGGTCATTAGCAATTGCGGTATCTTCGATATATTCCCAGTGCCAACTTGTATTAGCACCCTCAACTGCCCACTTCAAAGTCAAATCAGTTTGCTTTGTATAGTCAGAAGAAATTGTTCCATTAGTAGTAACTTTTGACTGGTCATGGCAAGTATAGCAATCAAACATATAGTTTGTATCATCTTTGCTCCATTGCCACAATTCATCTGAAATAATCAGATAAGCACCATTCTGGAACTCAATCTTCTGGAGCAAACCAGGTTCAGAACCATTGGTGTAATTAGTTGCACTGCCATCATAACCTAATACGTTGTCATTGTATCCAGAGTGATAAGGCATAGAAGAAATCATTGTCTCACTCGCAACTGTATCAAAAGTTGTTCCGCCATTATCAATATTAACGGCTGTATAAGAAGTATCATCAATAGTGACTGGCTCCAAACTTTTGACTTTCTTCATTGAAACAAGGCTTCTCATAGCACTATCGTCACGATCGGTAGAGCCGCCTTTCTTACCAATAATAACAGTTGAGCCAACTTTAATATTTGCACCCTGCGCGGTAGTAACAATAATACGTTCTACGCCTGTTTCACCAACAGGAGTAGTATATTGCCAGTTATAGTTTGAACAACCTTCAATAGTTCCAGAGTTGCCTTTCTTAGCATACTTTAACTTCATCATAATATCAAGGAACTTGATAAGGTTGCCACTCGCGCCAGAGTATTGACTGCCACGCTTGCGCCATAGAGCAACGCCAGATTGATGAGAAGTAAAATTAATTGCAGGAAGATTAGTGCCAACAGTGATGGTTCCATCTTTCATGCCAGCATAATACTTCGGATTAGCAATAAACTCATGAACTGTACCATCTTTTGATGTACCTTGCGGCCAACGGTGCCAAGTTTCATCAGGAGTTGATTTGAGTTCGACAAAATGATAACCTTCACTGGTATATTCATGCCAGTAAGTGTTCTTTTGAAGAACCCAAGTCAAATGCTCGCCAGAACGAACGGTGGCAATATCGTCAATTAATTCAACAGCATAGATAGTAATTGAACCGTCAGAATTATGCTCACCAGATGCTTCGATGCACCAGAACTCTGGCTTGAATGCGAAGTCATCTTGACCAAGAACTGCGTTAGTTGAAGGAGTGCAGGTCATGCCAACAGAATCGTCAATATACTCGCCATTTGCACTATTTGAAGTAGCAAACAAAGGTAGCTTGGTGCCATAAACCTTGCTACTGGTAAGGACATTTCCAAACCAACGCTCAAGCATTTGAGTACGGGTGGAGATACCTTCAACCCAATTTTTCTTCCACCACTCTTGGAACAGGCCGTTGACTTGAGCAACGGAAGTCGCATTGCGAACGGCTTGGGTATAAACACCATAAATCATTCCGTCAACTTCGGTTTTGGTGTAAATTTTGGTTGAATCTGCAGGAGTATAGCCAAGAGCAGAGGTGATATTATCAGTAGTGACAGTTGCATCAGAGCCTGGATCACCTTTGTCACCCTTTACACCCGGAATACCTTGTTCTCCTTGAACACCCTGCACTCCTTGAGGACCTTGCGGACCTTGTATACCAGCCGCGCCGGACAAATCAGTGACAAAAGTAAAAGCACTCTCTCCTTTTACATAGAGCTTTGCATTATCTTCATCTGCAACATTGCCAGTGTTAATAAGAACAAAATCACCAGTAGAAGTATCAGTACCGCCAAAATCAGCATTCATCGCAGCAACAGAAACATAAATTTTCTTTATGCTGAATGGGTCGCCTTTGTCTCCCTTAGCACCCTAAACACCTTGGATGCCTTGAGGACCTTGTTCACCTCGCTCACCTGTGGCGCCGGTTTCACCTTTTTCACCTTGGATACCTGGTTCACCTTGCGGACCAGCTGGACCAACTGCGCCAGTTTCACCTCTCGGTCCTTGAGGACCGGCAGGGCCAACATCGCCAGTATTGCCTTTCTCACCTTGAGCACCTCTTGGTCCTTGGATACCTTGAGGACCAACAGGACCAATTTCACCAGTTGCTCCTCTTTCTCCCTAAATACCCTGTGGGCCTTGCTCACCTTGCTCACCCTTATCGCCCTTTACGCCTTTAAGACTTGCAAGCCAGGCTACTTCTGTGCCTTCAAATCCATTTTTAACTGCAATGGCGTAAGCGGTTACTGCGCCTAAATCTATTCTTTTACTCATGCGTAGATTACCTCCAGCTTACCATCATCGGAAATTCTGAAACTGATTTCATCAGTCCCTTCGGCAATAACGGCGTACAAGTGTCCATCGTTGCCACTCTCAAAAGAGACATAGCCAACTCCACCTGTATCGCCTTTATCACCTTTTGGACCAGTTAATTCTTTCTTTTGCTCCGCAGTGAGATCGTTCCAAGTAAATGGGTCGCCTTTATCGCCTTTCTCACCTTTCGGTCCAACTGGTCCTTGTGGTCCTATATGGTCAACGTGAGCATCTCTAACTGCCTTGCGAGTCAACGCAAGTGTAATTATGTCCATTAACTCACCCCTTTATATCCACAAATAAATGTCCATCTTCAATATCAAAAGAAACATCTAAGTTTAAATTCTTGACTGCCTATTGAATTTCATCAGCCATCTATTCTCTAAACTCTTGTTTCATTTGCTCTATATCTGCGGCCGTCCAATAATCAACTCCACGCTAAGGAGTTCGTCCCTAGAGTGACTCAAGCCACTGTTCCTCAGTCCCTACATAGCCATTAGCAACAGCAATTTCATAGGCTGAAGCACCGCGCGCCAGCGGATTAGATAGCGCACCGGAAATATCACCCGCTGGATTAATTGCGCCAGATATAGAGTTATAATTCGCAATACTTCCGTAAAGTTTCATAAAATCAAATAGGCTTCCATGTCTCTTGATTGTTTAGCATATAACAAACTGAGCCTTCAATAACAAAAGCAACAGAGCCAGGCGCGCAATCAGTAGGAAGACTAGCAATATCATCAACAGAATCGCAAATAAACTCATAATAACTATCTGCGCCCTGCTTAAAAGTGCTAAAACCCATAATAGACCTCCTTAAATACAAAATGCAAAACTTGTTCCTAAGCTAATATAGGATGGATAAGTTGCATAATTATTCGCACCGCCAATAGCCCAAAAGTATTCATAAAGTTCATTTTCAGCTTGCATTGCGGAACGAGTGTAATAGACGATGTTTTTATTGCCAGCATATTCTTTTTTAACAACATGACCAGGATGATCAATATAGTATTGATATTGAGAACCCTCACTGTTGTTAATTTCACTTGTAATATTGTCTTTTGCGACATACTCTCGAATTGAGAGCGGGAAAAGATAGGACTTAGTGGTTTCAGGAGTTGAATTTTGAACCTTACCACTAATACCAGATTTTTTCATTACAGGAATAATCATTGATTGAAGTTCATTTGGCAGATTATCATATATTTCGCCGCCAGGAGACATTAATTTGTAAAGATTTGAAGTACCCCAAGATTGAGGAGTGTTTTCTACTTCTGGCTCTGGATTAATAGAATAAGAATCCGGCAAGCAAGTGACTAGTTCAAGAACCATGTGCGGTTTTGCATTATTCTCATCTCTATCAATCTGACCTTTGTAAGTTGCTTTTTCCTCGCGACCATCGTACATTGCAAGAATTCGAGCAATAAGAATATGGCCATCCTTCATGTAAATAGTATGAGTATCTCCTTCACTCCAATTCTATTCTTTCCAAGTGCCCTTTTCAATCCACTTTTTAATTTCAGCCCATGAAGCCGTAGCAAAATCTGCTTTTGGAGTCCAAATAGTCGCATTTTGAGTATGAATTTCCTCAATAGGAATTTCACCTTTGTAGATGAGCTAAACTCGTTTATTGTCAATGAAGATAGGCATTAGATTGTTGCCTCCTCATTGCTAGAAGTTGGGTCTGATTTTTCAACAATGAAATAGAATGTATTTGGATCTTTTGTATCAATGGCATTATAAGCATCAATATCCATCACTTGAAATTGACTTGATTTAACATATTCAGTTAATTCCATTTTCCGCGCGTCAAGTTCATGAAGTTTCTCACCATTGGAATCCTCGCCAAACCAATAATCTGGTTCGTTAATTGAAACCAAAAGAAATACATCACCAGGATTTAACTTACATACTTTTCCATTATAGGTAACTGTGTTGTTAGCTAAATTAAGCGCTCCATCAAGAGAAGCCTTGTCGTCAAAAATGTAAGTGATTGGTTTATTTTGAATAGCATTCATCAAATCTGTAAACTGATAATTCATTTTATCAGAAACATCCTTAACGATTTGCTATTGGTCCGCAGCTGTCCAATAATCAGTACCTCGAATGGGAGTAATACCATCCATACCACGAGGAAGCTAAAAATCAAAAATTGCATTAGTATTTGTACCGACATTAGTTACTTTTGCTTGTTCCGCAGCTGGCACTGTTTTTACTGTACCAACTTCTACTTTCGCGGCACTACCTTTTAAGGCAGGAACTTCTTGCCAAGTGCTTGTATTTTTATCATATAGCTGCATTATAGGCATAGGTTAGTCCTCCTTAAAATAAGATTTTGCTTGGGATTTAGCCCAAGCAACAAAATTGCGGTAGTCTTGATATTTTTTAGTCATGCCTTCCGCAATATAATCGTTAATAAAATTATTTTCGTCATCATAAGTATAGCGAGTATGAATGATATTCACAAGTAATTCTGGATAAGAAGATGCGCTGAATGAATCTCGATAGCTGGTGAAGTTAAAACCATCAACGGTTTCAACGATGTCCGCGCAAATACGACAAGAAAAACGATTAACTGATAATTGCTCAATAGTATCTTGAGGACGAATTTCGCTTGTTGCTTTTGATATTCTCATTTCAATCACCTCTTAAAAACTACGAGCCAAACGAGAACCAATGTCTCTATTTGTTTCACTAAAAGTACGAGTACAATTCCAGTGGAATAAGCCCGCACGCAAATTGGTAGAATAACCACCGCCATAAACTGGCAAGGTATAATCTGCGGTTGGAGCATTATAATAGTCGCCATAATTACTATCGCTATCGCCAGCAGTGACTACTTCGCTAGGCAAACGCATCCAAGGATTAGCTTCATTATAATTCAATTTAGTAATAAATCCGCTTAAAGTTGGAATAGTACCAACGGCTTGAACGTAACTCGAATTGATTGAATTACTCCAACGAGTCCAATCGTCGCAATAATACACACGAGAATTGTTTAAAATAATACCATCAGCGTATTCAAGTAAATTACCGTAAGGGTTTTCAATTCCACGATAAGAAAAAGCATTTTTAACAATACCAGAATAAGGTTTAATACCCTTTGAGTCTTCGGTAATGGTTAAACCATCGGTCAAACCGCAATCAGAAACAGTCTTAGAATTAACTAAACCTTCTGCTATTGACTGAATGTTGCGAGTAGCAAATTCAATAGTCATTAGCATCTGAAGTCCATCAGTTCGGTCTGCAAGTCCAGCCGGATGCCAATTATCACCTAATCCAAGAGCGGCAGTCCTAAATGCTTCAATAGTGGTTGAACTTTGAGGGGTAACACCAGTTTGAGAACGGTTGGTATCACTGGTCTCGTAACGAGCATATTCATAATAATCTGCTTCAGTTCCATCAGGACGGGCAAACATTTTTGCAATACGGTATCCTGCTTTTTTATAACGACTAATCATCCAAGTTTCATAAATATCATCAACGGTGATCTTGACATAATACTTTGGAATCTTAACCATTATTTGCGCGACCTCGGCAGCATTATCAGAGTCTGTTACAATGCGAATATCTGACCAAGGATAAATATCATCAAAACTATTCTTGGGCATAACGAGTTTACTACCAATAGCAGCCACTAAACCAGTATCTTCACCATAAGTTGTAATGTTATTCTTAATTACAACGCGCTCACATGATGGATCTGATGATTCAATTAAGAATCGGATACCATACTCTGCTTCTTCTGAGCGAGGATAAGATAAAGTGATTGTACGAGTCTATGCAGCTCGCGCAATATATTGTAAACTATCCGCAGCAGGCTCATATCCTTCAACTTCAGCACCACTGATAAAATATTTATGTCCATTTAAAACATAAACAGTCAAACTGGTTCCATTCCATTCAAAAGTAGATATGGTGTCAGCTGTTACATCATGGAGATAAATTTCAGTGCCTTTAAGAATTGCATTATCCGTGCCACGTACAATAATATTCACGCATTCACTGACGATCCCATTGACGGTTTCTTCAAGAGCAACCCATGATGTACCTTTTGAAGTTACAACGGGAAATAACTGAGTACCATTTTCAATTTTAGATGGGAGTTGAACTTTAGAATCAAGTTCCTTTTGAAGTCCAGGAATGTTAGCAATGTCAATTGTAGTAGCCGATTCTTCTACTGATGAATCAATCCAAACAAGTTTCTCTTGATCAATTTCTGGCTCAGTTGGACCATAATAAACACCAGAATTACCAGTGTCGCCTTTATCGCCTTTCTCACCTTTAAGTTCTTTACGCGCGGCTGCTGGAACTTCATTCCAAGTGAGAGGGTCGCCTTTGTCACCTTTGTCTCCTTTATCACCCTTAGCTCCTTGGATGCCCTGGAGACCTTGAGGACCTTGGATACCTTGAGGTCCTTGGATGCCTTGAATGCCTTGGTCACCCTTGTCACCTTTCTCACCTTGAGGACCTTGAGGACCTTGCTCACCTTGCTCTCCACGCGCGAACTAAAGATTAGATGCATCAGCAAAAAAAGCCCAAGGAGAACTTTCATAAGAATAATAGATTGATTTATTCTCAGCGACGTAAGCAAAAATAGCTTCGTCATAACCAGTAGTAGGAGTAATAGCATTTAGTTCTTCAAGAGTAGATAAAAAATATTTAATATTATAATTGACTCCGGGAACACCACGTTTGCCAATGGGACCAGTTTCACCTTTGTCGCCTTTGTCACCCTTTGGACCTTGAATGCCTTGTACGCCAGGAATACCTTGAGGTCCAGTCAATCCTTGGATACCTTGCGCACCACGCTCGCCTTTTGCGCCGGTGGCGCCAGTTAAGCCCTGAATGCCACGAAGTCCTTGCGCGCCGGTGTCTCCCTTATCACCTTTATCACCTTTTGGACCTTGAGCACCTTTTTCTCCGCGGTCGCCTTTTTCACCTTTAAGCGCACCAGCACCTTGAAGAGTGTCGTCAATATATTTTCGAAGAGTCCCAAAAAGGAGTATATCCATTGCGATTTCCTCCTATAAAAATTCTGTTCTAAAATAAAAGTGCTCTCCGATATGGAGAGCACTAACATTAAGAATTTTATATGAATTAAATTTAAGAATTTTAATAAAATTAAATTCCTATACAAAAAATATGAATATAAGGATTAACTGTTTTAGATTGGTTTGTATAAAACCAACCATTTAATGTGCTAATTGAACTATTAGGATTTAAAACTAACTATAAACCCCCAACCAGATTCTACTTCACACTGACACTAGACACAAGGGTATTCAGAAAAAATCCAGCTGGAAGAGCCTTTGAAAAAGACGCCCAATAAAGAGAATCCTCAGATCTTGTTATATCAGTATTTCCATATCGTCCTCTGAAAAAACACATTTTTATTCCACAATCAAGAGTGATACAAGTCCAATCTCCAGATGTAATTTTCGTTGTTTGCAAAGAAAAAAGTATCTAATTAATTATGTTAATTTTATCGCCCACCACTTTGGCATCAGCTGCCTTACCAGATACCGTTAAACAACTATCTGGGGGGCACCAAAATTAGGAATTTGCCCCATAAAAATCATCCTTAATACTTGATTACTATCTTATTATATCATCAGTAGAAAGAAAAGTCAAATTAATGATTAAGCTATTCGTTTCCAGATATATCCTATAAGATAAGGCGGCATATTGTTATGAGATTGACTATCACCATCTTTCCCAGTTTGTCCCATTAAAACATGAGTAGTATTTGTATGAGAACCGCCATAAGCTGGCGGGTTACTCCAGCTAGTTGTTGAATATTCGCCATTTGAATAGCCATCACTGCCCCATCCACTATAACCTTTAGCAAGGATATGAATCCAGTGATTATGCTTTGGCATTTCATTTATGCTCAAAACATGATTCGCTTCTCCGCCAGTCGCGCCCGCAGAATAACCAGAACCCTATCCAAGCAAAAATCTTCCTTGAATCTATTCCCAAGTACCACCAAATAACTCACCAGGATTCGTACTATTTACACTTATATAAATCGAGCCAACTGGATAAGCATTAAGCACTTGACTCATCTTTCCTACATTTGACATAATAATGCTCCTTAGAACATATTATGACACTCTTTTCCACATATAAACGGCAAGATAGGGAGGCATATTATTGTGAGCTTGACCTCCACCAAACTTATAGCCATAGCCCCAATTCATAACAGCTCCACTACCTTTTGAATATTCATTAGTAGTTCTATCATCAGACCAATTCGAACCATAAGCATGACCTCTAACGCCATAAATATTGTGGTTTGCTACAACTGGAGTACGAAAAGAACCATCAATAACTGGCAACTCTGCTTCAGTTAATGTATGCCAGGCCTATCCGCCTTTTTCTTCTACTGTTCCAATTATATGATCCCAGTTATCATCACCCCAAAAGTTGGTAGTGTTAGCTGTTCCAGTTCCAACTCCTATTAAAAATCTTCCACTTAGCTGCTCCCATTTCCCGCCGAATAAACTACTAGGGTTAGTCGAATTGACACTTATATAGACTGAACCAATAGGCCAGATTTTATCTAAATCTAGCCCCACCCGTGCTAAAGACGCCATAATATTATACTCCTTAACTTAATCGTTTCCAAAAATAACAGAAGAAAGCAGGAGGTTGGATTATGGAGCTTTTGCCATAGATAGAATTATAATTACTAGCTTTAAAACCAACCTAATTTCTATGGTTGTCACTAGTCGATTCGTAAGTTCCCGCACTAAAAATAGCACTGCCATCACGCGCGGAATAAAAAGCACCAGTGGTTGAATTGGAAGATATAATGGCACCGCCGCCACTTTTATCTCCCCAGCCAATCTTATGAGTACCTTGAATATCCGGCAATCCACTATCAACCGTAGTTCCAACTCCATGGGTACTATCTGCACCCATTAACGCCCGTCCGCTCCCAACTTTCTCCCAAGTTGTTCCCTACCAAAGACTCGAAGGATTCTCACTTCGAGTCGTTATATAAATATCTCCAACAAGGTAGGGGCATTGTAGCCCCTAGATAAAGTACCCATAAACTTATATCTCTTGACTAAATATTTCTTCCATAAAAGTATACTGACCAAAATAATCAGGTACTCCATTCTCAACAGCAAACATCAGTCGCCCACTTTCATCTTTATAATAATATCCAGCTTTAACTTCCATACCCTCTTTCCAATATAAAGGTCTTTCTTGGGTGCCAAAAGCGTCAGGATCAACTACCATTTCCCAACCAAACCCCGCTTCGCTATTATACATTGGAGACCATTTATAACCTACCTTGGGTGGTTCAATTGGATACGCGGCGGTAGGTATAGCATTAAGCAATAGTTCAAGTTTTTTTTCTTGAGAAATTGAAGTTTCTATTGGTTTCTGCGCTGCTTGCTATTGCTCAATTAGTTCATCAATAGTATACTTGTGATACTTCTCAATAGTCTCGGTCACATCTTCGGCAGGTATCTCCATCCAACAGCCCTCTGGGTCAAAATCAGTTATAGTACCTTCAAGAAGAACTCGTTGAGCTTCTTTATGCCCAATAACTTTTTCTTCAGTATAAACTTTGCCTTTTGTAAGGTCTGGATTCTCAATTACTTCGCCAGTTAATTCGTCATAAATCATACTGCTTCTCTAACCACCCAATAGACCCATATATCACTAGTTGGTTTAGTTGTAGTATAGGTCATAATTTTATTTGTACCGCTTGTTGAATAACCGTCATTAATAATGCCCATTGCTCGCGCGCAAGCTGCATCAGTTGATACTGTGCCACTTGGCAAAAAGAAACCAGGAGTCAAGAATATACTTGACGCATTTAAATTGGCATTGCCATCAGACACTTTAGAAGTAGTTACTTCTTGGTAATAACTATAACCATTAGAAGATACCGCTGTCCAACCTGAAGCTAAATACTTCGCACGATAAACTGCACAAACACCATTAATTTTAGTATAAATATTGTTATCGTTAATTGCATCATTGACAATAGAAGTAATGTTTGATTTTAAATCATCTATTGCTTTGTTTACAGCCGAATCAACGATAGTACCAACACCTTGCGCATCTACCATTGAATCATAACCGCCAGACAATCGCGCATACCAATAAACATCAAGATCTATTGATGGTTTTTCAAAAACTAAACAAGTGATTTGGCCACTATCATTTGGAGTACATTTTCCTACTGAAATTATACCAAGAGCATCTTGGCGCTATTTATTTGTTGTGCGATTATCCGTTTGTGCGGCCATAGGTGCAGATAATGTAAAATCTGCTTTAATTGCAGGACCACCATCTTGAGCGGTAATTGCGACCGTCTAAGACCAAGTACTATTTTTACTATTCTCAATCCACCCATTTTTCTTATAAGTTCCTTTATATAAAAAAAGAACGTTAGCAGCATTTTTAACTTGTGAGGTGACTTGAGCTTTGCCATTGCCGCAATAAATATTCCCTGCACTATCAATACCAATCTCACCATAGGCAAGAGCAGTAGGAATAGTCGCAGCTGCATTATTTGACGCCCCTCCGCCTTGGCGTTTCATTTGAATAGCCATTGATTTTCACCTCACTTTAATTTCGCGCGGACTAATTTGATTGATTCGTCTGTTGAGTTTTCAACAGCAAAACCAACCGATAAATAAAGAAGTGATGGATTGTCTTTTTCTCTATTGAACGCACGCCCAATACCAGGAATAGAAGTAGGAATTATATCCTAACCTTTATGAATGGGGCCAAGAACTTTAACTCTACAACGTCCTGCTAAACCAATCGGAATGTACTTAGAAATGTTGTAGGAATAAAAGTCTTGCCCTTCTGGTGGATTTTCACCGCCAATCAAAAAGGCGTATTCATTAGAATGAATTCCAACAACTCGACAAGAATTAATAGTAGCCTTGACATATTGCTCTTGATCAACAGAATTGTCAAGAGCAATGATGTCGCCAGGCTCCGTATCTTCTCCGCGAGGGAAAAATTCGGCATAATCGTTATAGACGGCATTATAAGCGCGATTGAAAGTTGAATAACCATTAGTGTCAAGGAGCGTAATTACCTAATAATTCTCGCCGCCACCAGTCTAACGATAAAGACGAAAGTTATTATTATGAGCATCCATCTCATAAAGATACGCACTATTGGGAGAATAAATACGAATATTGCCGCCTTCACTGTCAGAGGTAAGTTGAACTCTTGAACCGATCTTTAAAGTGGTGCCAGAGTCGCCTTTAGAACCAAAGACATCAAGCTCACTATCTCTAGCCTATAATCTTATATCATAATCTTTTGCACCTTTATTCGCGTCCACGTGGAAGTCCAAGTAGCTTCCGATTTCTTTTGCTGTAGGCGCTGCGCCCATTAATTGTAAAGCCATTAATAACTTCCTCCGTCGATAACTACACCGCTAGTTGCTGTGAATGTACTAGCCGCAGTTAATTTGTTGAATGTGTATGCTTTGTCTTTGTAGTTAAGAGTGTCAAGAATGTAAGCGGGGTTACGTCCAGTTGCAACATAAGCAATACCACCATTAGTGCCGCCAGCTTGAAATATAAGATCATGAGCTGAAGAACCAGCTGCTAAGTGAAGGACACCAACTTTCTTTTGGAAAAGTGCACTACCAAAACCATTTGCAGTTGAGGCTTTGGAATAGAGAGTTGTTGAGGGGAATCCGGTCCAAGCTCCGCCATCAGAAGTATTGCCGGCTGTGCCGTAGCGATAGAAGAAAGAGTTAGCTACAGAGACCGACTGGTAAGATGGTAAGCGCTTGGCAGATAAAGCATTAATATTTCCTGATAGATCAGTCTTTAGAGCATAATCAGATGCGACTTTGCCGCCTAAATGAGAAGCATTTTTTGCGCTGGTTGCATTGGCGACAGTTGAATCCAAGAAGGCAAGTTGCTTTTGCCAGTTAAGCCTGTTAGCATTACCACCGCCGATGTAAGCATTTGCCCAAGAATAATCAACATATAAATAACCGTGAGTATCTCCTCTCGCCCAAGCAATACCAGAGCCATATTGAGGTGCATAACTTACATTGGCTACATCTGTTCTTACTGCGGCTAAGTGCCATCCTGTCTCAGCCGTACCAAATGATTCGGAACGAAAAGATGAAGCAAAAGAAGCATCATAGACACCTTTGTGAACTGGATAAGTAGTATTACTATCCTAAGTGGTGATTTTAACAGTTCCGCCATTCGCACGAGTAAGAGTAATATTTCGTCCAGAGATAGACACTCCGGAAAAAGCAGTTCGATCAGCAGCATAATCAGTATAGTTAGTATTATCAAGAAGTTTGTTCCAACTACGCCCAGCGAGATGACCTCCGGCAGCAGAAGAACGATAATACATTCCAGAACCATCCTACACATCAAGAGCAAGCTAAGAAGCCCACTAGTCTGAACCATTAGTCCAAGCCATTGATTGGACATGAACCCAACCAGTTTTACCCAGTGGATTATCTGTCGCGGCATTTATCATTCCTTGTGCGAAATGATGTTTTGCAAGTTCGTTGACTGTATAAGAAGCTGAGCCGTTTATGTTTGAACTATTTAAAACCTAAACATAATTTAAAGAACCAGCAGATGGCGCAGCTGATTTGGCGTAATCAGCTGTACTTGCATTTGTTGCGGTTGAAGCTAGAGTTGCTGTTGATGCAAAACTAGCAGAAGATGCATTAGAAACATTATTGATAGTTTTTTCTACTGTCCCACCATTTGCACGAGTGAGTTTGATTTTATTGCTAGTAGTTGTATCTAAACTTGTAAAAGCATTGCCACCACCAGCAGAAGCGAGGACTTGACTTAAAGAAGAACCACCAAGCGCGCCAGAATTATTAGCATAAGAAACAGTTCCACCATCAGAAGATGAAATTATTTCACTATATGCCTAATTGTGCAAATCTTTTCCCGCAAGCTCAATAGTTGCCCAGCATTCAGTTGAAGTTTTTTTATCTGAAGTTGTGGTATTTTCAGTTTCTCTTGAATTAACCAAAGTCCAGCATCGTCCAATATCATTTCTGCTACTAGAACCTAAATCTCGAATAACACACCCTGCATAGGAGCCATTAGATCTATAAAAAACATCAGCGTAGGTTTTACCCGCAACACTATAATGCCCAATTTTTATATCGTCCGTATTAAAACCAGAACGAATTAACCAACGAGCTTCTACTCCAGATTTTTCTCCACCTGATACATTATTAGTTCTTAAAGTAACTCTAATAATGCCAAAACGCCCACCCTAATATCCCTAAGAAAGATAAAGCAAGGTAGATTTGTCAACGTAAGAACCAGAAATAGTATCTAATTTTGCAATTCTATGATAAGGATAATTATTTGTATTACCCATCCAAACGGTGCTATAATAATCGTAAATGTTGGCTGAGACATTTCCAGAACCATCAATAGAGAAAGAACCAGATAAGTCACCATTTAGAGTGACCGTTCTTGCTGTTGTCCATTTTGCAGCTGAGCCATTAATATTAGTCGTTAAAATTTGACTAACTGGATTATATTTAAAATTATCATTATAAACTGGTATATTTTTAGTTGTTGATTCACTAAACCAGACATTGCGACTAACATTAGCAGTTGCATTTTCAAAAGGAGAAATTAATTTTGCAACATTGGCCGTTGAAGCTGTATTTGTATGCTCAGCATTTTTAGCTTTATCAACTGCAATTCCCAGTCTCTAAACAGTCCCATTAACATTCTAATCAAGTCTAAGAGTGCTATCATTTGCACCATCTAAAGAAAAAATGAGAGAGCCATCCTCTTTAGCCAATGAGTTGACTTTACTCTCTTGACCTCTTTTCATCTTGAAAAGACTCATATGACTCCCTCCTTTTAAAATTCAATCCATTCAAGTTGAGACGTAGTGGCTAAACCTAATGAATCAATATAAGATACTACATTTTTCGCTAATATTATTTTAGCACTAGTTGCTGATGCTGTCAAGTCATTGGAATCAATAGCATGAAAACCATCGACAGTGTCAGCATTTTTAGCAGTCCCATTTAAATAAGCATTTACAGTAGTGGCAGAAACTTGCCCAGGGAAACTTGCATTACCATTTTCATCAATTAAAGTTATTGATTTGGTTAAACTGTTGGTTCCAGCATTAATAGTTGTATTATTTGTATATCCTAATACAATCTTATTATTCCATCCATTTAATGTAAAGATGCCATTATTTCCTTTATATCGGATTAAGGAAACATAACCATTTGTTGCGCCTTCGGCATTAATAATGGCATAACCTTGATTTCCACGAAGATGAGTTTGAGTATTAAGATTACTAAAAATTCTGTCTGTATAAAGAGAACCACGAATTTTTAAATTGCCTTCTTTAGAACTAAGAGACATTATAGGAGTTGGAGTGACTGAAGAAGCAACTGTAGTATTTGCTGCGGATTCCCAAATCCAACCATACCCAGAATTATTTTGAATAAGACTTCTTTGTGCCCAAGAGGTAACAGAACCATAAGTTGACGGAGTACCACCAGTGGGTGCAGCTCCAGCTGTTCTATCACTCATATAATTAATCCAAGTTACAAAAGAAGGATTCCACCAACTAATCTAGCCATTCTGGAGACTTTTTTCACGATTTAATTGTAAACCTTTGCCATTAATGATAACTTTAGTATTAACAGTTAAATCGCCAGTTAAAGTACCACCAGTTAAAGGTAGATAATTGCCAACTGCGCTTTTTGTTTTCGCCGCGACATAAGCAGTAGTTGCACCTGCGGTAAAATAATTATTAGTAGAACTAATTGCTGAAGCAGAAGAAGTTAAAGCGTCAGCATTCGTGATAAATCTATGCCAGCCAGTCCATTCTTCGCTTGTATCTCTTTTATGACGAACAAACGTTCCAGGATTTTCACCATTCCAACCAATATATAACTATCCCGCACCTCCATCATACATGGTAAGCACATTACCATAACTAGTTGGATAACCAGTGGTTTTACCAGAGTAGTGCTTGCTCATTGACAAACCGCCGACGTCTGGAAATGCAGTTGAAGCAAAAGCATTTATAAGACCGCGAGAATTTAATGCATTCGCTGTATTTGAAGTGCCATTTAAGCGCCCAACAAAAGTACTAAAGGTAGCTTTACTGCCACTCAGAGTAGTAACAGTACCTTGATTGGCTTTTAATTGTGTCATAGTACTTTGTAAAGCACTAATTGTACCTGCATTAGCAGTTACATTTGCTGCGCTTGCTACTTTCTAATCGCCAACCGCGACAACAATATTATTGCTCTTAGCCGCAAATTTTGAACTCTTTGAATCTCCAACATAAACATTACCATCATCGCCAGATGGGATCAAAGTCCAGGCGCCAGAATAAATAAACAAATCTCCAACTTCTGCTGCTATTGAAGCATAAGTTCCAGCAGTTATTACTTTATAAGCATCGCCTGTTCTTGCAGTCGTAGGTAATGCAGTAATAGTTGGGTTTTGTGCTGTCGCGCCAAGAGTGCCCATGTAGTGCATGGCATCATTAGCAGCGATGGATGAATTAATTTTATCAGTGATATTCTTGAGCGATGAACCACCAAGAGCATTAGAGTTTTTGGCTAGGTCAGCATTAGTTGCATGAGCTACATTGTTGACGGTTAAAGTTGTGCCAGTTGAGCCATCGGAACGATCAAGAGTAATAGTTGCATTAGAAACTGATGCGCTATTGTAAGCGTTTTTCTTCGCAGCATAATCGGTATAGTTAGCACTATCGAGGACAATTCGCCAATCTTGCCAAATTTTATCCGACATTCCTCTGACAGCCATCTGCCCAGAATTATTCTGAACAGCAATTTGAGCATCATAACCACCAGCATTGTCCCAGTCTAAATGAATAATATGCGCGTCGCCAACGGGTGGTTTACCTTCTGTCATGGAGCTTGTTGCTTTAAAAGTTCTTAAACCACCTAATCCTGTAACAACTAAATTTGCACTAGTTGAACGAGAAGCTGGATTGCGATAAAGATAATTAGCAGTACCTGCTGCAGCAATTTTAGCATAATTTGCAGTTGAAGCATTAGAGACATTATTGATTGTCTTTTCAACTGTTCTGCCATTAGCTCTAGTTAATTTAACTTTGTTATTAGTAGTTGTATCTAAATCAGTAAAAGCGGTACCATCACCAGTAGAATTATTAATTTTATCAACAATGTTCTAAAGACTACTGCCACCAAGAGCACCAGAGTTCTTCGAATAATCTGCTGTCCCTTTGAGTGCGCCTTGAAATGTTGACGCAATGACAGTACCATCATCGTTAATAGCGAATAAATCTTTATAGTTCTTTCCTGCATTGGTTGACTGCTAAAAACTAAACACCGCATCATTAGCTGTTGCATTATCAAAAATATTAATACGCTGGCGATAAGTTGCACCATTCTAGTCAATCATTGCTCCATTACCGTCACCAAGAGTAACAGTAGATGCAAGTTTACCAATAGAGCTATCGTTTAATGTGCCCCAACCAGGATTGCCACTTGCATCGGTACGATAAACTTTATTTGCTGCATTCGGCGCAGGAGCATAACCACTTTGAGTTTTGGTATTTAAGCGGTTCTATTCAACCCAATCTTTCCAAACTTTTGTCCCCCCGTCATAATAACGAACAAATTGCTTTTCCCAATTATCAGAAGCGTAACAAATTTGAGTATACCATCCACCCGCACTCTAAAGAACTTCTAAACCAAAAGCGTCAATACCTATGGGCTTATTAGTATTAGTATTGCCGCCACCAGCCCAATACATACCAGGAGTACGCAAAGTGTCAAGATTAACACCATTTATTTCCTATGCTGCAACAAAAGTAGATGGAATAGAGCTAATCGCAGTAGGAGTACCAGCATTGATATAAACTGGCTTAGTTGATGAACCAACAGTCCCAGTTCCAATTTTATTGCTTACTTTTGCGTAATCAGCAGTTGAAGCATTGGAGACATTATTAATTGTTTTTTCAACTGTGGTTCCATTGGCTCTTGTCAGTTTTACTTTATTGTTAGTAGTAGTATCTAAACCAATAAAGGCAGTTCCATCGCCTGTTGCATTGTCAATCTTGTCAATAATATTTTGAAGACTGCTACCACCAAGTGCATTAGAATCATCTGCTTTCTTTGCTGTCGCCGCAGATAATTCATATCTAGTCTCTCCAACGTCAACTAAAACAGTACTAGTGGGAGACTTAGTATCATAAGCAAAAATGAGAGAACCATCTTCAACAGCCAATTTAGGCAGGTTCTCTACTCTACCTCTCTTTGGTTTTAATAATTTATTAGCCATTAAAAGTCCTCCCAGGTAGTAATATCACCAGCACCCGCGAAATTTTGTGACTTAACCCAATTAGTAACTGCTATTGAGGTTGGTATTTTGTCCGCGGCTGAAGCAGTTGACATAACGGCTTCAATTCGAGTATTTAAAACATAATTATCAAACTTCTTAGCCCAATCAGCCGCAGAAGTTCCTCCTAGCGCGCCTGCGTTAATAGCATAGTTAGCCGTACTTGCTATCGCAGTTGCACCAGAGTTCATATAATCTAATTCAAGCCAACGATGAATTCCATCGCCAACTTTCATTAAGTTTGTATCTGATTCATAACCAGCTTCGCCATCCAATAGAACGGGATTATTGATGCGCCAAGCCTCACTGGTATCTTTTTTAAGTTGTATTCTAGCCTTGAGCATCAACTCACCACCTTATTAGGTATAATTGACTTGTTCTATTGAAGCTAAAATGTTACTAGTGCCACAATAAAGTACTAAGAAATCATCTTCGGCATCAGTTTGAGATAATAACATAGCAGGCAATTTATTAAGTCCTGCTTTGAATGTCTTGAAATTAGGACCAGTACCAGTAACGGTTAATTCAATTTTTGTATTGTCCGCGGCAAATGAACCACCGGTAGCATAACTATCAACATTAGTTTCCTTACCAGTAGTGACACTAACAATATGGCCATACTTATCGAGCGCAATTTCTTTAACATAAGTACGCTCATCCGCAGAACCAACAGTATCACTAATGGCAGAAGTCGCGGTTGCTCTCAAAGAGTGGCTAACCTTTAATGTACCTTTATTGGTAATTGGACCGCCACTAACGTCAACACCACCATCAGTAGCAATATCAACTTCTTTAACGCCATCTGCTTTCGCATCAGCAATTTTAGTTTCTAAGTTTCTAATTGCTCCGCCAAGTGTAGTGGTTTCGTTAATATCAGATTCTGCACTACCTGCTGCAATACCAGCTAAAGGAATATTGACTAAAGCAGATGATTTTAATGCTCCATTGCCAAAGCCAACAGCAACTTTACCCGCATCAAATGTCTCGCTCTTGATTAAAGTCTTGTAAGTTACCTTGAAGAACTTATTACCACTACCAACTGGGTCTTCAACAACTTCAATCTTAGAAACAGAACCTTCGTCGCCTTCAAGGACACCAGTCTTATCTTCTTTGAGCGCGGCTTGGAGATAGTTGCTTAACTTGACATCTGTGTTACCAACTTTCTCAAAACCAGGCTATCCGCCATCTTGACGTGTAACCCAAATATACTCATCAAATATATCGTTATCTGTTGAATCGTAACTGTCATTATCATTATGATTATGATTTACAAGGTAAATAACACCAGCTTTGCCACCATCAACATTATCTGCAAGTAAAGCTGCATAAGAATCATAAGGGCCTTTATAAGAAATAGTGATAAATTCACTTAACTTAGTATCAGTATAAGTTTTGGCTTGGCTGAGAGCAGTAGAAGCAGCTGCGTCAGCAATCTTCTCAATATCCTTTTGAGAAGCATCTTTAATCTGAGTCCAAAGCTGTCCAGAAGTGACCACAGTAGAAGCAGGACTGAGTACAACTCCGCCATCTTTATCGCCAATCTAAACACCTTTAAGATAACCAGCAAGTAAATCGTTAATTTCAGTCTTAGTATAATATAACTTAAAGCGTTCATCAATCACCTTTAAATTATCATCAACTTTCTTTTCGAGTTCGGCAAGTTTCTTTTTGATTTCTTCTAAGTCTTGCAAACCAAAAGTGTTAATATAATTTTTAACTGAATCTCGACTTACAAACTAATAAGACTCATAACCAGTAATGAAATCCTTAATAGGAACTTCAGCACCTTCACCATCATTGGTTAAATCAGAAGTCTTAGAAGATGGCATATCAGTTTTAATTTGCGCGAAGTTATTATTGATACGGTTAATCATTGTATTAACTGTATCATTTTCGGCAATGTCTCCTTTCTCGTCAGTCTTAGTTAATTTTTCAATGACGACATCAACGAAATTATCGACCTTGGCCCAAGCCTTAACATCGGCAGAAGGTCCTACAATGGGATACAAATCATTAAAGTTACCTGGACCTACATAGATATAAGCGACTCTCTTTTGAACTACATTACCGTCCTCTTGCTTAACTCCAACAGTAGTATAAGCAGTTACAAGCTCGCCCGCAAGAATATAGGGGTTATTAGCTTGTAAGTTAGCTAATGAGTCAACTTTGTTTTGTATTCTAGTTTTTAGTGTTTTACCCGGCATTTATCTCACCCCTCAAAGATGAATGTATCGTCCTCTTTACCGAAGCCATAATCATCTGCGGCGCCACCAGAGCACAATCGAACCTCATCTTGGTTCTTTATATATTCGGAATCATCAAGAGGAAGCCCGCGATAAACCTTTGTTTCTTTACCATTGATAATAATATTACCATTAATAGTAGATGGTTCTACGCGAGTCGCTCTATCAGCAATATTAGTTAATTTAGCAATATCAGTTAAAGAGATTAAAGAATAGCCATCTCGTCTTACAACAAATGTATCTTTTAAATCGGCTTTAACTGTTTCGACGATTTTATCTTCATCAATGAAGTAATCGACTCCATTTACGGGCTTTAAACTATCTAGCCATTCTTTCTCTGTGCCTTTAAAGCCATGCATAACTGCAATAGCATAGGCAGAGTAGCCGCGCAAAATAGGATTGGATAATGCGCCCGATATACTGCCGTCCTCGGCAAGCGCGCCAGAAAGCGTTGAATAACAAGCAATATCGCCGCTCAATGCACCGGCATCGAGTACACCTTCAAGAGAAGACTGATTCTTTATCGCTCCATATAAAATTTCATTCTGTTCCAACTCTAGTCACTTCCTTACTTACGGTGAAACTAGACAAAGGAATAAAAGTAAAGACATCGCCTTCGGCAGTTTCAATCTCCATGTCGTAAACATAAGATTTGCCCATTTGCGCTTGAGCGGTATCTTCTGGTTTTATATGCCAAACAAGAGTATCATAAGGAATTTGACTCTCAAACAATATTTTTGTGGCAGAAGCATCCTGTCTTACTTGCGCGCGAATCTTATCGTCGGGACCTGGAGTATAGGGGTTGCCCTTGGAATCAGTGATGGAAACTGTGATGTAAGCACTATCTCCACGAGTGATTGTGATGTTTGTTCCTTGTGTAGAAAGCATACCTCTCCCTCCTATTGAAGTTATCTAATGGTAAAGTAAGAATTTTGGGCATTAATTATAAGTATTAAATAAAAATGCGCCGGATATAAAATCCGACGCAATCAAATAATTTATTCTGTTTTTGCTCCACCACAAAGTAAATCAATCATCTTATCCAATTCAGAATCACTTAATTTGTCTATATCCGCAGTATTAAGTTGAGACATAGCTTTAGCATAATCTGGATCGAAAAATAAATCGATTAAATTGCCCATGGGATTATTATCTTTCATTTTTATGTAACTCCAAATAGTTTAAATCTCTGAGAACAGCTTCTACATTTAACTCTCCCGTATACCAAGACTGAAGATTGCGCAAAAGGGTTGCTGCATAATTATTCCAAGTCTCGGCATAAGGTTTACGCCATTTACACTTCCAATAGGCAAATACTTCTGCTTCATTTCGTTGAAAGCCGATACCCATTAATAGTTTAGTGAATCTCTTTCTAGTCATTGTCCGCCCTTTCAAAAGAATAGAAAGTCAATCTGTGACAAGATAATACTCCTTTATAAATTCTTCAGTCGAATCGTTCTCGAGCGCATATCTCATCTTTTTAATCCATTGACAATAGATACTCCAATAGCGAGAATAAGAAAGATAACTCGGCTTTAAACGAGCGTAATCATTAGCTTCATTTCTTTGCCAGCCAACCGCCATCATAGACTTTATAAATCTCTTCCGAGTCAATATTCTCCATCCTCTTTCAACATTTCAACTAGTTTCTCAGAATACCAACGAATCTTATCAATATCTTGTGCGCCATCCTTTTTATCCGCACGCCAGACATACTTAAAGATAGTTAGTTTAATCCAAGACTCTACTGCTTCGCGTCCATAAAGTTGCTCCATAACATCAATACACTCAAGTCCACCGGCTTGATAATGATTAGGATGATCAACCATATCATTAGGAACTTCATGAAGTTCATTACCAGGGTCCTCTTGAATAGGATCGAGCAATGAAATCTAGCCAACACATTGCCCAACAGCTTTAGAAGTGTTCAAAGAACGTTCCTCATAATTCATATTACTTGTCTCCATCATAGAAAATTAACTCCTCTGCATAAGGTAAAGTATGAACCCAATGAATAAATTTCTGCCATTCGCCTAATTTATGCCCTTTGCGCTGATGGACAATAGAACGAAGAACCTCATAGTTTAAGGTATATTCACGCGCTTGAAGATAAGATTCAGGAAGCAATTCAATCAACTTACGCCAATAGCGTTTATCTTTTGTTTGATTAAATGCTCTGCGCAAATCTTCACAAGTTTGAATTGTTTCATCAAACAAATCACTTAGTTCACCTGCACAGTAAATACCATCGCGCTGTTCCATTTCTTCCTGTTCCTCATAAGGAATTTGTTCAATCTCGAAACTTTCTCTTGTGAGCGGTTTAGACTGAATCTTATGCATAGTAGAAGTAGAATTGGTTACAGTACCAATTTTATATGTATCAAGCTATTTCCATATAGACAAAGGCAGACTAATATAAACCGAAACAAAAATCTGGCGCAAAAATTTTCTATGCTCCGAGCCAGCTTTAATTAATCGCTGAGCGAGATCCAGGTCCGCCGGTCCAATAAAAGCAAACTCCATGCAATCATTATCGCAACGCAAAATGCCATTATTGTCAATCCATGAAATCTTTTCTGCATTATAAGCGGTCCTTTCTTGTTCTGTGTTAAATCCATCAGGGTATTCTTTATCACGCCAAGTATTTAGCATCTCTAAATCATATGTACTTTCCATTGGCGCAAGACCAAACATACTATCCGATTTTGCCCAAGATTCAAGTGGCGCTCTCATACCATGAAAAGCACCTTCCCAATTAAAAGTTCTTGTATTATCAAATTGCATTAGTTTTTCTCCTTGTCAACGAAATAAATCGTGACGGGGTTGTTTTTATTAAAATCAATAAAAGTATTTAACCCAAGTTTAACAATCGGCCCTTTATACTCAATTACTTTTTGAGCATTGATTCCACCAAAAGCAGAAGTTGTCTCAAAAGTATGAGATTCAATTACGTCAGTCGCCCGCGCGGTTAAATACATCTTTTTCTTTTTACCATCAAAAACAATATGAATGAGGTATTTATTCGGCGCAACGGTTTCAACTTCATAGCGCTCAATGCAAAACTCGTCCATGCCATGGCGTTCCATTTCTTTCAATATGTCAGAATAAGTCATTTATCTTCTATCTTCATGGTAAATAAATTATTACCTTTGCCAATATTTCTTTCAAGAACAAAATCAATATTACCAGAACCACTACCGTCGTACAAATTAATCTAAGGTCTAAAATAACTTACGATTCCTTCAATTGTCACTTTCCGTCCGTCATCGGTAACATATTTTAAAATCATATCGTAAGTACCGTTATTGCGCGAAATAAGATATGCGCCAGTGCAAGTCATCTAATCAATATCGAGCGAGTTGTAGACCATTTTATTTCTCCTCTTGGAAAAGTTATTTCATATTCTAATTCAGCACTAACTTTTGCTTTATCTAATCTTAAAACAGTCTATCCAGTATCTCTATTAATAAACTCAATATTTGTAACTTCACGCTCCACCAACGGTTTTGTTATAGCCGTAGGTGTTTGATTGATAAAACTCTATGTAGTATTTCTCTCGTTCATTCAATTTCTCCTTTGGACATTGCTCTAATAACTCAAAAGTAAAGTTCCAAATACCTTCCTCACCCATCGCGTCATGGACTCTTGAGTGAGCTATTGAATCTATTTTGAGTGCGGCTTTAATATGATTAGACCAACGAGTCTTTATATCAGTACTCTGTCCAATATATATTTTACCGTCTTTGATATTAGTAATCTTATAAATACCAGAAATTTTGTCCTTACCAAGGATACGTCCTGCCATTTCACCGAAAGGCTTTAAGAAGTATTCACTCCAAATCAGCTTGCGCAAAGGCTGTTGACTGTGACACTCTTTAGCAAAACGAAGTAATTTATCAATATCCTCTTGAGCATCAATAGAAAGATAAATACGATAAAAGTCTTGTTCATCTTTGAGCTTTTGTTCACGAATTTGCGCTTCAATAAGACTCGCGCGCAAAGCAGACAAATTATTAATCTCAGACTAAAGTTTTGCTTTGTCCTTTTGATATTGAGATTCAAGAGACATTTGCTAATCAAGGTAATCATCCAAATTCTTTTCTTCTAATTTATCCATCGCTTCACGACGCTCTTTCATTAAAGCCTGCCATTGCCTATCAAAATCAGCAATCTTATGGTCATAGTCTTTTTCAAGAGCAACAATCTTAGCTTGAAGCTCGGCAATATCCCTGTTTAGAAAAGTCTTTTGTTCTTCTGCTTTATCTGTATAATCTTGAACTTTATTATAATAATCTGATTGAACTTGCTTTAATTGTTCTTGATTGTATCGTCTCGCGTGTTCTAACGCCTTATTATTTTCTTGTTTCGCACGCTCAAGTGATTCATTATAAGAATCTATTAAACGCTAAGTAACTACCTTTTTCTCTTGAACTTCTTTATCAAACGCTTCTAATTGCGCTCTATTGATTTGTTTAATTTCTTCTTGGCGCCTACGCATTATAATATAAACTATAATTGCGCCAACGAGTGCTCCTATTACAGAGAACAAAATTCCCATTTACGTCATTACTCCTGCAACTCTCTTTCTTCCCAAAGGAATATTTCACCCGTTGTTTGGGTCAACTGATTGTAAATATCCACTGTTTCTGGTGTTATAAGTGCGACTTCAACAATGGCATAAGTTGACCTGCAACTCGCTATTGAGCCACGAGATAAACCTTTAATTGTCTAAACAACAATTCTTTTATTATCATCAAGTGCAAATGTGGCATTATCTATCATCGCGCTCAATGGCATATCAAGATTTTTCCCAATCTCTTTGCCAAAACGATTCAGCGCTAAATTAACAAAACTATCATGCAAATAATATATTGTACAAGTGTAAGTCATTAAGATTCACTCCATAATTCAACCTCACCCGTTTTAAAGAAATGCTTTAAATCAATTATTCGCTGATTTGAAGAACCTCTATGAGCCAGGCTGAGATCTTTTTTATCGAGTTCAAAAGGACCATCCACCAACACATCAAACATCAAAAGTAGTTTACCCTCTGGCTTTTGAATTAAATCTTCAAATTTCTATCCAGACCAAACCCAATAATTTTCACATTGAGTTTCATCTCTTAGCCTTTGCACAAGGTGAGCTATATGAGAACGTCCATTAACGTCCTATGCAAAAGGCTCCCCGCCAAGAAGGGAAAAGCTCTTCACTTGTGGATGCTTCTTAAAAAACTCTACAATAGTAGAAGTAGTTTTATTTGTATAAGGCTCTCCAAAATTATAATCTTGCGCTTCGGAGTTAAAACATCCCTCGCAATGAAGAGGACATCCAGACACAAAAAGACTTACTCCAACACCCGGCGCATTTGCAATATCAAAATACTTTATTCCTGCATAATTCAAAATCCAAAACCTCGAGCATAATTAAAATTTGTAGGTCTTTGCATCCTCGCACGACCTGCTCGCTTTTGCTTAACAAGTACAAGTTTATCTTCCGCACGAGTGATACCGACATAACGGATACGACGTTCCTCGTCTCTTGCTTCCTGAGAATAACGATTATTACCTAAGAAATTCTCAAATAGAACAACGTTCTTAGATTCGAGTCCTTTAGCAGAGTGAATAGTAAGTAACTTAACAACATTCTCATTCATCAACTGATGAATTTCTTCAGTCGTTTTTTCTGCTTGACGAAAATTGATATAAGGAACACCTAATGCGTCAAATTCTGCCGCAATTTCTGCGACAAGTTTATTTGAACGTGCAAGAACAAACCAGTCCTTATAGTCACCACGTTCTTTAAGCATACATGCGACTGCGGGAATATCAAAAGCCATAGAAGTAACTTCTGCCATCCCTCTCTTCATCGGAACAACATCTGTAATTGCAGCTTCATCAAGGTCTCGAATAGCTTGCTGTGCAACTTTGAGAATGCCAGAACGAGAACGATAATTTTCAGTCAACTCAAAAATCTTTGTCTGCGGATCGTTGTATAGGCTATTAAACACTTCTTTTGAACTACCCTTGAAAGAATAAATCATCTGACGCGGGTCACCAACGGCAAAGAAATGACGAGGCTTCAAAATTGTTTTAATGAACTCATATTCTTGTGGTGCTACGTCCTGGAACTCATCAATGAGCAGATGATCAATAGTAGGAATAAACATCGTATTCAAATGCTTTTTCACTTCGCGGAAAAGGCTATCAAAATCGTCATCTTCACGCGCGCGTTCAAGAATATTATCCAATCCAATTTTGTTCATTGAAAGTAATTGTGCAGCATAACTATGGATTGTACCAATAGACACTTTATCAAAGCCAGGGCAATCAGACAGACGGTCTTTCATTTCTTGCGCCGCATTGTTTGTATATGTAATAAGAATAAGCTCTGATGGTTTTACTCCATTGAGGAGCAAATACTTCGCGCGTTCAGTTAGAACTCTTGTGTTATGGGTAACGATAAAATCATTAGTTAAATAAAGATGTTCTTCATTGTCTACATAAATACAAGTCATTTCTTCTTGAGTCGGCATTTTCTCAATTGACTCAATAGCAATCCTATCGTACTTGGTTCGTTTAGTAATTTTTGCTGCTTCCTCAGCGATTTTTTTCTTTCGAGAGAGTTTAAACAGCTTTGGCTTCTCGCTATTAGCAATATTAATTAAAATGCTAAATGCTTTACCAGTTTTCTTATATTTTTCCTGACGAACATCTTCTCGAACATGAAATTTATAACCTAAAGAACCTAGCAATTCACAGAAAGTATCTTTAAGTTTCTCGCTAATCGTTGTATAAGTACAATGATAACGATTTTCATTATAACTGATACTTCCATCGGTGTCCATTAAGCCTTGTAAAAGTTCCATTCTCTGTTCAATAGAACTTTCCAAATAATCTTTTGGAATAAATTTATCATTGCATAATTTTACGAGTTCATTAAGATAATCCTTAAAAAATTCTTTCGTGCGAATTTTATCTCCATTTTCATTATAAAAAATCCAAGAATAATTATTTGCCGGAAGTTTCTGATATTTTCCCTTTATTCTTTCTGCAATTGCCGATACCAATTCTTCATCAGAAGAAGAAATAGTTAAAAGAGATTCTATACAACAGCCATCTCCTAAAAAGCAACCTAAAACATAAGGATCAATATTCAATGATTTGTGAGGATAATTTACAGGCTTTTGAAAAGGAATCTTAAATTTACAATTATAACTTACTCGTCCATCAGAATGGCGACTTTCTCTCTTTAAGCCCTTCCCTAAAAGCTCTGAAACAGTATACTCTTTTAATTTATTACTTTTCCCATCATTGACATAACAACTCCAGATATGCTCATTATTACAATAAGTACTTCTACCATCTGATAAAGTAACTTTATAACAATCTATTACTCCTTGAGGGAAAACTCCAAGAACTTTAGTCGGATTGCCATATCTATCAAAAACAAAATCTCCAACTTTAATTTCCCCTAAGGTAGTCCAACCATTAGGAGTAGGAATTTTAGTCCAATTAGGTTGTGCTTTTCCTGCTCCTGCACAGCTAATAACTAGAACTTTTTCAGCATTAGTTTCCACAGCCATTTGCTGTTCAATACTTAATTCCATAAAGCACCTCTTTCATATTTCTATAAATATTATATCACAAAAGAAAAAGAAAGTCAAGCATTAAAGCCTGACTTTCTAATGTTATTTCTTAATAAATAGTTTCTCGACTTGGTCAAGAGAATTATTTAATCCGACAGTATTTTTAATTTTCTTATGCCAAACCATCTTAAAATCATCTGGTGCGCTCAACTCAGAAATAAAGACTTGATTACGCTCAGATAATTCTCTAACCTTATTCCAAAACGCTTCTTTATCATAGTTATCATATGGATAAGGCTTAGTTCCATTATAAGGCGGATCGCAATAAATAATGGCGTTTGTGCAATCAAGAGAAAAGAAATCTTTTACTTCAAATTTACAACCAATTAATTCTGGTGTCTGTTTAAGAATGTTATTTTTTCTATTACGATGTTCATGTCGCTTTGGGTCGCTTGCAGGAACATCTTTTGCATATCCGCCATCATAAAATCTTCCGCCAAAAGAAGCAATATAGCCAACAGCACCAATATACCAGTCTGGATGTGTTAATTGAGCGGAGCGCTATTCAGCTCGACAAATATCATACTCCTCTTTTGAGATAGGGACTTCAAAATTTGGAATCTTATCTAAATTATTAAGTAATGCAATCAAGTAAGGATTAATGTCATAACCAATTCTGTTTTCACATTTAATATGTTGAATTAGGTTCGCGCCGCCAACAAAGGCATCAACAAATGTATCACAATTTGATTCATCTATTGCTTTTTGAATTATTGGGCAAATTTCTTTAGCTACCCTCGATTTTGAACCTTGATAAACCATTAATTATTCCTCTACTTTGAAGTAAAGTCCACAATGGCATAGTCCAAAAGGCTGATTCATAAATTCTTTACACATACATTTATTTTCTGGACTCTTGGTTAGGCGACAAGGACAATATCCACCATTAGACTTAATAGTAGCTTGGAATTCTTTTACTTCTTCACTTGTCCAAGCAGGATTAGTTTTAATTTTCATTGATACTCCTTTGCATACTGGTTTGGAGAAGCAAGTTCTACACCCAATATTCTATTCCATCGAGGCTCTTGATTGGGTACAAATCTCCCAAATTTAACGATAATTTTCCCATCATATTCTTTCACAAAAGACTCAATGAATTTAATTTTTTCTTGTAATTCATCTTCATAATAACCAGTATAAATTACAAAATCATCTTTGCAACCTTTTTGGCGAAAATATTTAATAAGTTCCATCACCGATTCAAATTGTAGCATTGGTTCAAGTCCACCGAATACAATAGCCTTAGTAATAGGATTATTAATATATCTATTATATAAAGTAGAAAATTTTACGGCTTTGCTTTTTGAATTTGCTAAGGGACTATTTTGACACATTGTCACTGGTCGTCCTACATCTTTGCAGCATTTCCAATCACAGAAACAAGTTCCAATAAACATTGACGGATTTTTATATTGAACAAAATCTTCATCAACCAAACCTTTAATTAAGATTGCACTTTCTTCCATTACAATTCACTCATTTCATTTAAATCCATCCAATCACGCAACTTAAATTCAGCTTTACGCTCTTTTGAATAAGTGCGTTCAGGAGTTAAGAATCCAACAATTCTTTGATAAGTAGTTACTTTTGAATTGCCGCAAATCGGGCAAGTTTCATCGTTCAGGTAGTCGGTTTCATTGATGACGTGGTAAAGGCCGACATCTGTGGGGTGGGCGTAAGAGAGGAGAGGGATGTTAGGGCGAGAGGTTTGACGGAAAGATCATCCTTGAAAATGACGTCGCCTTCATCCAGGACGGCCTGGGAAAATCTCCAGGGATGGTATAGTTTACATACGGAGTTTCATAGTGCATAAAGTGTCTCCTTTACTTATACAGGCCAATCATCTGACTGCGGATAAACTGAAGCCAGGCGCGGTACATGGCGCGATAATTGGGTTTGAACGAGGGGGTGGGTGCCGGAGTGGTTACGGGTTCAGGAGTTGCAGTCGGTGCCGGAGTAGCTGTGGGTTCAACAGTCGGTTCCGGGGTGGGTTCCGGTGTGGCAGTGGGTTCAGCTGTGGGAGCAGGAACGGGGCCGAGCCACTGAGCATAGAGGTCCATATTGCCGGTACAAACATACTCCTGATAGGGAGAGTACCAGGTGCCGGAGCCATCAGATTCGGTATTCCAGCCGTTGAAGGTATTGGCACCGTAGGTAGGCTTGGAATCAATGATCTGGTAGGTTTTGCCTTCTTCCTGCTTAAATTCTTTGGTGGCAAAAGAATAAGCCGGGCGAGACCAGTTACTCCACCAGTAGCCGCCATTGGCGTGATAGGTGACGGTGTAGGTAGTGGTAGCGGTTTCGGGAGTGGAAGTTTCTGCGCTGGCGGTGATACTGAGCCAGGGGCAGAAAATAATCAAAACGAGCGTTGTGAGGAACGCTGCAAAAAACACACCAAAGCGAAAAAGTTTGTTACATTTATTAAGATTCATGGTTAATCCTCCTTGAGGTAGAGGCCGCAGTGGCGCAGGCCAGAGGGCTGAGAACGAAATTCCTGACACATATATTTATTAGCGGGATATGCTCAATGCGACAGGGACAATAGCCATTGTTGGACTTGATAGAAGCACGGAATTCATCGACTTCTTCTTTTGTCCAGCTGGGATTTGTAATAATTTTCATGTTAAAGCCTTTCTGCATACTGATTGGAAGATACGAGCGTAACGCCGAGAACAGAATCTTGGATTGGCACACTGCCGGGAACATAGCAGATTTTTATACTGAATAAAATCTTCATCCAGAAAGCCGCGCAGAGTAATAGAATCCGGCATAATCACATCTCGCTCATCGCATTCAGGTCCATCCAGTCACGCATTTTGAATTCGGCCTTGCGCTCCTTGGAATAGGTGCGTTCCGGGGTAAGAAAACCAACGATACGTTGATAGGTAGTCACTTTGGGTTTGCCGCAGATGGGACAGGTATCACCGTAGAAGCCGTGGTTTTCCTCGCAGGCACTGATGCGGGTGCAGAATGCAAAATAAACAACACCTTGATCGGCAATATAGTTAAGCATATCCCAAGCAGTTTCAAAATTATTAAAAGGCTTATCAATATTAATGTGCGCGATTGAGCCACCATTACAAGCCTTGTCCAAAGCCGCGGACAAACGCACTTTTTCTGCCAACGTAGTCTTCACACCAAGAGGAATCCATTGATTTCCATACAGCGGCAAGCTATACTTTTCGTCAGGGTAAAACATCTTATCCTTTTGCATTAGAACCGCAGCAGCGCGCTCGGCAGGAATTTCTTCAACATTAGCGCTATAATTCTTATCTTTGGTATACTCATTCTTAGTTTCATTAATAGTTGCTAGAATTTTTTTTGCGAAATCCAAACCTTCGTCGGTATAATAAGTGTTACCAAACTCATCTTCTTTTGTCAAACCAAATTTTTGTAAGGTCTCAAAAATACCAATTATACCAATGGTATTATACTGAGATGACAAGTTAATAATCTTGCGAGAATAATTTGGAAGAAGTCCTTTTTCAATATTGCGCTCGAGGATATGGCGAATAACATCAAGAGTATCCAAAGAAAGAATTGCAGCTTCGCGTAAATTCTTCAAATACTCATCTTTATCTTTGCTCATATAAGCAAGTCTTGCCAAGTTAATTGTATTGACTTTGATAGAACCAACTTCTAGCGCCGAACCGCCGATAGAATTAAAGTAACCAAGATTCTTAATATCAGAAACCAAACGACAACAATTAGATAAACTAGTAACATCTTCACTGATAAAGAAATTGCTATCTGCCCACTTCATATTATGCTTGCAACACCATTTTGCAAATTCTTCATTAATAAACTTGCCATCTTTTCTCAATAGAGAATAGGTAAGAACTGGGAATGTCATTACATTCTTTGCGCGAATCTCACTAACGACTTCCATAAAAGCTTTCTCATATTCAATGATATTATCAATTTCATCAATCATATAAGAGCCATCAGGAAAGGTTTTTCCACCAAAAATAGATTCAAGATAGGACTCATCCATAATTGAAAAGTTTGTAAAAGCACTTTGGTTTACGCGAAGATAAGGCTGATTTAGCTTATATACAATGCGTTGGAACTCTTGGTCACGATAATACTCTGGACTCTTGACATAATAACCTTCTTCTACGTCCTTCTTCCAAAAGTAATAAGAATAAACAAGGAAACTAGGCAATCCGCAGGCGCCAGAAGAACGATTTGAAACCCAGCTAACAAATTCGCCTACAAAATCAGTAAAAGTAGTCAAATGCTTCGGTGGCTGAGCGTTAAAATTATCAATAAAGTATAGACCTTTATTTACTAATTCTTCAATATCATATGCGAAACAATAAGGAACAAAAGTAGCTGAAGCTGCATCGTGTAAATAATAAAAACCAGTATACTCTGCATTTAGCCATTGTTTCGCACGCTTGAGACCATATTTCTTTTTAATTTCATAAAAAATCTTATTAAACGCAAGAAGTTTTGAGTGCGGCTTGTTCATCTCTGTAACTAGAGAACAAATATCTTTTGTCCCTACGTTAGCATTACCGTCGATACTTGCATCTGCAACAGTTTGCTTATCAATAAAATTATCAATAAAATCAGTATAATTTAGTTGTTCGTCCGCGAAACCATTCAACTTTGCAAGATCTACACCATATTTACTAATAAGATACTCTAAATGATTAGTAAAGTCCTTATCTAGCTTAATATTAATTCCAAAATCCATAAATTACTCCTTATTTACCCATTTTATAGCTTCTTTAAAAAGCATTCTCTTTTCATCAATCTGCAAAACCGGCATACTTTCAAATCCCATATCAATCATTTGCTGCACATCAGTAAAGGTTTCATAACTGATATTTTTCTCTTGAAGCTTCTTTTCCAAAATAGTACAACGTGGGCAATGATTGGTATATAGAATAATTTTCCCCATAAAACTCTCCTTATAAAAAGAAGCCCCAATAAAATTGGAGCCATTTTTCTATTATATATTTAGTAACTTTATTTAATCCCGTATCTAAATCTGGTATCATTTTAACAAGAGCCACAAAGAAATCGTATAACCAAATTGATCATTAATGACTGTCGGCGCCAATGAAATCACATCATTACCAGATATACAATTAACTTGGCAATAATCAATTAAATCATCCTGCGCTTGTTCTGCGGCGGAGTCATATGAATTACCTCGTCCCGTAAATACATTCATTCTCATTTAAGATACCTTTTAACTAGACAATGTACGTTTCCTCAGGACTGGGATTTGAACCCAGGATACTGGTCTTTCACAGCGTGCTAACCTCTACACTATCCTGACGTTGGGTAGCTGTTATTGTCTGACTAGAATTATTCAATTTCAAGACGATTAAAAGAAGCGCTCTACCAATTGAGCTAATTATCCTGTTTAATGGTGGGTAATATCGGAGTTGAACCGATGACAAATTCTTGTTAAGGATTATTGCTGTAATCGTCTTTATAAAAAGTCATAAAATATCAACCATTTCCGACTTATGCCCATTTCCGTTTCAATTATATGACTATTGGTGCATCCAAAGAGACTTGAACTCTTAAACAACACATCCTAAATGTGTCGGCTTTGCCAATTTGCCTATAGATGCTTATGGCGCGGAGCGTGGGTGCCGACCCCAAACAGATTTCTCCATCGAAACGCTTAGCAGGCGTACCCAGTTCCCCGACTGGTTCACTCCGCAAAATCAAGACACAACTTACAGATTTGAACTGTTTAACCAATTTATCAGATTAGTATTCTAACCAAAAATAATTGCTGTTTTGAGTGTGTCTTTTAATGGAACGGATAAACAGGCTTGAACTGTTGACCTTCTGGATGTAAGCCAGATGCTCTACCAACTGAGCTATACCCGTATGATTGCGGGTGACCTTCGCAGAAACCCGCTGGCTTATCTGTAATTAACTAGGTCTCGTCAACTCATTACGCTTAACCTAGGCTTCCGTCAAAGCACTACCGTAGACCCAAAGGTTTAGAGAGTTGTTTTAACGAAGGTTTTATTGGATGCGGGAGCCGGTTATGCTCACGGCCTACACGGGCTTATGAGACCCGTTAGCGAACTACTGCTACATCCCGCAATATAAAAGAGGTCAAACCTCTTAAAGTTTTACCCATTCTTCATCAGAATAAATAAAATATAAGGCCGGTGTGAAGGCACCTTAATCTCATTGATAGCTACTCAATGCTCCCCTAGTGGTCGGAGATGTGGAATTCGAATCCACGGCCTCTTGATCCCAAATCAAGCACGCTACCAAACTGCGCTAATCCCCGATATAAATACTCCCTGTCCGATTCGAACGGACATCACGCACTAATCTGGTGCTAATACGGGTTATAAGTCCGCTTCTCTACCATTGAGATAAGGGAGTATAAAACAAGACGACATCAATAATTTATATCATAGAACTTTAATTGCTGAATCCATCTAATTGATTTCTATAAATATCATATCATAGAAATCATAAAAAGTCAATTAAAAGGCTTGAACTCCCATCACTTAGTCCTAACTTCTTATTTACCCGACTTGCAAAGCAAGAAAATTTTAGGACACCTTTTTAATTGTTTTATTTACAGGACAACAGAAGCATAACGCTCGTCATCCAAAGCCTTCATCATTGCTGCATAAGCATCAAGAGAAATGCCAGCCAACACATTCTTGAACTCCGCAACACCCTGTCCACTCGCAAAAGTGACATAAGGATTAGTAGAGTTAGCATGAAAAGTGTTAGAACGAGCTTCTGCGTTCCAAAGAACCAGACGAGGCATCTGATAGCCAGCCGCACGGAAACGACGAACCATCTCAGACACGAAATCAAGCCCCTGTCCACGGAAGTATCGGTCAATCTCCATATCGGAAATAACCACCATTGCCTTAGGCATATCCTCCTGAGGTACACGATTCATCACAGCAGTATCCAGAACCTGCATAAATGCACGCTCCAAATTAGTGCTATAACCAACATCGGTACGCATCACGGCTTCAACCTTTTCCGCCAGAGTCTGACCAGGCTGAATCTGAATATAATGAGGACAATTAGTAAAGGTCATGTAAGTGTTCTTAAAAGCACCCTTATTGCGCTCAGCAAAGTAGATTGCCAAACCAACAGAAGTAGCAATAGGACGACCATACATAGAACCGCTTACGTCAGCCATAACCAGTACGTTATTCTCACCCTCGACGTAGTTAGGCAAAGCCTTCCACTGAGCTTCAATAACGGGGTCTTCCTTAACGCCAGAAGACCAGTAGCTACTGCCTTCCATCATCTTTTCTACTAGGTCATAAGGATACAAAGTAGAAGCATTAATCTTCTCTTCACCCTTTTCGACCTTTTCGATATAAGTATCGAAAGCAGAAGGATTATGGCGCTTAAAAGCCTTACGATAACGATTCATCGCCACAGCAGGCACCGCAGCATAATCAATATCGGTCCACTCACCAGCAGACATCTTTACCTCAACAACCTTGAGGTAATTACGCAGTCGAGAAAGAGTCTTACGATATTCACGTTCGGTCAGACCAAGTGCACGAGCAGTCTTACGACCAAGCGCACGAGACTCCTTAGAAGAAGTGTTAATAGACTTCAGCCACTTTGCGGTCAAAGAAATAGGCTTCTCCGCACGCATATTCTTCAAGTCTTCAACAATCTGATTACGCAAATACTGCCACATAGCAGATTCGACAGAAGTGCCAACAAACTCATAAAAGTCATCAGCACGACCCATCTCCATGATATTATCAAAGTTCTTGATAACAGTCTGCGGCGCGACATCTGCCAGATACTTCAGAATGATACGAGCAGTACGGCGCTCACCACGTCCACCGCGAATATCACGAGTCATAAACACAGTCTTCAGCGCATACAAAGGATTCTCATTCCAAGCCTTCTTAAAAAGACTCAAAATATCAGCTTCACTACGAGTGCGCAGCGCACCAGAAACCGCATAAAAATCAAGCAGACAATCCCCAGTGGTAGAGCGAGCAATTGCACCATTCTCGGTCAACTTCGCAGAACCATTAAGAGAAGCCTCATTGGAAATAGCATTTACAAACTTATTCATATATTCTTCCTTTCTCTTGAGGAACTCAAGACACTAAATAATAAAATCCGGCAATGTCGGATACCTTAAACGTGGCAAGGTAATTAAAATTTGCTGAAATGTGTCTTAATCTTTCCTGTGCCGCCAGAAAACGTTGGCTACGCTTAGAACATTCGCTACGACCCTCGCCGTTTCGGAAAGATTTAATGGTGGAGGATATAATTTTAAATCCTCTTATAAAAGCATAATTACTAATTATGCTCTTTCAACAAGATTTAAAATTGAAGGTTTTAAAATAATTTCTTTTCGGTCTATTAAAAAATATTTATGAGAACTTAATTTTCTATGACAAATTGGACATAAAATAATTAAATTTTCTAAATTATTGTTATTACGATTTTCGTCAATATGATGAACTTCTAATATATCTTCATCTTCTTTCCAACCACAAACCGCACATCTATGCTCATAATTTCTAAAGGCAAATAGACGATAAGTTGAAATTGATGGCTTTAAAGTATCATAATGAGCTGGCCATATTTCATCTAACCCAAAATTTATTTGCTAAGCCAAATCTTTATGTTCTCTACAACAAAAATATAATCCACTCTTTGAACAATCTAATTTTGAATTAGGTTTTAAAAATTTCTTCCCGCAATAAGCACATTCTACTTCTGTTCGATTTGAAGAAAAGGTTTTATTTCGCTTTTCTTTTAAACATTTTGGACAAGAAGCGTTAATTTTTTCTGGTCCTCTCATAAAACATTCGGCTGTTGCAGTAAAAATAATACCATGAATATTGCATTTAAAATCTACTGGTTTACTCTTTCCCTAATATTCACTAATAACTGAATACTTTGAACCAACACAATCAAAAACTCTTTGTCTAAATTCTTCTTGAGTTAATTTTTTAGCCATAATTACCTCAATTGTTCACTATTAGCATTACCCATCGCTTACCTCGTGGCGGTTGTGAACTTCGAGCGACTGGAGAATGCGGAATTCGAATCCGCCTGCTATCCTGTTTGCAAAACAGGCAATCACTCCTAGCAATTCCATTCCCCATATAAAGCACTGAGCAACCACGCTCTTTTCTGCCCGTGCCAGGCCGCAGATTCATCTTGAACCCGCCCAAGTCAGCGCACATGTAACGATAAGGCATTCGAGAACCTTTTGGTTAATGGTTTGGTTCTAACCACTGGTGCTCATGGCGGGATTTGAACCCGCACGTTGTTTCCAACAAGAGATTTTCTTACTACTCTATGTTACCATAGCCGCATAAAGCGTTGTAGTCTGGACTATGTCTTCACCATATCATTTCTGACTTAGGTGGTTGGTGTATAGTCTCTACACATTTAAGCATTTACGCCATTTAGCACGGCGTTGTCCAAAATGGATATTCGCCGTTTAGCCAACATTCACTTAGCCGTTTCCTAGTTAAGTGCTCAATATAGATGTTCAATTTTATACTTTTCTATTAATTTTCTAGCTCTTGAATAATTACCAGCCGTACAAGTCAATCCTAGCTGTTTTAAAGTCTAATAGATACTCTTACTATTCTTTAAAACTTCAGCAAAATCTTCTTCCGAAATTTTTGATTCCTTTTTAGGACGTCGAAAATTATCAGTGTAAGAATGACAATTGGGACATAATAATTGTAAATTTTCTAAAGAATTATTTGTTCTTACTCCATCAATGTGATGAACTTCTAAATTAATAGGTTTCCCTAACCAAGTTGTTGCACCACAATTCTCGCACTTTCTTCCTCTAAGGGCTATTAAAGGCTAAAGTGCAGAACCTCTCTTTTTAGGAGTATCATTTTGAAAAATCTCATAAGAATAATTTTCTCTATTCCATCCTTGTCCTTTAAAATGAGAAACATCTAAATTTAATTCTTCCACCATTTTCTTTAATGAGGACATCGTTCCGCCCCCATCTTGAGCATATCCGAATTTTTTAGCTAATTCTCTATAAGAATAAGAATCTTTTACAAACTATTCAATTTCTTCTTTAGAATAATTTCTCCATTTTGCTTTGTTTGACATAATGTTCACCTCTATTTATAAAGTAAAATACAGGCAAACCTCATATAAAATTTTCTCATCTCTGCCAAGTCTCTGGTGTCTGCCAATTCCACCACACGAGCATAAAACGAGACGATTCTTTCCATAAGTTCAGCATTATGTTTAAATCTTGCCGCAATCGTCTCTCAAATTTCTATAAATATTATATCATAACATTCATAGAAAGTCAATTATTTCATTTCTTACTTCTTCAAACTCAACTGACGCATAATCTCATTGTAAACAGCATCAGTAATCAGACCCATTTCCTTGTCTCGCTTCGCAGCAAAACGAGTATACTTAGTATACACTGCCTTAGCATTCTTCTTATCAATAAAGAAATTGTCAAAATTATTCACTGAACCCGGCATAGTGTAATTGGTACCAAGCGCATAACGAGAAGTCTTAGTCTTTTCCATAAAATTTATTTCCTTTCCGATTTTCTATAAATATTATATCACATATTTTAAGAAAAGTCAATTAATAAATAACAAATTTATCCGTTGAATCGCCTTTATGATACTCAATTCCTTCTCCAATATTAAGAGTACGAAATAAAGTATTATTATAAGATAAACTTATTGAAGCATGAACGTGGCCGCCAAGCCACAAAGGAATATGTTTATCATTGTTTTCAATATCGCAATAAATTTTTTCAAGAGAAAACTCTGAACCTGTGTTAAAAAGCGTTGCAAATTTTTTATCCATAAAAAATGCAGGCATTGTATGAGAGCAAATCATATCAAAAGAATGAGTTAAACCTTTGTCTACGGTTTTAATAACATCTTGACTGGTAATTACTTCTTGATGCCACCAAGATTCTTTAGGCTCTCGATATACTTTATCAATAGAATCAGCACCGCCAATACAAAGAATATTCAGTCCTTCAATAGAAAGGATTTCTCCACGCTCTATTGCATAAACATTAGAACGAATTTCTCTACACCGTGCGCCGAACATGGTTTTAATTGGCATTTTCTCAATAGAATCATAATTCTCATGATTACCTAAAATAGTGAAAATCATTTTTTCTGGATAATCTCGCGCGAAATGATTAAGAAACTTATTCCATTTCCAATCATTATACTTGAAAATAAAGCCAAAATCACCTAATTGAAGGCAATATTTCTCTTTTGACTCAAGAAAACCTTCCATTAAAGGGGATTCTGCATGAACATCTCCAAGAAAATACATTCTTAATCATTCCTTTCTCTCTTGATTTTCTATAAATATTATAGCATAAAGATTAAGAAAAGTCAATCTATTCTCCGCGCGAAGCCTATACAATTTTTGCTTTTTTATACTGTTCTTTTAAAGTATTATATTCTTCTTGAGATATAATTTTAAGAGCAATTTCTTCTGGAATTTTTATTAGCTCTGGAGAACAGTCACCTAAAATAATTGAACGTTGATTTTTATAATTATAGAGCGCGAGAATTTTTGCACGATGAAACCAACAATTTCCTTTTGTGCGTTTCCCAAATTGCCCTAATTCCGCGCAATACGCAGGACACCATCCACAACCGCCAGAGATTGGACAATTCAAACACTCATCATCAATCCAAGTATCAACCGTCATTTCTTTTAATTTTTCACGCGAAAGGACATCATTTGAATTAAAAATTCCTTTTTCACAATCTCCTATTGAATAATTTATGCAATTATTATTTAAAGAAGTTGAAGCAAAACGACAACACGGATATGCTTTTCCATCAACTGAAAAACAAAATGAATCTCCGAAAATTTCACAAGGATAATTAGAAAAATCAAGAATCTATCCAGAATACTCGTTAAGGATACTAATTTTTTCATCCCAAATTTTATTATTAATTACATATTGCCCAATTTCTTTAAATTGCTTATATATCTATTGAGCATCTTTTTCGGTATAAATGTCTTCGTAAATAGGTGTACTGACGATATGCTTAAAACCATTTTCAAGAAAAAATTTTAAAGAAGGAGCTATATAATTAATATCTTCTTTTGAAAAAGTCATTTTAATATGATCTAGACCATGCTTTTTTAACCATAAACCATTTTTAAAAGCTTTATCAAAACTTCCTTCTCCTTTTTGATTAATTCTATTTTTATCATGCAATTCTTTGATACCATCGAGAGAAAGAGCAATATTTAATATATCTTCATATTTAAGAATAAATTTTTTTATATCTTCTCTCTATAAAAGTGTACCATTGGTATTTAATGAAAGTCTTACAAAAGGCAATAAATCCGGTCTTGCAATAGAAATACCTGATATTAGCATCTAAATTATCATATCCATTATTTCTGGATAAAGAAATGGCTCACCGCCAATAAAAGAAATAGTCAATTCTTTTACATTATTTTTCCCTAAAATTCCATTTTCTTGTTCAAGAAGCCGAATTATTTCTTGACATTCTTTTATTGCAGTATTTAAATCTAATGTCCGAGGACTTTTAAAATGCTAATAGCAATAAGAGCAATTTAAATTACAAGATTCTGTAATCTAAAAAATAATAGAAGCAGAATTAGCCATTGCTCCAAAACGTTTTTCAATTTTCATAGCAATAAATAATTACCCCTTTTTCCGCATCAATAGAATAAGAAATATTTTTAATCCTTGGGATCGTTAAAATATTATATTCAAATTGAGCATTAATAGACTCCCATAATCTATTTCTCTACTCTATCCAAGCAATCAGCTATTCAGAATAATTAATTAGCCAATCTTTTAAAACGCTATGTTCAATAACACAAGTATCTGAATAGAACTATTTAGTAATAAAAGCTATAAACTATTCATATGACTAAATACTATGATTTAAATTTATTAACTCAATTCTATCTTTTTCACTTAACTAAAAAACTCTTTTAATCACCATAAGTCCACATCCAAGTTTCTTCATAATCTTTATAAATTAAATACTCTATTTGTTCAATATGATTATTTAAAATATAAAGCTAATTAGAAATAATTGAAAGATTTTTCGCGCGAAAATATCTTAAATATTTTTCCTAAGAATAAACGCTTTCAAATTCTTTAAAAACTATATAAGCAAAATAAATAATAATATAATTATTTAATAATTTAAAATTAAGTATATCTTGAATTAGCTAATTCTGAGACAATATAATTGCTAATTTATCACTTTGCATTAAGAATAAAAGCAATAAAGACAATTGATTAACAAATTCTTTATGATATTGCGGCTAAACTAAATTAAAATAAATATCCGCTTTATCAACAATAAAACGGATATTTCTTTCAAGATGAACATGATTAGTTTTCTGTAAAGCCACAAGTTTTAAAAATAATAAAGGCAAAAGAGAATAATCCGATGGGCCATAACATTTACGATTAAAAATAAAATCGTTTAATTCTCCATCAATATCTATATCAAATATAGTATCTTTAACTTTTTGAAGAAATTCTCTGCGCACGACATATCCATCTTGATACATATAAATCACCCTGGATAATTACCGCATTTGCAATAAGAGCAACCCTAACTTGCATGAGAACTTTGACAGCCCATGCAAGCATCATGACAACTTGATTGACATTCTTGAACACAACTATCTTTACAGCCGCCAGAACAAGAACCTTCACAACCACCCTAACAACTAGAACAACCACCAGAACAAGTACCAGTACATGAAGTGCAACCTGTTTTGCAAGTTCCCTCGCAATCGTTCGCACAAGTCGCTGTACAAGTATTTTTACAATTTCCCATACAGCCACTTGCACACAATCCAGTACAGCTACCGTAGCAACCGCTTTTACCTGGCTCTGCAAAAACACTAATTTTAGAAAGCTGTAAAAGAACTTTTTGATGGTCTTCAAGAGGATAAATCAAAGTCCCTCTACCTTTTGCAACTGAATAAGTATTAGAACTTAAAGAACCATCTTTATTAACCATTCTGCCATTCGTAGTTGCAGTCAATCCTGCAATTAAAGGTTCAATAGTAGAATTAGAATTAATCTGCTATTCTATCTACACGCCAGTGATTTTAACATTAGTTACCTTTCGACGATCAACAATTTCAGAATTATAAGCATCAGCAAGATTATTCCAATCTGAAGCTTCAACTTTACTACCTTTTGTTAGACTCATAAATCATCCCTCCTAAGAAATAAGTAGAAGGTCTTTTTCTTTCTCGAAGACAGCAATTGCTTCATTTACTAATGCTTTTAATTCATCCCATTCAGGTTGAGAAATAATTTGAAGTGCATCTTCATCTGATAAACAAATTTTCATAGGACGAAAATCATGCCATAATAAATAGCGTTTAGCAGAATAATAATATCCAGCTAAAACCCTTCCTTTATGTGCCCAACAGATATTAGTTACTCGTTTATTAACTGAGCCAGTCATTTGTAAATTATTTGCGCTACACCAACCACAATTAGAACTAACAGGACAATCAATACACTTTTGTTCTGATTGAGATTTATAAGTAATACAATTTAAACAATCTCTTGCTTTACATTGCGCTTCAGTTTGATAAAGACCATTGTAATCTCCGAGCTAAACGGTACTTGAAAGCTCTTCTCCAAGACAAGTGGGATGATAGCGTAGACAAGGAAAAGCTCTACCTTTCATATCAAAAGAAAGCATATTACCAGTGCCACCACAATAATTTCCTTCCATAGAGCTTTTGCCATCTGCAAGCATATCAAGACAAGAGATATAAATATTTTTTAAATTATTATCAAATAAATAATTACTTACTTCTTTCATTTGATAATAAAATTCTTTAGCGTCCTTTTGATTATAATAAGGCTCATAAGCATAGTTACAAAAAATATCTTGAATACTTTCGCTGATTAAAAATTTAATTGAATCCGCGATATAAGGAAAACTTTGAGGAACAAAAGTCATTTTACTATAGCTCCATCCCCGTGCTTTTGCGTCTTCAAAAGCTGCGATAGCCTTATCAAAAGAGCCTTTGCCGTCAATTGTAATTCTATGAGCATCATGTAATTCTTTTATTCCGTCAATAGAAACAGTTAAACTAATAATGCTTCCATATTTTTTCAAAAATTTTTGTACTTTTGGATCAAAATAATTTTGTCCATTGGTCGTTAAACTAATTCTCACAAAAGGAACAAGTTCTGGACGAATCATATATAAGCGTGGCAGAAAATAAGACATAATTCCATCAATTAAATCTGGGCAAAGCAAAGGTTCGCCACCAATAAATTCAAGAATTAAGCCTCTTAAAGTTTTCCGTCCTAAAAATCCTTCGGACTTATCTATTTCTTTTAAAATTAAATCGCAAATTTTCTTACCAGTTTCAAGAGACATATTCTCTGAACTTTTATTACATTCGTAACAATAATCACATCTTAAATTACAAGCGTTAGTAATCTAAAATGTTACTTCACGGCAAGCTCCTAAATAATAATCTCCTTTTGTAACTAAATCAACAGGAAGCAATGCCTCCGCAACTTCTTCTTGATATGTTTTAAATCTGTGCGGCATAAGTATATACTATCTCCTATTCTTCTGGATAAATTACATAATTAAGATTATTAGTTTCTCTATTACAAGGAACATTGCCTGCATATTTAAAAGCTATTTCACGCGCGAGATTGGTAAGCTCTTCTGAATTTTTAATATAATCTTGAGAATATTTTTCAAAAGATTCTTTCAAAATTGCTGGGTCTATGCTTTCATCTTGGCAAGTTTTCAAAATTAATTGAATTAGATTACGCAAACTCATATTCTTAAAATTTAAAGTCTTATATTTTCGCGCTTCTTCTATATCAATCCTAGCCCTAACATTCTAGTATGTCTTCATAATAAGCCTCCCGGCGCAGATAATAACGTTTTATTGTTTCTTCTACGAGTATAGAATTTTCTTTAATAATTGATTCTTCCCAGCTGTCTGTAATTTTTAAACTATGAGCAATTTCCATTGCCCATATCCCAAAAAAAGAATTAGGCGGAAAAGAATTTAATTGATCAATTTGAATTTTATTAGATAAATCTGAAACATCTTTTGAATTAAAATAACAAATTAAAAAAGAAATAAACTAAACCATTTGTTTTTTTGCTTCTTCATCAATCTCTAATTTTAAATACTAATCATTCAGAATAAAAATTTTCTAAATAATTTGTTCAATTTCTTCAAAAGTTTTATTCTCTATTGGCAAATCTAATTGAATAACTCCAAGAAATAAATCTATCCAAAAATTGTTTTTATCAACCCTTTTATACCAAAACTGATTAAAAAAAGTTCGATAATACAGCAACGTCTAAGGAAACTCTGCACAAAATAATTCAGTTATTGCTTCGACAAAATCTAAGCGTCCTTTTCCAGTGAAATATTCCATTTTACCTCATACAAAAAATGTCTGGAATAACAATATCCCAGACATATAAACTTATTTTATTTCAAGACAGCTTTTTCCTGTAAATGCCATACAAAATAAATTGCTGCGACTGTCTCACTATGGCTGACCTTCTCTGGAATCGAACCGAGACATGGTGGGTTAGAGCCACCTAGACTAACCATTATCTGAAAGGTCAATATATTGAGAGATGAAATTCATCCCTCAGATTCTATAATTAGTATATCATAATTTAACTCTCAAGTCAAATTATTAATTCTTTTTCAAACAAGGATTTAAGCGTTCAAAAGTTGCACACAAGCAATCTTCGTCAGATAGACATCTTGTAAGAATATTTAAAAGACAATTATCTTTATCTTCTACAACAATCTTTACTGGTTTAGAATAATCTAAACTCATTAAACCAAGAATGCTTTTTGCATCGGCAATAGAACCATTTGCATCATGAATCCCAATAGGAACATTATACTAACACGCCGTACTTTGAAGCGCTCTAATCTGTCGAAAAGAATCAATAGTTACTTCACGAAACATTAAAATCCTTCCTCAATATAGTCTTTAATCTTATTTATCTGCGCGAGACGATTACGCAAATCTTGACGAGTTTCGCCATGAAAAGCGCAAAGAGGACAAGAACAATGAACTTTACCTTTTGATAAGCGATGTGATTGAGATTTAATTGCGTCATACCAAATCTTATCACAATACACATTCTTAATGATATTCTCGCGTTTGTGAATGTGCTTCTTCGCGGCTTTGCGTCTAAAATCTTCAGTCCTAGTCATAAAACCACTCCTTAATTCATTTGTTCTAATGGCACAGGTTCAATTATATCCCCTTTTTCATCTAAATAGCGCCAAATATACCCAGCGGCAGTCTTGCGTTTTCCTTTACAAACAGGAATGATATGCCTATCAGCATGAGTTTCTCGGTTTGCTTCTTCAATCGAATTAAAAATCTTAATTATTTCTTTAGAATTTTTATCAATTTGAGCAACTTTTATTGATTTTGGACGCTATTTTCTATCTTCAAATTCTTTTGAAATTTTTTCTTTTGGATATTTTTCCAATAAACAAGCTCTTATTGTTGCTGGATCATAAGATGTTTTTTGTTTTATTTCTTTAAGGCTTTTTCCTTCCTCAAATAAATCAAAAATTAATTGCTAATTAATCCTATAAGTACCGTCTCCGCCTAAAGTGGCATTATATCCAAAACGATAAGAATTATAAAAATTAATCCAATACTATTCTCTTTCAGATGCTCTTTCTCTTGAAACTTCTTCTATTGATTCGATATGAAAATGTTCTATTCCATATTTATTCATAGCAGAATAAAGAGGTCTATTCTTACATTTGCCTTTCTAAGCATCTCGACAATGTTCTTTAAATCTCTTCTCAATCGAAAAATTCGTTTTTCCGATATAAATTTTGTCATTTATATCGTTGGTAATTTTGTAAATAAGAGCCATATTTATTCCCTCCAGAATAACTAAAAATATAAGGCCGACGTGGAGGCGTCTTAATCTCATTGAGGATCAGTCAATGCTACCCTATAACATGAGTGTGAGAATTCGAATCTCAATCATACAGTTTTGGAGACTGATATTTTACCGTTAAACTACACTCATATATAAAACGGCGTAGGTGGGATTCGAACCCACGTGGTTTTTACCCCAGACAGGTTTTCAAGACCAGCTCGTTATGACCGCTTCGATACTACGCCATAAATGGAGCCACATAGGAGAATCGAACTCCCAACTTTTCGTTGGCAACGAAACATTTTACCATTAAACTAATGCGACATTGGTTGGGGTAAAAGGAATCGAACCTTTACATATGGAGTCAAAGTCCACTACCCTGCCATTAGGTTATACCCCATTATAATGCTAAGGGCCCCCACTTAGCAATCAACAATCTAGCGGCATTGTTTTTTATACCCATGGTCTGTACACAACCATATTAGTAAAGGATACCGTAGCGACCTCATTCCCCTGTCTGTTATTTTAGGTAGTAGCCGGGCATCTAGCGCTCTTAACCTTAGTCATCACTACCCTGACTTTCCAACATTAATGAGGCGTCAGAACCCCTTGGTATTCGCGGTGGGATTTGAACCCACAAAAACATTGGGTTTGAGCCAATTGACTTTGCCGTTTGTCCACGCGAACACATCAATGTAAGATTTATTTCTCAACCTTACATTAAATATTATAGCATATATTTTTTAAAAAGTCAACAAAAAAACATATACCATAAAGCAAAAAGGAGAATGAAGAAAACTGCAATTGTAATCATATAACAGCCTTTCTATTGGGGCTAAAGAGGAGATTCGAACTCCCTCTACCAGTTCCACAGACTGGCGTGCTTAAAACCATTACACTACTAAAGCCATAGATAAGAGAGGATTTTATTTCCTCTCTTGATTTTCTATAAATATTATAGCATATATAGAGTAAAAAGTCAAATATTTCCATCAAGATTTAGAATAAAATTTTCAAAAGAAATAGGAACATTATCCACATCTATCAAATTTCTTTTTCTAAATGCAGCAATTTGATTATCTTTAATAAATTTAAATTCTCTATCTATTGGTTTATAGCCATAATTTTTATACGCTTGCATATAAAAATCATAGCAATATTTGATTATATCTTCATTAGAATAATCATTAGTCTTTAAATTTTCAAGATAGCGGTAATAAAGATATATCATGGTAACAGTTGATTGTCTTGCTATCGCATTTATCGGAGCATTTGCTTTAATTCCAATTTGAATAGCATCAAGAGTGTTATAAGTAAAGCCAATTAAATCCCTATGGCGATAATCAAAATTATTTTCTCTTGTAATGGATTTTTCATTCCACTTCCAAGAGTAAGTAATACGATCTTCAAAACGGATTCCGTTATTTGGATCTTTCTGCGCGCAAAGCATTACCGCGCAATTAAAACCTTTATCTTCATTTTCCCGACTGTCGCTAAAGACAATTTTATTTTCATTAAGAAACTCACGAGAGTAAATTTTTCCAAATATCCATGTATTATCTTTAACATGAGGAATTTTTCGTCCATCGCTACACTCTTCGACAAATGATGTGAATATAGCAGGTCTTTTCTTATTAACAAGCATCAATCCACGCATATATTCTACGGCATAAGCATTTTCAAAAATGTCGTCTGCATCTATAAAACAAATATAGGGCGCGGAAGTAATGTCTATCCCTAATTGGCGGGCATAGCCAGGTCCTTTATTACGATTTAAATGGAGTACATTTATATTTAAGAAACGCTTAAAAAATGCAATAATATCATCAATATTTTCATCAGAACAATCATCAATAATAGTCACATTTATATCGTCTAAAATTGTCTGTACTTGGATACTACTTAGGCATCTAACTAAAAAATCTTTTTGGTTATAAAAAGGAATTATAACATCAACTCTTTGATTGTCCATCCTTTAATTCTTTCTCCTTAGATTCAATTAACTCTGCTTCTGCGGATTCAATAATTTCTGCGATATTGTCAACTTCAAAGAAATAACCAACCGAATCAAAAGCTTTCTAACGAACCATGCAAAAAGTAGCTGGATTTTGACCAAGAATAGATTCTAATTGTTGTGAATTAAATCCAGTATAAATTATAATTTTTTTGACACAATCAAGCATTATTCTACGATATTCTTTCGCATCTCCACGTCCGAGTTGATAAAATCCTTGGACATAAAAATAAATGAACAGGAAAGAACTTAAACCTTGAGATAAAATTTCCTCTAAAGATAATTCATTATGTAACTTATCAAGAGGACCTAATGCACTCATAACATAATCTTGAAAATGATTACAAAATAAATCTAAACCAGTTTCGTGTCTATGAGATAGAGACTCTGGTCGATTAACCCAATTATAAATTATTAAATCACAATTTAAAGTTGGTGCGCCAAGATGCTCTGTCATTAAACGAGTTAAAATTGAAAAATAAATATCCTCATGCGTTTCAAGCCCGTCACAAAAAGTTAAATCATGGTCTTTTAAAAAACTTCTTCTAAAAAATTTTCCATGAACCCAATTCATTCCTTTTTCAAGAGAATAAGGAATTACTTCACCAGATTGGGCTACCTCTTGGAATCTAGTTTGAATTATATTGCGGCTGGGATTATTGCGAATGATTGTTCTAACTCTATTGAAAGTATTAGGCACGAAGAAATCATCATGGTCACAAAAAATAACCCAATCACCATCGGCGTTATCAATACCAAACTGACGAGCCATGCCAGTCCCAAGATTCTTTTCAGTTTTTACTTTTTTAATATGAAGTGTTTCTTCATAAGGTTTTATTGCTTCCTCAAATGGCTCTGTTGAACAATCGTCCACAAGGACAACTTGAATTTTATCACCTAAGTGCTAATTCACAATTGACTCAAGTGCCGCTGCAATATATGGAGAACTATTAAAACAAGGAATTACTATTGAAAATTGATACATAAAAAATACCTCTTATGAGTATAATTATACTATTTCTAATATAATTATATCACAAGAGGTAAATCTTGTCAATTATTTATGGATATAAATAACCTCATCAAAATTCGGAGACAAAGAAAGATAAACATAAGGAGATAAAGAAGTATCCACTTCTCCAATAAGAGAAATTTCATTCAAATGAGTAAAAGATTGAGAAAACTTAAAATGCTCAATTTTTCTAAGTAGCAAATCGCAAGACCATTTATCTGCATCATGTTGAACTCGTTGAACATAATCTTTCTCATCGAAAGGGGCATAGCGAATAGAACCCTGCCAATCATTCTTAACATTGGTTTTATCCATATTCTTAATGCCAAGTTCATCCGATTTGCTTACTTCATTTTTTAATGCACCCGCGCCATGCCGAGTAAAATAACTACGCGAAACATAGCACACTTCAACATCAAATACTCCATCCAATTCTCTTAATTGCTCGATTACCCAATCAGAACCAGTATGAGACGGAGTAAGATGCGGAAAGTCTTTTTTATTATCCATATCGAGAGCAAGCCCCTGTCCGCCCTCAAAAATCAGAGTATCATAATAATCTAAAATTTCATTCAAAGAACTAAAATAAACGGACTTTTTAAAATCCATTAAGTCTTTTACAAAATTAGCAAGAGTAATCTCACTGAAGAAGTTTTTACGCCACTCCATCGTAAAAATAATATCCGTTTCTTTCATCCGCTTTTCAGCAAAATACTTATCCCGAATAAATTTAATCTTACTATAAAGTTCACCAAAAGACATAAAAAGTTCTTTACAAGTAAAATGAAATCCTTTATTTACTCGATTAAAAGTCTCAAAAATCCCGCAGCCACACGAACCATGACGACTTTTCCCTCTTGATTGCTCAAGAGCCTGATTAAATAAAATATCATAAGGGGTCGTGATTTCACAATCCCAGTCAACCCAAGTTCGCCCACGATTTACATGAAGTCCCTCTAATTCCTTTTTCTCAGAAAGAAAAATAAAAGGATTAACCATGAAATGATAATTGTAAAAGGTATCTACGTCTTGATATGACGCCGCGCCAAAAGCATGAAAAATGTGTCGGAAATCTCCATTTTCTACAGTATGCCCACGCTGAGCACCGCCATTGAAAAGAATATTCAGACATTTTTTATGCTCCTTATTAGCTTGGCGCGCAAAGTAATTGGTCATTAACCCTTTACCTTCGTCACCGTAATTTGCGCCAATAACTACCTTTACTTCTTTCACGATTAATCCTTTCTTTAATTACCAGTTAGTCCAAGCAGTATCTTCGCTAGTCGGCTCCGCACTTTCAAGAGTCTCAAAGCCGTTATAATGACCCTCGACAATAGCCGTGATCAAATTCGGAAGCTGCTCAAGAGTAGCTACCTTATAATGACCAGTGGGGAGAATCTTCTCAAAAGACTCGTCAATTCTCTTCGCACGATAATCATAGCTGCTAGATGGGTCATCAATAGAAATATGGAAAATATCATACTTCTCTGCCGTCTCGTCGTATAGCTCTTTGGTTTTAACATCGGCCTGGAGACTATCGCCAGTTGCTTTCTTGAGTCCGTAGGATTCAAGAATAGGATTAAGCGGTTCATCACCTAAAGTGATAATCAAACCCTTTTTACCCTTTGCCCAGCAATCTAGTTTGCAGTGACGGCTACCCATATACCATGCAGCAGTATAACTCTCATAACCGTTGCCACCACCGCCACCTTCAAAATAAATCTTCTCCATCTGCTGCGCGATACGAACATCGCTTTCAAACTGAGTCAGCTGGATAGGAACACGATCACACTCAACGTCGCCAATACCCATAAACATAAACTGGACGTCTTTGGTTTTCTTAATAACCTCAGTCATAATGTCACTCAACTTCTGAGCGCAACGAGCAGATGCCGTGCCCATAGAACCAGTTACATCAAGACCAATAATAACTGGCAAACTATTAGGATGCTCCTCAGAATCACAAGCTTCACGCATTACATTCATCGGAGAAAGAGCCTGATTAAGCCCTTTCTGCTGATAAATGTCGTATACGGAAGCGCAATTAAGTGCGTCCATGTTGCACGCTTTAGTAGTAGAACGATATGCAGTATAACTCTGCGCAGTCCAAGAACCTCCACCCATAAATATACCTCTTTCTTTAATTAAACAGTAGTATTTTCGTTATTAGCAGTCGCTGCTTCGGCAGGAACGGCAGTCTGAACAGGAGTAGTCATTACTGCCGGAGTAGTAGTGATAGGGGCAATGGGATTCATAGCATTCATCAGCCCAGCAAAAGGATTATTATTGCTCATCATAGACATTGCCATAAAAGCCATCATCTTATTGTCGCCAGAACCAAACCCCTTCAGCATCTCAGACATCATCATAATTTGCATGATATTCTTCGGGTCAACGCTGGTACCATTCGCACCACCAAACATAGACACAATCTTGGAATAGAAATAAGTATTACCAAGGAAGACCAGATGCTCAGGTACGATAGTCACAATAGTCGAATCTTCATAGCGGAAAGCGGTAATCTGATTATTCTCAACCTTGATAACCGCAGCAGGCTTGTTATTCACAAGGATAATATCGCCCTTAAATAGCGTATTGGTCGGAATGCAGAAAAACATTTCATCACCAACATCAAGCACAAAATCAGAGCAATTGACAAGATTACCAGTCGCAACATCATAAGTCTTATAGCCGTTAGAAGTCTTAACTGCAATGCCACCAGTCAAACTAAGACGGCACCAACCAGCAGGAATCTTTCGGAACATTTTATTAAAACTATCGAACATAGAATTTACTCCTTTTCATATTTTCTGTAATTATTATAGCATACTTACCACATTTTGTCAAATATCTTCTTTTCTACATCCTTGCTCCCAAAGTTTCTTACTAGGAGCCATCCATTCAATTTTACAATGAGGAATAATGACTATCGCATTACTTCCATTTAGTCTAAAATAAAATCTGCTATCTGTAATATTCTCCAACTTGCCACAAAATTGCCGGTTAATAGTAGTCATAGGCATAAAAAAATCATCTTTTAGGCAAACAATATATTCTACTTTCTTGATTTCCATATTATCTCCTTTTTTATTTTCTATAATAATTATAGCATAAGAATTAAAAATTGTCAATAAAAAAGAGCATAGATTTCTCTATGCTCTAAAACTTATTCTAAATTTTCGTCTTTGTAGTCGGGAAAATCTTCAACTACTTCTTGAGTTTCTTCAAATATCTCTGGAACAATTGTAACTAAAAATGGATTTTTACTAGAAAGACGAACTCCATTTGGGTAAGTCGTTTCAACTTCGGTCTAATAAGTTCCCATTCCAGCAATATCTTTTTTAAATAAAACACATTGAGCTTGTCCATTTTCGGCATCTACAATTTTAGCTTCTTTCCAAAACTCTGTTCCTTCCGAAGGATTTGCAAATTTAATTCTAATTTTTGAATTGGTTATATCTGAGACTTGTTTGTCTTTAGATATAGTGAATAATAACTTGATACCATTATCATTCTGTTGGAGTGTTATTTTTTGTGCCATTTAAATCACTCCTAACTTTTTATCCAAGAATTGTAAGTGTGGCGATCAAGGAATTGCAATCCATAAAATTCAAAAGTAGAAGCAGCCGCAGAATTAATGCGAATTGAGTGCCAACCTTTTGACACTATATCAATTACAGGAGCAGTATAATCCCTAATTTGGAATTTTGAATAATAACCTTTGTTGCTCAAATTTCTCCATTCAATAGAGCAAGTAGACGGGACACTAATTCCATTGGTCGCGTGCTCATCACCGTCATCTACAATTAAACTTTCTTCATTATTCCATTCGAATGTATTCTGCGGGCAACCTTGCGTTGCACCAAAGTCAAGCGCTAAATCAACCTTAAATTTACTTTGCTTTTCAGCATCAGTATAAACAGAAGAAGCACTTGCATACAAATAAGGGACTGCAACCATTCCATCTTGAGGGCAATAAAAACTATAATAAATAGCCCCATCATCTTGCTGATTGTTTGCATTAGTATGGCGCTTAGTTAGCTCAACAATTTGATTTGCATAAATATCAGCATAAGTAGTCTCTAAACTAATATCTTTTGCAAAACTAAAGCTGTATTTACTATCTCCTTTAACTGTTGATGGAATTGAATTAGGATTATCCATCCAATAGGTAGTTCCAGCCGCAAGATTTTGAGTATTATTGTAGCAAAGAGAATAAACTTTCTCATACATTGCCCAATAAGCATCACCATAAACTTTGGTCTCAACCATCTTTTCGGAATCCCAAGAATCTGTCGCAGCATTAGCTACATCAGCAGCATAAGCCGTAGCAATAGGAGATGCAATCTTCGCTACTGCACTATTAATATCTGAGCGCGCTTTCAAATCAGCTTGACGCCATAAGACATTATAATAAGGAAAATTATCCAAATTAAACTCAATCTTTTGCCCATCTGGAGTATTATATACTAATTGTCCGTCAACAATTTTCGCGGTTTCATTATTACTTAATGGATAATTCATATAAACAGTCAAGCCCATATTTTCACGACTTGGCTCAGTTGCATAAAGGTCTGGACTGTTTAATAGAGTAGGCATCGTTGGAGAATGCTTTGAATAATCAATAACAGCATTACCACGCACATTAATATTGTCTTGTTGAACACGAGTGGATAAGAACAAGCCATCTTCAACAATTAATGGACGTCCTAGGTATCCAGCAATAAACAATGATGCCATCTCTTTGCCAACTGTATTATTACCGTCATTAGTCATATGGGTAAAATCAATACATTGATTACCATTAAAATTACGGTTAAAGTCGCTTCCGTCAATGACTGGAATGCCATACAACTTGCCAATCTCTTGAAGAACTTCCGCATAAGCCATGACTTGCTGGCGTTTATCAAAATCATAAGAAGCAGCTTGAGTTTGAAGAACTGGTGTAATAATTACGCAAGGAGTTCCATTATCAAGCTCACGCTCAATTAAAGCGGTATAATATTTAAAAAACTCATTAACATGACCTTTATATGCACTATTGACAAAATCTGCACTTGCGTCATTGATACCAAGATTGCACATCCAAATATCTGCGCCAGAAGCACCCCAACGATTATATGCACAATAGGCATCATCACCAGTATAAATTTGGCTTACAAGCTCAAACTTATCAAATTCTTGCCCGTCTTTAATACCCTTACCAAAGACTTCGTTGAGCGCTTCAATCATTACTTCTGGCGGACGCACTTTAGATTGACGAGTACTGCCACTCTTCTTTAAGGTACGGTCAAAAGCAGAAGCAGTTCCTTTTCTATTGTCTTTATACATACCATCTGGATAGGTAAAAGTAGTAGGAACAGCAATTACAGTCGATGCGTCCAATCTTTCATTTGCATTACCAGTATAATAATTTGTTGCGTTACTATCATCATTAATACCTGTTGATTTTAAAGTATTATAGCCAAACCAAACAGAGTCTCCGCACATCGCAATCTTAAAATGAGTATCCGCAAGAGTATCCCAGCAATACTGTGTAAAAGTACGAAGCTTATACTACTTCTAACCCATCAAATAAACTTGCTTCTGATGGTAAGAATCATATTTGCTTAACTTTTCAATTTGATTCTCAAAATTATTAAAATTATCTTGATTATACTCTGGACCGTTATCAATCCATTCTGTCTTTTTATACTCTGATATTAGCACTATTTATCTCCTCCTTTATATCGGTACTAGATATATTTTCGGTGCGAGGTAAATAAATTACGCTACAATAGTCACGAAGCGATTCAAACTTACCTTTCCAATCGTCTCCCATGACAAAAATATCTACTTGATTATTCATTATGTCACGCTTTTTCTGCCACCAGCTATTTTCTGGAATAATTAAATCAACGCAATCAAGAGTAGATAGTAATTCTTTCCTCTAACTAAAGGTAAAGTAAGATTCTTTTCCTTTATCTCTATTAAATTTATCTGTTGATAAACCTACAATTAATCTATCTCCCATGCTCCGCGCGCGAAGAAGAAGATTTAAATGCCCTTGATGAAGTAAATCAAAAGTACCATAAGTTAAGACAGTTTTCAAAATAGAGAGTCAAACTCCTTTTTTGTTTCTTCATTGTATTTATATGGGTCAAATACAATAATAGGTTTGTTCCAAGAATGAATCGAATCTTCAAGTGCAGCTCTAATAGCGTATTCATCTGTTCCATGAATTAAAATATCTGCTATATCCGTTACTCCCTTATCTGCACCAAAGTCTGTAACAATAGTTTTTCTGCCAAGTACTTTCGCTTCAATTACAGAAAGTCCTTGTCCCTCATAGATAGATGGAAGAATATTATAATTCGCATTCCTCATATTAGCAAATGGATTTTTATTATATGGAATTAAATGAATAAAATCGCAATCTTTTATTTCTTTAAGAATCTTATCTTTTAATTCTCCATCACCCATAATATAAAGTTGAGTCTTATTATATTTTACATGAAAATCTTTAAAAGCTTTAATCAAATTAAGTTGATTCTTTGCGGGAGAAAGACGCGCCACATTCAAATAAACTGCTTCTGTCGAAAAAGAATGTGGCTCAAAATTTGCATATTTAGGATTTGATTTTTCAAGTAAATCGTAGAGTTGAGCAATAAAATTATGGACTAATACCATCTTAGATTCATAAAAAGGAAAATCTTTTTTATTAGCTTCTAAACATTGCTCACTAACAGAAACTATTTTATCATACATGGAGTAAGTGGAATAAACTGCATTAAGAGAATCTTTTAAAGGATATTTGCCATCAATTTCTCTCATTTGATCTAATTTCATTATATTATGTTGCCAAATAATTTTTTGAGTAATAGGAGAATTTTTAATTCCATAGGCAAAAAAATAAGCATAAAAAGGACTATAACCAGTAAAATTGATTATCGCATCAAAATGAGTATCTCCAAAACATCTTCTCCATTCTCTACGATAAAGCTCGCGTGGAAACATTTTATCTAATTCAAAAGAATCTGTCCCTTTTTTAAGACAAATCTCATTCGCGCAATGCTCAAGTAATGTTTGATTATATGTTCCTGCACGGACTAGTAAACGAACATTAGGATTAATTTCATTTATTTTATCCAAATAATCTGGATTGTCTTTTTTCAAAAGAACAAGCGAAACATCATATTTACTATAATCAATTCTATTGAATAAAGAAAGAATCGAAGATGTTACTCCGTTTGGCTTAAAATCTCCAGCATAGAATAACAAACGCTTTTTGTTATTTGTTTCTAATGTGCTGAAACCCTCTACGCTCAAAAGCCTTATTAAAAATTCATAAATATTTATATCTTTATCAGTCCAAACATTAGTCCCTTGTTCCCAAACTTGTCGCTGAACTTTTTCCCAATAATCATCGAGATTCTCAAGATATGTTTTAAAAGTCTCAATATTCTTCGCGGGCGCGCATGGGAAGTCTTGGTATAATCCTTGCTTTTGACAATATTCCTCATAATCGGGCGCATAAAAAATAACTGGATTATCACCATAATTTATCCAATCATAAAAAACACTTGAATAATCTGTCACCAATAAATCGCAAATTGGAAATAAAGTATTTATATCAATAGAAGATGGAATATATTTTGCTCTATTTTCATAATCTACATGATGTGCTTTAACTAAAACACGATAACCGTAATTTCCCAATTCTCGAATAATTTCAGTATCAATAGAATACTTTCCATCGCGCCAAGTAGGGGCATACAAAGCGATTGGTTTTCTTTCTTTTGATAAATCCATTATTCCTACCATATCAAGCTGCTTAAAAATTTGTTTTTTAGGGATAATTAATTCTTTTCTAAAATCCTTTGTACGGATTATCTTACTATTACACAAACCATTAAGTCTCGCAGCGCCCAAATACATTTTTTCTATTGAATCATCACTAGCAAGTAAATAATCAGCACTTAAAAAATTTCGCATAACATTTCCAGTATTCATTTTATTATTAGGAATATCAAAAAATAGTTTTTTACGCGGGATACCATGCCAAGTATTCACATAAATTTGTTCAGGCTTTTTTGTCCAATAGGTAGGAAACGTATTATTATTAATTAGATAATGTGCGATTGAGATATATTTAAGATAATCATTTGAGCCATATAAAATAAATCTTATATTCGGTTTGTCTGCATATTCTAATAATCTAAAATTATTATTTTCAAAACTATTAATTACCCAAACATGAATATAATCATCAAATTTTTTATTACGCAAAAATTCCAAAAAAATTGCGTAAGGACTATCAATCATACCCGCGCCCGCAAATGACTCATATAAAATAACGTTGTTCTTAATTGGCATATTGTAATAATCAATATACTTTTCTAAGAACAACGCCTGTTTATTATTATGAGATTTTCTGGCGCTTTCAATGATATTCAAAATTTCATCATTCAAGCGCGTCACACCCTAACTTTTTATAAATTTCCTCAGCAGTCATTAATGTATTCTTAGACGAATCAGATTGAATTTGAATGTCTTTCTCGTCTAATTCATAAGCATCTGCCATATTAGTACTCCACTTCTATCTTATACTCAGATGTGTAAGAAACGTTAATATTATAAATTTTATCTATTGAATTAACCATATTCAGTTCTGGTTGGATACCTATTTCAAGAGGAGCGTTAATTAAATAAGTTTCCGAAGAACCAGAATCATTAATTCCAATTAAACGAATATAATAATTTTGATTCTGTAAAGGAATAATAACATTACCTCTGTTCCAAGCGTAAGTATTATATAAGGTATAATTCTCCGATTCGAGAGATTTGATATATACTTGAACACGTGGAACTCTTGAACCAGTCCAACTAACTTTTAATTGAGTTGGACTAATTAATTCAAAAGAAGCAATAATCTGGCTATAAATCTTTTCATCAATTAGCAATTGATTTTTTCGTGCAGAAACAATATTCTCACTAACTATTAGACCTGGAAAAGCCCAAACTGTTTCTGAAATAGGCAAGAAATTCGGTGCGCCAGATGGACGCTCACTAATTCTTAAAAAGACTTTATTGCTAATACTTTCTTGAGGAATAGAACTAATCTTTAATTTCTCTTGATAATAAATATCATCTTTCTTGACACGGCTAATTCTAAAAGGCAATTTGATAGGAAGCTAAATTCCTATTTTATATTCGTCTAAAGCAGTAGGTAATTTTATTGGAAGCTAAATTCCCATAACAATCACCTCAATCTTGATAAATTAGTGTAGCTGTACTAGTATATTTTTGTCCATTTATACCAGAATCATCAATATGAGTTTTAATATAAATTGGAGCTTTCACATTGTCATAGCTAATAATGAAATCAGACAAGCGATAAGATAAAGAACCTTTTTGTAAGTTGACATCAAAATAAGTTTTCCCACCAGTAGTGTAAGTCTTATCGAGATCTTCAAGAACCTTTACTTTTTCATTTGTGCGGCTAGTACTTGTTTTATTTGGATTCCATGCAAATTTATATAAATCAATTTGTTCATTGTCTTTATAAAATTCAAAACAAGGAATTCCATCTTCATTATTATAAAGGCAAATTCTAAAATCTGTCAAAAGCGGATAATAATTAAGCCAAATTGAGCCGGTATCTGCAATAATTGTGCCGTAGCTTCTATCTGACTATCCAGCAATGCCTTTTCCGCCAACTGTAATTTTTAATTGGAATTTATTCTCATATTTAGGACTAGTAAAAAATTCAATTAAATATCCAGTATTATCATTATCTTTTGGATTGCCCATGCCATTTATACGAGCCGCAAAAATAGCCATTGAAACATTTTGCTAATTTGATGGTAAGCTATTAAATGTTTCTTTATTATAAGTATAACCCATTTTAAAAGAAAAGTCAATATTTTTTGCATTCTCAAGAGCAAGTTGACTTCTCCCATAAGATTGAGAAGTAGAATCGTCTTGGTAATAAGTTAAAATAGGAGGAGTAAAATCTTGCTTTGCACTCCCAAGCAAATATTTAAAAATGCTTGAACTTGTGTTTTTAAAAGAATCAGCAGTAGTATCTTGACCAGTGGCGAATTTTCCTGCTTCTACAACTCCTAAATCAAGAGTTGAAGAATAAGTTCTGCCGTCTAAGCTAAAAGTCTACCAATTTGAAGCCAATACAGAATCTGCATCTGTACTATCTTCTGCTGTTGAAGTAATACTTACATTCCGCGCGGCTTCATCACCATCATTTTTAACATAAATGGTTGAAATATGGTCATAACCTCTGCGCACTTTTCCTAAATCTAATCCGATAGTAGTATCTAAAAGTTTAGAAGCCGCATCATAAAACTATAATTTTACACTCATTTATTAATCCTCCGAACCATAATCTATATCAAGAAGAAAATATTGAGTACCAGATAACTTAGTATCTGATGGAATTTGGCTTCTTAGATATATAATACCTAAATCATTTTTAGTTATCATTTTAATATTATCAATAACCATATTAGACATATTGGCAGAAATCGGCTCATAGCCAATAATTTTTGGAATAGATTCTGTCGCAGAATAACAAGATTTACGCTTATCTTCCTCTAAAACATAGACAAATGACGGGTCTTTAGTTGTGTCTGTTGTATCCAACCAAATTTTAAAGACCGGAATGCCATCTTTATCTTCAAGAGAAAGAGTAACCTTTGTGCCATTTACAGAATTTCCTAAATCAAAATCTTCAAGAGGAGTCCACCATGCTTTATTTTTCTTTGGATCACCATACCAAATCTATAAAGCATATTGATGTCCAAGCTAATAAATTGTGTCTTTAAAATCTTCTCTTATCCCAGAAATTGTGATAATATAATTGTCTCTAAAAATCCACCCGATAAAAGAATTTTTTAAGCAACTCATTGTTGCAGAAATAGTAAAATCTTTTGCTTTTCCCAAAATATTTTCGGGTGGAGTTAAAATTGCAGTTGTATCAGTATTTTCTGGGAGATTAGAAAATCGAGAATCTACTCCGTAAAAATATAAAGATTTTGAATAAACATACCAAGGATCAATTGATGCGGGATTATGCCATGTCACCCAATCATCACTTGCTATTGGCTATGCAGATTGATAATCATAAACATCGAAATCTTCGACGTAAATATTTTTACCAACCGCAAATTCTCCTGGGGCAATATTTTCAAGAGAAAGGATTTTATCATAATCATAATCTTTACTAAAAGATAATCCTTTCCAGTCTAAAATTGAAGTATTATTATTATATGCTTCAAAAGAGACAGTAGGATTTACAGCCGTTTTTGTCCCAGAATTATAAATTCTTAGTGCTCCTATACCAGAAGCACCTTTAAAAATATCTCCTAAGCTATAAGTTCCATTTAGCGCGGTCGATATTTTGGTTGTTTCATCATAACTATAAAAATCTAATTGAGCTGCCATTATATCACCGCCTTTTATAGAGTTTCTATTGGTCGCCCAAGTACAATAATTTGACCAGTCGTCGCATTGCCTTTAGCGATTACTTTAAACTTTATTTCTAAAAAATTGCCTGGCGCAAGAGTTTCAGCAATAAGTCCTTTTTCTTGCCCGTTTTGAACAAGTTTTATATCTAAATCATCATTAGAATTTGGATATATGTAACAAAGTTCATTAAGCGCGCCTTTGTTATAAAGGTATCTCGTCGCAATCTTTTCTTTATTTAATTGGACAAGATTAAAAGGAATTTTATATATAAACTTATTAGTTGTTACATCTAATTGTCCTTCAAGTGGTTCTATTGAAGCATCTGGTTTTAAATAAAGACTAAATCCTTCTACCGAAGCATCAAATAAAACATCAATATTTAAGCAATAACCCATAATACGATAACCATTTGAATTTAAATGGATACCATCACCAGATTTTTTAATTGTTCCATCTGCATTTAATTCTGAGCCAGAAGAATAAATATCATTCATTCGATAATTAGTAGGATCAGTAGGATCTTCTCTTAAATATTTCCCATTTTCTTGGGCATCAAAAAAATCAACCATATAAACGCCATCAAGAGATGCTACATAATCTTTAAGCCAATTATTGAAAGCATCAAATGCTTTTCTCATGTCTGCGCTTAAACCATTTCGAGGTAAAAGATTTCCTACTACTGGAACAACTTCATTGTTAAGTGCCAAAGTAATCATTGCTTTTACTGCTGGAACCAATCCATAATAGGTTGTTCGCATACCGTTCTTTTCAAGTACGATTGGAGTTTCAGCGAAAATCCATTCATCCATTGTTGCACTTGAATCAATACCAGAAACCACGGTTGCGCCATTAAACAAAGAAAGGTCATTAGTTCCACATTGAATAATTGTGTAATCTGGATGCAAGGAAAGAATTTCTTTTTCAAAACGATTTTTAACTTGATAGCCAACTTCTTCTCCTGTACCATAATTATACACATTATAATTTTTGCCAAGCCTATAACTAAGCCAATATTGATACTAAGAAGTTACATCTTCAGAAGTATTATCATTAGCATAACTTACTCCATTACAGCAGTAAGTACCTTTATGATCTTCTGCGCGGAATGCGGCGTGTCCAGCAGTAATAGAGTCTCCAATAGTACCAATAATAGCTAAACGAGTAATGGTTTTTAAATCAAAAGAAGAAGAATACGATTGATTTTCGCAATCATAATCAAGAATTAATTGAATATCATTCCTTTCTCCTACTGACGAACCGCGAATTGGAGAAGTTGAATAATAACAATGATGATATTTATCATCTTGAATTGCGAAAAGAGAAAATACTTCTCCTTTTAAATGCGAGACTGCATTACTACGTTTGACTGTTACAAGAAAATTAACTCCGTTTTCTTGTTTATCCTGAATAACAAAATTTTCTATGCCATCAGTAAATTCATCGCCTACGGCGCAATCAAATACGTCAGCAATTAAAAACTAAGTTTGTTCGTCGTCAATATCTTCTAATAAAACAATAGGATCAATATTGCTACTAAGAATACCAGAAGACATAATAGTTTTATTACCTAATGAATCAAGAGAATAAAGTTGAGTATAATCCGTAACAACAGTTGCTTTCGTTGAAGAATTATGCGATACGGGAATCGTAGAATGGTATCCTCTTGATATAGTTAATCTCTTAGTTGAATAATTAACCGATTCAACTAAAATTTCTTCATCGTCAACTTTTAAAATACTTCCTGGCGCGATTCCTTTAACGTTCGTTAAATCTAAATAAGCCTAAGAAGTATTAATAGCATACTAAAGGAAATAAGTTCGTCCTCGTAATGAAAGCTCTATTAAAGTATATTTTTTATCATCGTCTGCTTTTAAATAAATAGTATTATGTTTTGTTTGATAAGTAACTATATTATGATAAGTTGAAAAACCCTCATTAGAAGCATCTAATAAAGAGCCGTCGTAGCTCTCAGAGTATAACCTAATAGCCATAACAGTCTCCTTAAATAATCTTCATATTAACCATGCCGATATTTAAATCGTCATCATAATTTTCAAGAGCATAACCAATTACTTGATCGCCATATTCTGCACGTTTGCCAACTCCTAGTACTGCGCTAATAGTTATTTTATCACCTTTTTCTATTGGTGCCAAAACCTTAACTTTTACACGTCCAGCAAGTCCTACAGGAATATATTTGTTAATATTGTATTCAACAAAACTTCTTCCTTCTGGCGGATTTTCACCACCAATTAAATGACTAAATTGATTAGAATGAACGCCAATCAATAATTTATCACCAGCTGACGCGCGCTTATAGGCTTCTTTTTCAGAATCCATATCAAGAGCAATAATATCACCTGGTTCCGTGTATCCACTGCGTGGGAAAAATTCAGCATAGTCATTAAAAACTGAACCAAAAACTTGGGAACCAGTGATAGAGCCATCTGCCCTAATATTATTTTTAACATATAATGAATTAGATTGTAATTCATTATTAACCGTAAGTTTTTTATTTGAAGTTACATCATTACTGAAAGCTGTTTGTGCAGAAATATTTAACGTTCCACTAGTAATGTTAGTTGTTGAGCCACCTAAATTCTAAATACCATTTAAATTAGTAGTACCTGTTGAATCAATAGTATTTGAATAGGATGCAGAGCCGGTAAATTTTGCAGGGCCATTAACATTTAAACCGTTAGAAATAGTAACTGGATTAGTAGTAAAAGAAGTTTTTCCTGAAAAGGTATTTGCTCCAGAAGAATTAATTCCGCCAGCAATGTTCAAGGTAGAGCCTGGAGTTGTTTCTAAAGTCCCAGAAAGCTCATTTTCTCCTCTTAGAGAAACATTGCCAGAGAAAGCTGAATTCCCAGTAAAAATATTTTCTTTTGAGAAAGTTGTTGGACAAGAAAATTTTACCTTATTGGTAAATTCCATCTGAGTATCATATACAATGGTCGTTGTTGAAGCTGTACCACTTGCTGACATTCCAGATAGATAATTAATTGTATCATATAACTCTTGAACTGGCTAACCGCCAGCTCTACTAGGGTCAAGATAGTATTTATTAGCCATCTATTTTATCCCTCCATTTTTTATCTAAGATTAAAGTAAAAAAGTGTTAAATATTATATAATAAAAAAATAGGGAGAGACAATTAGTCTCTCCCATTAAATTACTTATCTAGTTTTTCGAGAATCGCACTCAAAAAATCATCAGTCTTTTTTACTGCGGTTTTAGTCGCATCTTTTGCTGCTGGGACAATCTTAGCAGAAAAAATATCAGCCAGCTCTTTCTTGAGGTCTTCTTTACTTACTTTCTTACCGTTAAGATAGAAAGTATACTCTTTATCATTATTACAGCAATCTTTAAGGATTTCCTCAAGACGTTTCTCGGTATCCTTTACATGAGAAATGCCAAAGAAATCATCATAAAAATCTTCATCGCAGACTTCGTCGTCATCGTTATCATTGTAATCTTCATCATTTTCTTTATCTTCACAATCACAATCACAAGTATCATTGCACTTATGCTCGCAATCACAGCTATCAAGGCTCAACTTACCGTCGCGAGAATCGTCAAGCAATTCATCCATAATGTCTGCATTATAGGCCTCATTAAAGATCTCAACTTCCTCAATAAACTCACGTAGATGAAGGATCAAAGAATCTTTGTCCATCTTACGACACTCGTCATAATCTTTCTTTTCAGGGCAAGTCGCTTCGTGAGTCTTACACTCAGCTTCAGTCTCAAAAAGCTCATCACAATAATCGCAGCAATAAAATTTCTTCATATTAAATATACTCCTTTTAAGTATGTATTTTTCTTAACTTTCTATAATTATTATAGCATGAAGTTAAGAGAAAGTCAAAGAATTTAGCCAGAAAAAGTTCTCCAAAAAGTTGTCCATTTAATGTTAAATTCTTGAGCTTTAGTCTTTGACATAATATAGTCTCTAACTTTTACAGGATCACCTTGAGTAAAAGTAAAATTATTATGAGATTTTTGAGAACCTAAATTATTACTATTTATAAAATTTAAATAACCTTGAGAATAAACTCTTTGATTTTCTAAAGAAGTCGTTAATTCAGATTCATCAAAAGTCTTAGCAAAAGTAATATTAGTTGACATTGCTTTTGTCTCATTATCATTGATAAAATCATATAAAGCAGAAAAAAAAGCCGAAGCAGTTATATATTTACCGTTTATCAAAAATAAATTAACAACGGTAGAAGCTCCAATATCTAAACCTGCAACTTTTATATTTTTACCAGTTTTACTAGAATCAAAACCTAAAGTGTTTCCAATTTCTTCCATCCCAACGAAAGAAATTGCTGCTTTATAAGCCTAAACAGCCTGATCTTTATTATTTTCAGAAATACCACCTTGTGCAGCATTTATCAAAAGGTAAGCTAAATCTATAAAATTATCTTCTGTTAGCATTCCAGTTTCACTAAAAATAGGGCTGCTATAAATTCTATTTAATGCAGAACCTAAAGTGCCACCACTATAAATATGAGTTAAATATTTGTCTGTATGTCGTTTTTCTTCATTTTCTAAACACGCGAAACCTTGATTCATTTTAGCACTAATATTTACCTAGTATTTAGAAGAAAATTTACTTGTGTCATTAAAATCAAAATTAATTTTTAAATCTGTCTGACCAACATTGTACTCATCTGCTCTCACTAATTTACCAGAAGATAAATCCATTTTAGAATATTTTCTTGAATCATTACCCGTATGAGTTAATGTAATTCCAACACCTAGCTGTCCATAAATCTATGGTAAATAAAATTCATTTAAAATATTAGCTAATATTTCTTGAAATTGACCATGTTTTTGAGTTAAATCTCCTTTGTCAGTTCGTTGCATCTCAAATTTAGCCTAATCTCCCTAGGCTATTAGAGCTTTAATCTAATCTGGTGTTTTTTTGCCTTTAGATATTTCTGACATAAAATAAATTAATAATTCATCTTCCAAACCACTTTCTTGAAATGCTTGCCCCATAGAGCCAAAATAATCTCCAACAACAGACCAAGTATTTCCCTTTTGAGTATAACCATAAGTTTTCCATTTACTTTTCATTCTCTCAAATGCTTCTTGATAAGTTACAGCTTTTGATGCCGCAGTCTAAAGACCCCAAGTATCTTGATGTAATTTTCTCCAAAAAGCATCAGTTAAATTTTTTTCACCACGCGAGTTCATAACAATATCTCCCGCAGTAAGTGTGCCAGCCATTGTATTAAAATAACGACTGTTAAAAAACTGCATTAATTCTGCTTGAGAGGTTGCCCCGCCTTTTTGAATAATACTCTAAATTTCAGAATAATTAGCATCGGCTTTTAAATATTCTTTAATTGTTTTTGTTAAATTTGAATCATTATCTAAATGAGAACATAATTCTGTAACTAATCCGTATTCTGTCTATAAACTAATCTATTCCGCAGCTCGAATAGAATCTAATAAACGCTTTTTTAAAGTTTTAATTTTTGTTCCTGAATAAGATGTCTTTTCTGTTGTGCCATGTTCAAAAACAAAAAATAAATTTTCTTTTCTTGCTTTAGGTTTATATATTTTATAAAATCCACTATTATAAAATCGTCCATAATGATTAGATTTAGGCATTTAATCACCTCAAAATAAAAACGAGGGGTATTTTACCCCTCGTCAACTATTATAGAATACTCAATGGGTAAATTTTTAAAATAATCAGCTAAAGAATTATTTAATTCTTCTTTAGTAAAGTATTTAGAATTCATATGAATAATAACTAAATAATTAGAATCAAATTCTCTATTTATTTTAGTTACTACTGTAAAAGAATTAATACTTTCAAAATTTTCCAATAAATATTCTAGTTTTAAAAGAATTGCAAATTTTATAATAAAAATCCTTTTTTAATAAATTTGCCTAAACCGGCATAACTTATTTTGAATTCTTATTATTTTTGCTTTTCTTTTTTTTATTTTATTTTTTGGCTTATCTTTTCTGCACAGTTTAAGCAAATATTAATATCTTCAATAGAAAGAAGTTTTTCCTTACTTCCACATATCACGCATTGTCCTTGCTTAATAATATGCTTTGTTAAAACTAACTTTCCATCTTGTTCACATAATTCAATCTCATCATTTGACTTCCAACCTAAACTATTCCGTAATTCCATCGGAATTACGATGCGGCCTACGCTATCAATTTTCTTTATTATCATTTACATCCTATTGAGGTGGATTCATCATATTAATGAAAGTGGCATAAGAATGAGTTTCAATCATTGGTCCTGTTCCACCTGCAGCTTTTTCTCGAATATCAAAATATGTCGCGGGGTTTCTATATGTCCATTCAATTATTTGATCATTGGTAACACTCAAACGTTTTTCTGTATAATCAAGCAACTGTTTAAATTTCGTAAAATTATCATGTTTAAAATTCTAACTATTATAATAAAGAAAACCTTGAATATAAAAATAACCAAACAAAAGCAGAGTTAATAATTGGTTTTGAACAAAATTTTCATCGTGGTATTTTTCATCTAATTGCATGACTGGTTCAAGAATAGAATCAATATATTCTCCATAATATTCTTCCAAATAATTCAATCCAGTTTCAGTTGGTTTATGGCTTAAAGAATCGCCATAAGTATACCAATTATAAGTTGGTACGTCACATTGTAAATAAGGTAAATGACAACAATTCAAAATACCTTTTACAAGGGTAGAAAAATAAATGTCTTCATGAGAATATAAATCTTCACAAAAATGAATATTATATTTTAAAAGAAATTTCTCTCTATTATAAAACTTACCATGAATCCAATTATCTGCACTTGGAAGATATTGTGTAGTCTCTCCAGTTTTTGCATTAATAATATAAAATGGCGTATTTACCATTGTAGTAAGAGTTGGATTTTTTTCAATCTTATCTCTTACCGATTTAAAAGTATCTGAAATAAACTCGTCATCTTGATCAATAAAAGTAATCCATTCTCCTGTTGCATGCTCAATTCCACGCTACCGAGATGGACCCGGACCGCCATTAATTTCAGTTACATATTTTTTAATAAATAATTTATCTTTATATTTATCCAAGATTGGCTAAAAATCTTCAGTTGAACAATCGTCAATAACAATTACTTCAATATCATCAGAACAATTCTAATTAACTATTGACTACAAAAGATTATCAAGTCTATCATCTGGATTATAGCAAGGAATACAAACTGTCCAAAAATGATTCATATATTCACCTAAATAAAATGGTAACAGATTTTTATTTTCTGTTACCATTATATCATATTAAGATTTAAAAGTCAAGAAATTAAGAAATGTCAATAACTAAACTTTCAATTAAAGTATCAATTGTAGTTTCATCAAAAGTAAAGCCATATTTCTCACAATAAGCTTTTACTTGTTTGATTACATAATCTTTCTTTGCTTTACCCTGCTCTTCAATACCGTCGAAATAACCGTTCTTTTGAAGTTGTTCGGCAGCTTCCATTGCAGCTTTAATATATTCTTTTACTCGATCTTGTTGCTCTTGGGTCAATTTTGACTTTAGCCAAGGAATCAAGTAGACTTTAATTACAAAAGTCCCCATAATGGTAAAAATTGCTGCAACTAATTGCAAAGCAGAAGTTAAAATAGGAGTAATATCAACCATATAAATCACCTTTAAGGATCTTCTTGAATAGGAACATCAGATTCTAATAAATCAGTATCGTTTGAATCATCAACAGGAGCCGGATCAGTTAAATCAACTGTATCATCAGTGGAACTATTCTATCCTTTTTCTGCCGTCTTAATCCATGCATTAAAACCATTCTCCGCGGTCAATGCTGCAAAAATTCCAGCATTAAATGAATAATCTGGCAATTGACCTATACGATAACATAAAACCATATAAGCAACAGCATAAATTACTGTACAAGCCATTGTAAAAATTATTATCTTTTTACTGAAGCGTATTTTATCTTTTTTGTTCATAATATGCCTCATGTATGGCTTTTGATTGCAGCTGGGCCTACATAACCATAAACAGTTTTATACCATTGATCTTTAATTTCGGAATAATTAATACAAGTTGATTTTCCATTTTGTGGGCTAGTAATCTATCCGACAATACCATATTTCATACCTGGTCCTTTGCGTACATTCCAACGACCGTCCTTAAAAGTAATAGTCTTTTGAGGAATGGATGGTTGAGTTGGAATGGTCGGTTTAGATGGCCTAGTTGGACGAATTGCACTACGCTCTCCCTTACCAAAAGTATAAACAGAAGAATCTTTTGTCGTAAAATCAGCATCTAACCAGACTAAAGGATTAGTTCTCTTGCCAGACAAACGAACTTCAAAATGTAAATGTTTGCCGTTTGGCCCAACAGGAACAACATGACCAGTGTAACCTGCATAGCCAATCAACTGTCCTGTCATAACTCTTTGTCCTTTTGAAACGACATAACTATCTAAATGAGCATAAAGAGTCTCAATGTTTTTGCCATTATACTTTTTATCATGAAGAATTTTTACGCAATTGCCATAACTATTCGTATCGCCATTGGTTATTCTACCGTTCCAAGTATAAACAAAATTAACTATTCCCGCTCCAGCAGCATAAATTGGCTATTTTAAAGTTACTCTTAAATCAATAGCCTAATGTAGTGAACCAGTAGAATAATACCAACCAGCTGTAATTACATGTCGTCCTTGTAGCGGCCAATCTAATACATAATCAGTAGAAGGAACAATCGGAGTTGTTGAAATTGATGGAGTAGTTGAACTATTTTTCTTATAACCATTTAATCCGGCTTTTTTAATTATACTTGGATAATCTTTGTAACAGTAATCTAAGTCTACATTAGTAGAAATGCCATTAACTTTTCCTTTTGACGAATATTGCCACATTCCATATGGGAGTTTAGCGGAACAATTTGTTCCATACTATGCAATCCACATATCATAAGAAGTTAATTGATTATAATTTAAACGATTATTTAACCAGTCTGTGCTACAATAAAGCGCAGCATAATATCCTTTTTTTTCAAGAATATTAAGTGCTGTTTTGACAAGTTCTGTTTTTTGAGATTTTGTTAAAGCAACAATGTCTTTTTCATATTCTTGATCAAAATAAATAGGATATTCAAATTGTTTTCCTTCTATTGTTTTTAATAGTGCGGCCATTTCTTGATGAACTTCACTTATTGTTGAAGCGTAAGAATACCAGTAGACACCAATTGGAATATTATGTAATTTTGCTTGCTTATAGTTTGTTTCAAATTGCGCATCAACTTGAGCTGGATAATAACTACCATAGCCCGCACGAATAATTACAAACTGCACATTAGGATCAGTTGCAAGCTAATCCCAATTAATAATCCCTTGGTGTTTTGAAACATCAATACCTTTATATTTTGGGGTCATAAATCCACCTCCATTTATTCTAAAATAAAAGTAAAAAGTTATTTAATAAGATCCATTTAACTTCAAATTCTTTTGTCAGAATTAGTTTTTTTATCAATATAATTAATAATATCTGATAATGAACTACCACTAAGAGTAACCGCATCAATACTTTGCAAATCGGTTGGTGAAACGAAATCAGTAGAATTTTTATACGCCGCCGTTCCTAACCCATGAATTTTAACATTGGCTCCTGAATCCCGAATTGAAGTTGGACCAGCAATAGACCAATCAACTCGAAAACTTCCATTAATTGTTCCTTCTGAAAATGTATAGGTAGTATCATTAAAAGATGCATTTTGTGGAACATCTGTATTTACCGAATAATTATTAACTAAACTTGCATTTGTTGCTTCGTTTGCATATTTTGCGGTCGAAGCAATACTTTTTGGATAACCATTTTTATCACGACAGTAAATTTGCCCATCTATTGTAGCAAAAATTTCACCATATTTATTTTTATCAACGTTTCCTGGTGGTTTTGGAATTGTTGAATTAGGAATCTATCGTTTAATCTGCATATATCCTCACTTAGAAATTTTATCAGCAATGGTAGAAGCTACCCAAGATTCATCTTTAATTTTAGCTTTAAAGCCTTCTGCTGTGATCCATCCTAAAATTCCTTGAATTAAATCTTTTGTTTTTCCATTGTGACCAATATCTACATGGACTTCAACTTCAGCACGCATTCCATTTTCATGTAAATAAGTATTTAATTCTTTTGCAATTTCTAAACTTTTTTCAGTTTCAGTATAAATTTTAGTATTGACGTCTTTAATTTTATTTAACCAATCAATATGATAAAAATAACGTCCACCATGGCCTTTATCAATTAAACAAATTACTAATACCATTTTTGTTTTATAAGAATTTTGACTATCTGTGCCAACAATAATGCTATAATTATGCTTTTTAGTAATTTGATTTTCTTTAATTTTATCAAGTAAAAATTGATAAATTTCACTTTTTGTCATCTGCCCATTGGTTGGATTAATAAATTTCATTTCTTCCATAAAATCACTCTTTTTAAATAAAATCCGAATAAATATGATATTTTAAATACAGTTATATAATACCATATTTATTCGGATTTGTCAAATTATTTGTGATCTATTAAATGATTTAAAATTTCACTATTAACACCAAGTAAATCTTGTAATTTTTCTTTATCGCCAGAAGTAATATAAGAAGTCAAATGAAAAATTTCCTTTAATATTAATTTAGTATCTTGTTCATTTGTTTCTATTGATGTACGCAATGCAGTAATATCTTCTTTGATATTATGAATTACAGTATCAGTTTTACTATTCTATTCATCAATATATCTACGCAATCTTAATTCTAATTCATTTAAATCGCGTTTTGATGCTTTATTTTGTTCTTCCAACTTTATCACCTTATTTTTCAAATCTTCATAAGGTTGTTTCATTTGTTGGATGTACTTCCATGCGCCGCCAATAGTTGAGATAGCCGCAGCAACAGCAAGTAAAGCACCAATGACTATTCCAATAGTTTCCATCGGTAGCACACTCCTTTATTTCTTCTAAATTAAAGTAAAATTTATATTATAATGTTATAAAGATTTGACAATCTTTATATTTTATGATATAATTAATAAAGAAAGTGAGGATAAAAAATGAAAATAAAATTAAAAAATATTTTTCTTCATTTTAAAAAAATTTGTGTCCATAAATATTGGGTTGGATACTATTGTTTTAAAGTTGGTTTATATTGGCAAGGTATTATTCATGATTTAAGTAAATTTTCTCCAGTTGAATTTTGGGAAAGTGTTAAATATTATCAAGGCATTAATTCACCTATTGAGGTTAACAAAAAAGTAAATGGCTATTCAAAAGCATGGTTTCATCATCGCGGACGGAATCTTCATCATTATGAATATTGGCAAGACAATTTTGATAAAGGTGGTAATCCAATTATAATGCCTCAAAAATATGCCTTTGAAATGTTTTGCGATTATATTGGCGCAGCAAGAGCTTATCAAGGAAAAGATTTTTCTTTTAAGGACGAGTTAAAATGGTGGAATAAAAAGAAAAGTAATGGTATTGCAATGCATCCACAAACTAAAGAATTTATTGATGAGATGATGCGTGCTTGCGCAAGACATGGTGAAAAAGTCATTGATAAAAATTATATGAATGCTGTATTTAGCCACGCGCTTGTTAAAGTTGGTTTTTGTAACAAATAAAGGAGTTTAAATGTTACACCTAAAAGGTTAGACTTTTGGTTATCTAAAAGTTTTACAAAGAGATCCTAATAAAAAGAAATATTGGATTTGTCAGTGTTAGCATTGTCAAGATCAAACAATTAAAAGTATTCGTTCAGATCATTTAACACATGGTGACACGATTAGTTGTGGTTGTATTCAAAAAGAAATTATTTCTAAAAAATTTGCTAAAGATTTAACTGGGAAAATGTTTGGTGCTGTTAAAGCAATTAAACCCGATGGAAAAGATAATAAACATGGTGATATTATTTGGCAATGTTAGTGTACAGCTTGCGGGAAAATTTTCAATAAAAGACAAGGCGAAATTTCTGAATTATATTTTTGCGGTTGTTTAAAATCAAAAGGCGAATTTAAAATTAATAAAATTTTAACAGAAAATAATATTAACTTTAAAACCCAATATTCTTTTTCTGATTTATTATCTGATAAAAATTTCCCTTTATTATTTGATTTTGCAATATTTAAAGATAATGGAAAATTATCTCATTTAATAGAATATAATGGGAAATAGCATTATGAAGAAAGTAATTATTTTAATCGTTCTTTAAAAGAACAACAAAAATCAGACAATTAGAAAATTAATTATTGTTTAAAACATAATATTCCTCTTATCATTATCCCATATTGGGATTTTGACAAAATTAATTTAGAAAGGTTAATTAATATATGACTACTTTATTTAATATCGAGCCAGAAAAGTATTGGCAGTTTCCTGTCAAATATACTGCTACCCAAAAGAAGAATGAAATTGTTGCTCGTATCGCTTCTAATGAATATATTGGTTCAGAAAAAATTGATGGGCATTATAATCGTACCGTCATTAATTTTGATGGCGCAATGCGCATGGAAAGCAGGACCAAGAGTACCGTTACTGGTGAATATTCCGATAAGCAATTTCATGTTCCTCATATTGCAGAAACTTTAAAAACTCTTCCTTGGGGAACTATTCTTATTGGAGAATTATATATCCCCAATACAACTTCTCAAGAAGCTGGGAAAATTCTTGGGTGTAAAGCAGAAAAAGCCGTTCAGCGTCAAGAAAAAGATTATCCTAAAATGAGGTATTATGTTCATGATTGTTGGTTTTGTTGTGGTACTAATCTAATGGATATGCCTTATGAATTTCGTATTCAAAAAGTAAAAGAACTTTATGATAAGTTTCTTAAAAATAATAAATATATTGATTGTGCGAATTGGCAAAGTGAACCAGCTAAAATCAATGAGTTAATGGAATCTGTTTTTGCTCATGATGGTGAAGGTATCGTTCTTGTTAAAAAAACTGCAACTGTCGCACCAGGTAAACGAACTGCTTGGAAAACTATTAAAGTGAAACGAGAACTTGATCATCATATCGACTGTTTCTTTACTGGACGCGCGAAAAAAGCAACTCGTCTTTATACGGGTAAAGAACTTGATTCTTGGAAATATTGGGAAAATACAAAAAATGATAAACTTCTTCCTATTGGCGATTGGTGTAAAGAATATGACGCCGGGCAAAGCATCGAGCCTGTAACCAAAAATTACTATATGGGAATTCCTGGTTCTCTTGAAATTGGCGTTATGGATAAAGGGGAAATTCGTCCTATTGGATTTTTGAGTGGTCTTGAAGATGATGTAAAAGCCAATTATGCCGATTATGCGATGAAACCCATTGAAGTAACTTGTATGATGTTTACTCCTGACGGTAATCTTCGCCATGCTAAACTTGTTCGTATGCGTGATGATATTCCTATCGAAGATTGTACTTTTGAAAAATATATGGGCGAACAACAATAAAAATCAAAAGTCAGCTAATCTAATAGAGCAGATTAGCTGACTTTTTACTTTATAGATGTACAAATTTATAAGGAGGTATCATATGTTCATAATTGATACCAACGTTTTAATTGATTATCCAGATATTGTTACTCACGAGAATATTGGAATCGCTTGGTCAGTTCTTGAAGAACTTGATCGTATTAAAATCACACAAGGCGAACGTGCAAAGAAAGCACGAATTGTTTTAAGAAAATTGCGAGATTTGCTTGAAAAAGACGAACCAACAGAGAAAGACGAAGAAAAGAAGTACCAAGAAAAGATAGAAGAAAGAGATACACAAATTCATTTTATTGATACTTCTAATTATAATAATCTTTCTGTTGATAATCAATTATTATACCTCTGTAAAGATAATAATTATACTTTAATTACTAATGATATTAATTTACAAGTTAAATGTATAGCTTTACAAGTATAGTACGAATCTTATATTAAAAATAATGAAATTTATACAGGAATATTAAGATTATATATTCCTAAAGACAATGAATTAATTAGTGGATTATATAGTAATGATTTTACTAATTTGACTTTATTTGAAAATTAGTATATAGTTATTATTGAAGATGATAATGTAAAAGATGTTCTCGTTTACAGAAATCATTTAATTAAACCAATAAAAAGAGAATCTATTGAAATAAGTTATGATAATAAAATTTAGGCTCGCAATATTGAACAATCTTGTCTAATAGATGCTTTATATGGAGATGCCACTATCCTTTATGCTGGTGGCACTTGGGGCGTAGGAAAGAGTTATATTTTAACTTGTTATGCTTTGCAAGAACTTCAAAAGGGAAATATTAACAAGATTGTTTATGTCCCAAACAATAGTCAAAACGAAAATTCAATAGAATTAGGTACCATGCCCGGTGAAATGTTTGATAAAATTTTACCTTATCTTGGTACTTTATGTGATATTGTTGGACGAGAAGAAGTTGTTTAGATGTATGAAAAAGGACAGCTCGAATTACTTCCTATCGCTATTGCTCGTGGGCGTAGTTTTGATAGTTCAATTATTCTAGTTAATGAAGCTCAAAATTTAACCGAGGAACACGTTAAACTTTTAATCGCACGCTGCGGATAGGATAGTAGAATCTTTTTTGATGGAGACATTAAGCAAGCTGATTCAAATATCTTCCGTCAAAAGAGTGGATTAAAACTTTTAACTAAGTTACGTTTTAGCAAAGATTATTCTGATTTGTTCGCGGCGGTGCGCTTAGAACAAATTGAAAGAAGTAGAACAGCACAAGCAGCGGGTTATTTAGATGAATTATGATTTACAAAGAGATTTAGATTTAATTCCACAATTTGATACTGATACACTTTATTGTTTAAAAAATTTTTACAGAGATAAAGTCAATCGCGTTAGTGGCGTAGAAACAAAAAATAATCAAGATGATTTAGAATTAATTTTATATTATAATGAACTTTGTCATGAATTGTATAAAAGAGGAGAATGTAATTAATGGCTGAAATTATTAACGGAAAGATTTTAGCAAGTAAAATTAAACAAAAAGTGAAACAAGAGATTAACGAATTAGGTATTAGCCCTTACTTCGTGATTGTTCAAATCGGAGATAATCCCGCAAGCAATACTTATGTCCGTAATAAAATAAAAGATTGTAAAGAATGCGGTATTGATAGTTATCTACGTCGCTATGATTCATTAATAACTCAAGATCATCTTGAAAATTTTTTTGAAAACATGAGTGCAGATAAGGGAGTAAATGCTTTGATGCTCCAACTCCCAATTCCTAAACACCTGGATGCGCAGAAGATAATTAATAAAATTGCTCCTGAAAAAGATGTTGATGGTTTAACTATTATAAATAATGGTCTTTTAGCTACAGGGCAAAATAGTTTTATTCCTTGTACTGCGACTGGCTGTATGGAAATGATTCGTTCAACGGGAATTGATATTGCTGGTAAAAATGCCGTTGTTATTGGACGAAGCAATATTGTGGGCAAGCCTGTTGCAATGCAGTTACTTAAAGAAAATGCGACTATAACAATTTGCCATAGTCATACAATTAGATTAAAAGAAATCTGTCAAAAAGCTGATATTTTGATTGTGGCAGTAGGTAAGAAAAACTTTGTAACTGCCGACATGGTTAAACCAGGCGCAGTTGTAATTGATGTTGGAATCAATGTGCAAGAAAATGGCAAGCTTTGCGGCGATGTTGATTTTGATGAAGTGAAAGAAGTAGCTGGTTATATTACTCCTGTTCCGGGCGGAGTGGGATTAATGACAAGAGCAATGTTAATGAAAAATATTTTGGAGGCAACAAAATGCCAACTAATAAAGGATATTTAACAGCGAAAAGTACAAAAGAATCAGATGAATACTACACTCCAGCATATGCTATAGAACCTTTACTATAGTATTTAGATAGAGGAAATAAATCAAATTATTTAATTTTTAAAGAATTAAAAAGAAAATAACTACTTTTAGAAGTCAAGATATTATTTCTTGACTTCTTTTCTATTATGTGATATAATATATGTAAAAGGAGTGATAAAATGAGTTATGATATAAACTCTATCGAAACGCTTCAATTTAGGGAAGCTGTTCGTATGAGAATCCCGATGTATCTTGGTTCCAACGATATGGAAGGCGTGTACAACGGCATCCAAGAAATTATTTCTAATTCAATTGACGAATTTATTATGGGATTTGGTAATAAAATTGAAATTGTACTTTATCCTGATAATTATATTTCTGTAAGAGATTATGGGCGTGGAGTTCCTTTTGGAACAAGAGAAAATGGCGAAAATGTTCTTGAAGCTATTTATTCTCATGCGCATACTGGCGGTAAATTTACATCAAAAGATTATCAGTTTGCAGTTGGTTTAAATGGTATCGGCGCGAAAGCTACTTGCCTTTCATCTGAAGAATTTTCAGTTGTGTCAGTTCGTGATAATCGAGTAGCTTCAATTTGTTTTGAACGCGGAAATATGACCGATTATACCGAAGTGAATAATGATAAAAATTTGCCCAACGGTACTTTTGTAAAATATAAGCCGGATACGCAAGTCTTTAATCTTGAGCCTATTGAAATTAAATTTGAGCATTTATGTAAGACTTGTGAAAATTTAAGTTTTCTAACCAAAGGATTGACTTTTGAACTTCGAGATGAGACTGTCTCTCCAGCGCAAAGTGTTACCTATAAAAGTGAAAATGGTCTTATGGATTTGGTTATGCAAAAAGCTGCAAATAAAGTTCATGAAAATCCGATTTCTTACTTTTTAAGTGATGGAACAAATTCAGTTGAAATTGCTTGTGTTTGGACGAAAGCGCGCAATGAACATTTTTATTGTTTCACGAATGGTGTTGCTAATGCCGAAGGTGGTACTCCTATCACTGGTCTAAAAACTTCAATTACTAAAACTCTTCAAAAGAAAATCAAAAATTTAACTGGCGAATTGGCGAGAACTGGCCTTATTTATGCAATTAGTTGTAAGGTTGTTAATCCATCTTTTGCTAATCAAACAAAAACAAAAATTAACAATCCCGAACTTAGAGGACTAGCAAGTAAAGCTTTTAGTGAAGGATTTGAAAAATTCTGTTTACAATATCCTAACGAGGAAAAGAAAATTGAAGATTTTCTTACCAAGGAAGAAAAAGCAGAAAAAGCAGCAGAAAAAGCAAGAACAGCTGTTTTAAATGCAACTAAAGATATTGAGAAGAACCAAAAGAGAAAAGTTTTTTCTTCTGATAAATTGTCTGATGCAGAATATCTTGGGCAAGATTCAACTCTCTTGATTGTAGAAGGAAATTCTGCTGCGGCAGCTATGGCCATTGCGCGAGATGAAAAGCATTATGGAATTTTAGCTATTAGAGGTAAAATTATTAATTGTTTATCCAATAGCGAAGATAAGATTTTTGAAAACGAAGAAATTAAATTACTCCTAAGTGCAATGAATATTATTCCCGGAAAATACAATTCTTCTAAACTACGTTATGGACGAATTGCTATTTGTTCGGATGCGGATTAACCTATAAAGTCGAGTCCGCAGTAAATCAGTTAAATTGCGGGGAATCCCTTAGAGCTTCAATAACCAAACAAATTAAGCAATTAGTTTGCGGCGTTCAGTAACGGGAACGGTATGGTAAAATCATTGAAGATTGGGTAATCAAACGCATCGAAATCTCCTAAGAAGGAGAGACGTTCAACGACTATAATACTGACTCAAGAGAGATTGTATAGTCTAATCCCTTATAAATATAGCGAAAGCTAGGGTATGAAATGTCTGATGGTTATCACATAGGCTTACTAATTATGTCTGCATTACAATATCTTGCTCCCGAGTTTATTCAAGAGCATAGGTTATGCTGGTTGCGTTCTCCTCTTTACGTTGTTACTAATGGCAAGAAACATTCTTATTTTTATAGCGACGAAGAATTTGATAAAGCTCGAGCGCAAATTAAAGGTGATGTTAGTCGTGAAAAAGGTTTGGGCGCATTGAGTGCAGCAAAAGCAAAAGAATCAATGTTTAATCCCGAAAATCAAAGAATGGATATTCTTGTCCCAGACGATGATTCTATTCAAATGCTTTATGATTTAATGGGAACAGATGTTCAACCTCGCAAAGATTTTGTATTTAGTAAAATTGATTTCTCTGAAATAAAGGAGTAATATGGAATTAACACCGATTATTGAAGAAAGTTTTGCTCAATATTCTGGCGCGGTTTTGCAGTCTCGTGCTCTTGTTGACGCACGAGATTTTTTAAAGCCGTCCGCAAGGCAAATTTTCTATTGTATGAAAACTGATAAATTTACTGCTGATAAGCCTTTTAAAAAGACTTTGAAAGCAGTTGGCTCCGCCATGAGAATGTATATCCACGGTAAAGATTGAATTGCCGTGGTTAAATTGGGGAAAAAATCTGGAAGGCTAAAACTTTAAGTCAAGCTAATCAGAGGTGAAGGCTATATTTAATATAGCCAGCCGCAACGCATAGAGAGTGAAAAGATATAATCTCTCCACGAGGCCCCGATAATTTTATAAAAGTTATGGTTCCTGCTATATAGTTCTACTTCCAAATTGAATGGAGGTAAGAATTATGCGATTAAAAGAAATTGAAAATAAATATCATATTAAGCCTTAGACAGTAAGAAAATGGATTCAAACTGGAAAATTATCTTGTCAAAAAGATTGGTGTCCGGGAAAGCCTTACTCAATAGACGAACAAGAATTTTTAAAAATTAAGAAATATTATTGGAATGATAGAACTCGTCTTTCCTATGAAATTGGCTGGGATAGAGATATATTTCAAACTATTGATTCTCCAGAAAAAGCTTATTGGCTTGGATTTATAATGGCTGATGGGTGTATCCATCACACTGGTAACAAATCCGGACATTTTTCTATTGATATTTCTGGTTCAGACGTAAGACATTTGGAAAAATTTGCTTCTTTTGTGTAGGCTCAAGAAGATATTATTTAGCATACCACACATCCAGATACTGGAAATGATTTAGTTCATGTTTAGTTATCTTGTTTTGCAACAATTGATGATTTAGAAAAATTAGGTATTCATTCAAGGAAATCTGAAAAAGAATAGTGGATTGAAACGCCTTATCCAGCAGATTTTATCCGTGGTTATTATGATGGAGACGGATATATAAAAAAAGATTTATATTCAATTGGATTGGTTGGGAGTTTTGATTTGCTTTAGTCAATTCAAAATCATTTTTCTAAAAACTTAAATATAAAACCTAATAAAATAGGTAAACATGGCTCAATTTATAGAATTGAATATTGCTCAAAAGAAGATAAACAAAAAATTGCTAATTATTTATGGTATGATGGTTGCGTTTCTTTAGACAGGAAATAGGAACTTGCTGATAAAATTAAAAAGATATGCTGAACTTACAAGAAATTGTAAGAACTAAAAGATAAAAAACTTTTAGGATAACATTTTGGACTCGTCTTGTGTTGGAGTTATTATGCGCGCGGGGCAGCCATTCTCTATGCGCTATCCTTTGGTTGAAGTAGATGGTGCTTATGGCACTCTCGCGGAAAGCGGAAACTGGTCTGCTCCTCGTTATACTTCTGCACGTTTGTCCCCTCTCGCTGAATATTTATTCAAAGACATTGAAAAAAATACCATTAAAGAATGGCGAGATAATTACGATGACACAGAACAATATCCTGCTGTTTTAACTGGAAAGGGTTATTTTAATATTGTCAATGGCACTAGCGGAATTGGTAATTAAGAATTGCCTGTGTAACACTTTACCGCTTACCAGCGGGGTCACTTAACGTGGCTAACGGGGAAACCTGAACGATTGTAATACCGAACCTAATTCAAAAATTAGAGTTTTGGAATTGGGATAGCGCTTTACAATTAGAAGGCAATCCCGTGGGAAATATTTTAATATGCCTTCTTTATGGAGGCTTTAATGACCGGAATTTATAAAATTGTTAATTTAATCAATGGAAAAATTTATATTGGGCAAGCTGTAAATATTGATAAAAGACTTAGAGAACATATAAATGATTCGGCTAATCCCAATAGAAGAGAATATAATTATCCTCTTTCAAGAGCTTATAGAAAATATGGAATTATAAATTTTTAGATGTCTGTATTGGAAGAATGCTCTCGAGAAGAATTAAATGAAAAAGAAATTTATTATATTCAAAAATTTGACAGCGTAAATAATGGGTATAATCAAGTGCCAGGCGGGAATCAAAGGACGAGCATCCCATAGTTTTACTGCTTTTAATGATATATATTGTGGTCGAAGATATAGACATATTAAAATAAATCCTGTATCGACTATCCTCGAATCGGGGGAGTAAGACTGTTATTGGTACACAGTCTGAAATGGTGTCCTTTCTATTTTATAGAAAGTAAAAGATAGTCAGTGCCACCCGAAATGGTGGAGCGGCACGGTCGCCGCAAGCTCTAGTTGTCCTCAATTTAATATTAAAGATGTAAATAACGCTTTAATTACTTTGCTTCAAAATCCAGACTGCGATTTCGATGAAATTTATTGTGCGCCAGATTTCGCCACTGGAGCAATTTTACTTAATGCTGATGAAGTAAAAGAAAGTATTAAGAATGGTGTTGGTAAAGCTTGTAAACTCCGCTCTGTTATTGAATATGATGAGAGTGAAAATTGTTTAATTGTTAAAGAAATCCCTTATAGCGTTTATACTGGGACAATTCGTGGAGAGCTTGATAGAATTTTAAATGAAGGACTTTGCCCTGGTATTGAGCGCTATAATGACTTAACGGGTTCTACTCCTAATATTAAAATTTATCTTACTAAAAAAGCCAATGTTTCTAAAGTGCTTCAGATTCTTTATAAAGAAACATCTTTACAGCATCATTTTAGCATTAATATGACGATGCTTGATAATGGCCGTTTCCCAAGAGTATTTGGATGGAGAGAATTACTTCAAGCTCATATTGACCATGAGAAAGTAGTTTATCGTCGTGGTTACGAATATGATTTAGCAAAAGCAGAAGCAAGACTTCATATTGTTGAAGGCATTTTAATTGCACTTGCACAAATCGAAGAAGTTATTGAAGTAATCAAAAAATCTTCTTCAACAGCAGATGCAAATAAAAATTTGCAAGCTAACTTTTTGCTTGATGAAATTCAAGCTAAAGCAATTCTTGATATTAAACTTTCTCGCTTAGCACACATGGAAGTTGAGAAATTTGAAAAAGAAGCTGAAGAACTTACTACAAAAATTGATGGATTAAAATATATTCTTGATAATGAAGAAGAATTTGATAAACAATTAATTAAAGGTTGGTAGGATGTTGCATCAAAGTTTGGTGACGAACGTCGCACCCAAATCATGAATTTAACCATTAATGAAGAAACTGATGAGCCAATAGAAAAGAAACAAATGGTTGTTCATTTAACTAATTTGAACACTCTTTACGCTTATGAAGATACTACTCTTATCACTGCACGCCGCGGCAGAGGTATGAAAGTTAAGTTAGGCAATAATGAGCAGATCATTCAAACGGTAAAAGATTCTAATCTAAATAATCTTTTGCTTTTTAGTTCTCTTGGTAAAGTATACAATCTTGCACTAAGTAATCTCACTCTTGATTGTAGAACTCCAATTAGTACAATCCTTGAACTCGCGCCTGATGAAACAATTACTTATATTGTCAGCGATACAGATAAATCTCAAGGAGAAGAAGTCCTTTTTGTTACTCAAAAGGGAACTGTTAAAAAGACTCTTTTAAGAGAGTATAATATTAAGCGTACTAAAGGCGTTTCTGCCATTAAATTAACTGATGGCGATTTTATTAAAAGAGTAATGATTGTGAATAATAAAGATAATCTCGCAATCACTACTAAAAACGGTTATGTCGTTATTTTCCCATTGACTGAAATTAATACTCAAGGTAGAAACACTATCGGTGTTCGTGGAATTACTCTGCGCCCTGGTGATGAAGTTTGTGATGCTTGTGTTATTAGAAAAGATGCTAAGGAGCTTATCTCTGTAACTGAAGCAGGACAAGTTAAAAAGACTGATTTAGATGAATTTTCAGTTACTTCTCGCGCAGCAAAAGGAGCAATTATTCATAAGCTAAATGACGAGGATAAATTGGCTGGCTTTGCATCCGTACGCGAAGATTCAAAAACTGTTTCTGTTGCTAGTACCGGAGCAATTATAAAAATTTCTTTAAATGAAATTCCTACTACCAGTCGTGCGACAGTTGGAGTAAAATCTATTAATCTTAAAAATGGGCAATATGTAACCGGATTGATTGTCGAATAAATATTTAAGTCAAGGTGTCATTACCTTGACTTTTTTTGTTTTGTATGCTATACTAATTATAGAAAATCAAACAGAGGTGTTTCCAATGAAGTAGTGTATTAAAGACAACTTTGGTCTTTTAACTATGTCTATTGAAACTACTATTCGAGACTTAGAAAACTTTCTTGAGAGCGCAAAAGATACTGGCTTGAAAGATAGTCCAAAAGAAACGATTCGTAATACAATAGAAGAGTATAAAAGTTTGATGGATAAACTTATTAATGATGATATTTCTGATTATAATGAAAAACAATTAAAAATGATTATGGAACATCGTCTGCGCGTCCTTAATACCCAAAAGGAAAAAGTTGATTTAACAATTCCTCTAGTCACAAAATTTATTGAGGAACTTGACAAATCAGTTACTTGATTTTTACCGCGCGATGTGCTATAATATTTATAGAAAGTTAAGAAATAGAAAATTAAATATTAAATTTATTCAAAATTAAATTTTGAAAATAAAAGCTATTAAATAGTTGACTTTCAATAATGTTTATGCTATAATATTTATAGAAAATCAAGAAAAGGTTTTCTAAAATGTTTATAAATTAAAAAGTATTTAAGTTTAAGGAGTAATTCTATTATGACTGAGAATTCTAAGAATGTATTTCATTTTCTTCACGACAATCATGATGTTAATTTGACTGCTGGCGAGATTGCTGAGAAGCTCGGCATTACCGTTTCTGCTGTTACTGGTTCTGTCAATGGTCTTGTCCGTAAGGGCTATGCCGTTCGTACCGAGGATGTTATCGAGGTTGAGGGTAAGAAGACCACTGTTAAGTATATTGCTTTGACTGACGAGGGCATGGCTTTCGATCCTGAGAAGGCTGAGGCTGAGGAAGCCGAGCGTAAGGCTGCTGAGAAGGCTGCTAAGGCTGCTAAGGCTGCAAAGAGCGCTGAGTAATAGATACACCAAAATATAATTTAGGGGAGTTTTACTCCCCTTTTCTTTTATAAAATTTTGACTTTGATATAACATTGTAATATAATATAATTGTAAAAAGAAAATATTTGGAGAAAGTTTTATGTTGAAGCAAGCATATAATAACGTACATATTCTCGGCAGACTCAATGAAATTAATTTGCAGGAGCGCGACAGTTCAAAGGACGGTCGTCATTATATTAGCGGCGATGTTACTTTCCTTGTTAATCAAATGGTAAGTGATATTGAGGAAACTGAAGTTATTCCAGTTCGTGTTTTCGCATTTGAGAAAACCAATGCTGGCAAACCTAATCCTGCATATCAGAACGCAAAAGATTTGATGACTAAGGGTATTTCTGTTGCAGCAACTGGCGATCCGACCAAGGCAGATTCTTATGAGTGCAATTGTCGTCTTCAGGAAAATAATTTCCTTGGACGCGATGGTACTATTGTTTCCACTACTGTAATTAATGGTTCTTTCTTCTCTAAGCGTTCTGGCGTTGCGGCAGAGGAAGAGGATGCATCTTTTGAGCAGGAAATTGTCATTGCCAATGTCGCAGATGAAGTTAAGAATGAAGAGACCACTGGTCGTATGTTGGTTGATGGTCTTGTAATTCAGTATAACGGTACTCCCGATAAGATTCGTTATATTGTAGAGAATCCTCAAGCTGTCTCTTATATTGAGCAGAATTGGGAGCCAGAGAATACCGTTAAATTGAGCGGTAAGATTCGTTATGGTTCTGAAACCGTTGAAGTTACTAGCGCTGATGTAACTGCTTTCGGTGAAGCTCCTACTAAAGTTCGCACTCGTAACATTCATGAGTTCGTTGTCACTGCTGGTTCCGCACCGTATGACGAAGATAGTGCTTATAATATCGACGAAGTTGCTCCGGCACTAAATGAAAAGAAGCGCGTAACTGAAGAGCGTTTAAAGAATACTCAAACTGCTGCTCCTAAAGCTAACGCAAATCGTTTAAGCCGCGGTTTCTAAGAAATTTTAGGGAGTGGAGCGATCCACTCCTTTTTATTTTAAAATGAAAGTTGAGATATAATATATGGAGTAAATAACATGGCTATTGATTTATTAAATTTGGAACCTACTAAAATTTCAAGAGACCTTAAAGGCAAATATATTTTAGCTTATGGCCTTCCTAAAATTGGAAAGACTAGTCTTGTAGCTTCTTTCCCGAAGTCTTTGATTTTTTCTTTTGAGCCAGGTACTAATGGTTTGAATAATATTTATAAAATTAATATTACTTCTTGGAAAGATTTTAAACTTGCGGTAAAGCAGTTGGCCAATGATAAAGTAAAAGAGAAATTTGATTTTGTTTCAGTAGATACTGTAGATATTGCTTATGATCTTTGTGAGCAATATATTTGCAGTACTAATGGAGTTCAATCTATTGGCGATATTCCTTATGGCGGCGGTTGGACAAAACTCAAGAAAGAATTTTCCAAAATTTTCCGCGACATTGCAATGATGGGTTATGGTATTATTTTTATCAGCCACGCGCAAGAAAAAACCATTAAGGAGAATGGAGAAGAATATCCTCGAATTGTTCCTGCTTGTCCATCTATCGCCGCAAACATTGTAAATAAATTAGTCGATTTTATTATCTATATTGGCATTGAATATAGCAGTGCGGAAGATGAAATTGGTACTCGCTATATGTACTTTAAAGGCAATAAACATATGCAAGCCGGTTCTCGTTTTCGCTATATTCCTGACAAAGCAAAATTTGGTTATCAAGAATTAGTTGATGCCGTTAATGATGCTATTGATAAGCAAGTTGGCTCTGAGGGAACTGTTGAAAAAGGAGATAACTTCTATCAATCTGAAGTTCGTCCTTTTGATGAAGTAATGGCAGAAGCAAAAGACATTTGGATTAAAATTCTTGAAAAGAACGATTCAGATACCATCGTTGGTGAAATGAATCATATTATTGAAAAGAATTTTGGTTCCCAAGTTCTTCTTTCTCAAACTACTCCAACGCAACAGGATGCACTTGAACTTACTGTTTCTGATTTGGAAGATTTATATAAAACTCTATAAATGGATTACCGGAGAGAACGCAAGTTCTCTCCTTTTTTGTTGACAAAAGTTTTTAGTTGTGATATAATATTTATAGAAGAAAATATGAGAGGAATAAATTATGGCAAAAAAATTAGCTCCTGTAAAATGCTGTTATTGTGAACTTTCTATTGATAGAAATACTGAGCCTTACGGACGTCCTCTTAAAGCGCTTGGCAGCACAGAACTAAATCCACGCCGTTATGCGCACCAACACTGTGGCGAGCAATATAATTGGATGCCAGTTACTGAATTTAATCGTTTAAAAACAGCTAAAAAGATAAAAGAAGAAGCTGAAAAAAATGGTAGAACTGTTACAGAGCAAAAGGCAAAAACAAAGAAATGCTTATACTGTAATAAAATGATTGATTTAGACACTGATGATGCTTGTTTGGTTGGAGTAGGTACTCGTTGGGCGCACAAAGAATGTTATGAAAAATATTTTAGTGCAGACGATCAATGGATTGATAAACTTTATGGTGTTTTAAAAGTTGCTTTTGGCAAATATGATTTCCAAAAAATAGAACGCCAAAGAATAACTTTTATAAAGCAAGGACTTACCAATGAAGACATTTACAATGCTCTTAATTATTGGTATATTGTAAAAAATAAAAGTATTGAAAAAGCCAATGGCGGTATTGGTATTGTTCCGTATATTTATGAAGATGCCAATGAATATTTTAAATCAATAGAAAAGTCGTCTCAAAAAATAAACCCAGCTACTTTTAAAATGGGTTCTAAAATTGTAGATATTGATTTTTCAAAAGAAAAGAAAGTAGAAACAGAAGATGAAAAGAAGCAACGAATTGCAAGTATTCATGGATGGGATTTAAGTTTTTCGAACCCAGAACTTTATAAAGATTTGGAGTGATTAAATGCCATTGTCTGATAAGAATTCAATGATGCAAGTTATTGGATGCTTAATGAAAAACACGACAATCCTTTCTCAAGCAGATAGATACGATATAAATTTTACAGATTTTGATGATTTGTTGAATAGGTATATTTATCAAGCAATTCAGAATTTTTATGCTTCTGGCGCGAGAACGATTAGTGTTGTTGATTTAGATAATTTTTTTCAAGAGCGCCAAGAAATAAAAAGTGAATATGAAAAGCGCAATGGACTTGAATATATTAAAGACTGCGAAGGATTAAGTAATCCAGATACTTTTGATTATTATTATAATCGTTTAAAAAAATACTCTTTGCTTCGTTCTCTTAAAAAGAGTGGCTTCGATATAAGTTATTTTTATTGCGATAATCCTTTAGCCGCGAATTATAAAGAAACTCAAGAGCGTTTTGAGCAGGCAGATATTTCTACAATTTTTGATGAAGTTAAAAAACGTTTATCAATAGTAGAAAAAGAGTATAATACCAGTGATTTAAATACTTCTGCTGGCGCTTCTGTTGGTTTGCGCGAGTTAGTACAATCTTTAAAAAAGAAACCAGAAATTGGGCAACCTTTATCTGGTTCTATTTATAATACAGTTGTATCTGGCGCAAGATTGGGTAAATATTATATTCGAAGCGCAGGAAGTGGCGTAGGTAAAACACGTCTTGCAGTAGGAGATGCTTGTAGATTAGCAATCCCTAAATATTATGATTGGCATAGAGAATGTTGGGTTGATACTGGATTAAATAATAAAATTTTATTTATTACAACAGAGTTGGATAGAGATGAAGTCCAAACAATGCTATTAGCAAATGTATCTGGTGTTAATGAAGATAAAATTTTAAATGCGGAATGTAATTTTCTTGAAGAAAAAATTATTGATGAAGCACTTAATGTAATTGAATGTTTTAATGATAATTTTATTTTGGATAAAATTCCAGACCCATCTATTAATCAAATTGAAGCTTGTGTAAGAAATCATAAGCAAGTTGATTAGATAGAGTATGTTTTTTATGATTATATTTTTTCAAGCCCAGGACTTTTGAGCGAATTTAAATCAAATAATCTGCGTGAAGATGTTCAACTTTTCTTGTTATCAACTGCTTTAAAAGATTTAGCTACTGAGCTTCATATTTTTATGTCAAGTTCAACTCAGTTAAGTGGCGATTTTAAAAATGGTCGAGGGGTGCGCGATCAAAGTTTTATTCGTTCTTCAAAAGCTGTAGCAGATAAAGCCGATGTTGGTTGTATCATGGTTAGAATTAGTGATGAAGAGAAAGCAACTATTTCTCCATTAATTGAATCTCTTGGTTTGCCAATGCCTACTCATGTTATTGATGTTTATAAGAATCGTCGTAGTAGGTATAATCAAGTAAAAATTTGGACAATACTTGATTTAGGCACTTGCCGCGAAAAAGATATTCTTATCACGACTGGTGATTATGAAGAAATAAAAGATTTTAAAGAAATTAAATTTAAAACTGCTTATTTTCTTAATACTGAAAAACTTAAAAATTCAGTAGAAGAATCTGACGAAACTGAATTAACTCCTGAAATTGGTTTAGGTAATGAAGAACAAGAAAACGAAAATATGGAAGTGAATGAAGAAGTGATTGCGGCAAGAGAAGATTTTAAAGAGCCAAAAGAAGAATTACCTCCTTTTAATAGTCCTTTAACTATTACTTCAGCAGAAAGTTCAACTTATATTGAAAACGAAATAGATTTTCAAAAGAAACCTAAAATTAAGAAAGTGAGTTCTCGTTTATTATGATTGATTATGATAAAATAAAAGAGGAACTTGAACCAGATGATATAATAAAAATCATCCAACATTTTATTCCAGATTTGAATTATGAAGAAAATACTTCAAATGGTTGTCTGATTTTACCAACTATCTGCCACAATCTTGAGCAAGAAGATGGTAGCAAAAAATTATATTATTATTTTAACACTCATCTGTTTCATTGTTATACTCATTGCGGTAGCTTTGATATTTATGAGTTAGTTAAAAAGATGCTTGAATTGCGCAGCCTGCCAAATGATTTTACATCAGTTTTTAATGTTATTAGTAAATATTCTGATGTATTTTTTGAAAAAGTTGAAAGTGCGGATTCTTATAAAAGCATTAGTGACCGATATGTAAATGGCAATGCAGAGCCTGTTTATAAAATATATGATAGTAAAGTTCTTGCTTGTTTCCATGAACTTTATCCTATCGAATGGATAAATGATGGAATTACAATAAAGAGCATGAAAAAATATCATATACTTTTTTCTGAAGCTAATAATCAAATTATTATTCCTCATTATAACATTAATGGAGATTTAATTGGGATTAGAGTTAGAAATTTGGATGAATATAAAATCGATCATGGTGGCAAATATATGCCGGCATATATTCAAGGAGAATTTTATACTCATCCTTTAATGTATAATCTCTATGGATTAAATTTTAATAAACAAGCTATCCAAAAGAATCATTTGGCAATTTTGGCCGAAGGTGAAAAAAGTTCTTTAATTGCTGATGGTTGGTATGGAGATAATAATTGTGTTGTTGCAACTTGCGGTGACAAGTTTAATAAATTTTTAGTAAAACAATTAGTTAAATTAGGCGTTACTGATATAATTGTGGCTTATGACCGTATGAATCACGATAAAATATCTCAAAAAGTATATTTTAATAAACTTTATTCTATGTGCCAAAAATATAAGAATTATGCTAATTTTTCTTTTATTTTTGATACGGATGAAATTTTGGAATATAAAGCTGCTCCTTTTGATAGTGGAGTAGAGACATTTGAAAAACTATTCAATAGGAGAGTTTTTGTTAAATGAAATATGTATTAAATAGTAAAATTAATCATTTGCCAAATGAATCTTATGTCGAAACTTTATTGCGCGCAAGAGGACTGAATCACGATGAAATGATTCAATATTTAAAGCCGTCGAAGGAAGTTCTCTATTCACCTCTTCTTTTGAAGAATATGGATGCTGGCGCGGAACTTTTAAAGAAACATTTAGATGCTAGTTCAATTATTTATGACGTAGTCGATTGCGATCAGGACGGAGTTACATCTTCTGCTATTCTTTATAATTATTTAAAATTGATTAAACCGGATATTCAAATTCTTTGGTCTATGCACTCTGGGAAATAGCATGGTGTTGAGTTAGATAAAGTTCCTCATGAAGCGAAATTAATTGTTATTCCAGATGCAGGTTCTAATCAATATGAAGAACATAAAATATTAAAAGAACAAGGTTTTGATATTCTTATTCTTGACCATCACTTGTGTGAAGCAGAAAGTGAAAATGCGATTGTTATTAATAATCAATTAGGGAAATATCCTAACCGAGATTTATCTGGCGCTGGAGTTGTCTATAAATTTATTAAATATTTTGATATAAAATATGGTTATAATTATGCTGACAATTTCCTCGATCTCGCAGCAATGGGCATTGTTGGTGACATGATGGATTTAAGGAATCTTGAAACGAGATATATTATCAGTCAAGGTTTAACAAATTTAAAGAATTATGGTTTAACTCGATTTGCTTTAAAACAATCTTTCTCAATAGGAAATGTTGATGATATTACTCCTACTGACGTTTCTTTTTTCATTGCGCCCCTTGTTAATGCGGTAATCCGTGTAGGGACAATGGCAGAAAAAGAAACTTTATTTAAAGCATTTATTAGCGGTCCAAATGATACTGAACCATCTACTAAACGTGGAGCAAAGCCTGGCGATACAGAAGTTATTGCAGATAAAGCTGCACGAATCGCCACTAATGCACGTAATCATCAAAATAAAATGATTGATCAAAGTGTTCAATTCCTTTGTGGGAAAATTGAAAAAGAATGTTTAGATGAAAACAAAGTTCTTCTAGTTGCCCTTGATGACGACGAATCAAGATATGTCAATCCTAATTTGACTGGCTTAATTGCTATGAAGCTTTGTCAAATGTATAATCGTCCTGCTATTGTAATTCGCTTAGCAGATGATGATGTATTTAAAGGTTCGTTTAGGGTTAATTCAAATAGCCCTCTTGCAAATTTTAAGGATTTTTGTACCGAGAGTGGATTGGTTGAATATGCTGAAGGACATGAAAGCGCAGCAGGTATTGGAATTGCAGAGAAAAATTTAAATAAGTTTATAAAATATTGCAATAAAAAATTAGCTAATACTAATTTAGGTGAAAATAGTTATCTTGTAGATTTTGAATTTGATGGAAATTTCTGTGGTGATATTGAATCTATTTGTGTTGATTTAGACGCTATAAAAAATGTTTATGGCAAAGGGGTCGAAGAACCTAAAGTTATTGTCAATAAAATTCTTTTTACTCAAAATGATGTGTTTATTATGGGTAAAAATAAAGACTCCGTTAAAATTGAAAAAGATGGAATTGCTTTTGTTAAATTTAAAGATGCCGATTTTGCACAAAAAGTTCAGTCTTATTCTATTGGCGCAATTACCGTTTATGGTAAAATGAATTTAAATCAATTTATGGGTAATTATACTCCTCAAGTTATTATAGAAGATTATGAGCTTGAGAATGGTAGGGCAATATTTTGATTTCTGCGCAAAAATGTGATATAATATTTATAGAAATGGAAATAACATCAAATTACTTTATTGAAAGTATTAGAAAGAGAGGTGATTCTAAGAAATAATGGGATATTTTAGTGGACATAATCATACCCATTATTCTTAGTGGGTCTAACATTCGTATGCTCGATTGTATTATCAAAGAAGATAAATTAATTGATTATGCTTTGGAGTTGGGTTTAACGGGTGTAGCAATCACTGACCACGAGAGTGTTTCTGGTTATATCAAAGCTTTAAAATACATGAAATCTTTAAAATCAAAGGCGAAAAAGATTTTAGAGACAGAACCAAATGATGAATGGGCTAATCAAGTTAAAAATTTTAAACTTGTGTTAGGAAATGAGATTTATCTTTGCCGTGATAATTTAAGTGCAAAAAACTTTATTAAAGGTGAAGATAAATTTTGGCACTTTATTTTATTAGCAAAAGATAAAATAGGAAATAAACAACTTCGAGAATTATCTTCAAGAGCTTGGAATAGAAGTTTTTATCAATTTATGGAACGTGTTCCAACTTATTATTCAGACATTGAAGAAATTATCGGAAATAATTCTGGGCACGTGGTTGCACAGACGGCTTGCTTAGGTAGTTTTTTCGATTATTTGATTTTAAATCAGCAGTATGAAAAAGCATTAAATTTTTGCCATTGGTGTGAACAAATTTTTGGTAAAGAAAATTTCTTTATTGAAATTCAGCCTGGATTAAGTAAAGAACAAGTTACCTTTAATACTTTAGCTGCGCAGTTTGCAAAAAAGAATCATTTTAATATCACAGTTACAACTGATAGTCACTATTTACGTCAAGAGGATAGAGAAATTCATAAGAGTTTTCTTAATTCTGGTGATGGAGATAGAGAGACTGGTGATTTCTACGCTTATACTTATATGATGAGTGCAGAGGAAATTCGAGAGAAACTTAATTATTTTGATGACGATTTTATTACTCAAATTTTTGAAAATAGTAATAAAGTTTGTTCAATGATTGAAGAATATGATTTGGCATATAAGCAAATTGTTCCTCGTATTCCTCTTGATTGGCATTTAATCCATTGTGAGCCACAAAAAATCATTGGTGAACGAGAATATTTAAATAAGTATTTGAATAGTGAATATGAAGAAGATAAATTCTTTCTTTATAGTATTATTCAAAAAGGGCTTGAATTAAATTGTTTGGATAAAATTCATCTTGATAGACTTGAAGAAGAACTCCAAGAAATGTGGATTGTATCCGAGAAAATTCAAGAACGTTTAAGTGCTTATTTTATCACTGTTCGTAAAGTTATTGATATTGCTTGGACAGACGGTGACTCTTTAGTCGGCCCTTGGCGTGGTTCAGTAGGTTCAATGTTAAGTGCATATTTGATGGATATTATTCAGCGCGATCCATTAAAAAGTCCAACTGCACTTCCTTATTGGAGATTTTGTTCAAGAGGACGTGCAGAACTCGCGGATTAACTTATATCATAGTCCGCTTATGATAGTAATATCATAATAGAAAATCCTGTGAAGCGATTGATTATCGCGTGTCATTTAAAATGGCTAACGGTGGAAATCCGAAAAGATAATACCGTGCCGTATCTATTTTTCTTAGAGGAAAGTTGATAAATTTTTACTTCTTGATTAGAGGTGAAAATTAATGGAAAAAAGAATTAAAAATCACGAAGATTATGGGATAACCGATGATGGAAGAGTTATTTCATACAAATATAAAAAGCCTAAAGAAATGTCTGCTTGGACAAATATGGCCGGTTATCAATATGTTTCTTTATGTGAAAATAATATAGCAAAACATTACGCTGTTCACAGACTTGTTGCAGAAGCTTTTATTCCTAATCCAGATAATTTACCAGAAGTAAATCATAAAGATAAGAATAGAAGCAATAATAAATTAGAAAATCTTGAATGGTGTGATAGAAAATATAATTTATATGATTCTTATTCTACAATGGGACCAGCACGCAATTAGATAAAATGTGCATTGGTTCAAATTTCAACTAACTCTATTATAAAAATCTTCGACAATAAGAAAGCTGCCGCAGAATATGCTAAAGAATATTTTGACTGTAGCATATCTTCTTTAAGAAAATATGGACATTGTAAAGATTATAGGATAGATGTGGTGTAACGACTAAGTAGTAGAGCAGATTTAATCACTGTTCGAAGCGCGGGACTCCTAGAAATAGGATGAAGAGATAGTCTATTCCCCTAATAAATATCGGGAAACCGAGGGTAATTAAAGGTTGATATTGATTCTCAGGCATCTAAGCGCGAAAGATTTATTGAAGCGGTTCGTCGTTACTTTGAGTCTATTGGCGGAGAATTAACGAGTGTCGCAACTTTTGGTACTGAAACTTCAAAAGCAGCATTGCAAACTGCTGCACGTGGCTTAGGATACGAACCAGAATTAGGAAGTTTTCTTAGTTCTTTAATTCCTATTGACCGCGGTTTTGTTAGAAGTTTGCAACAATGTTACTATGGAGACGAAGAAAAAGGGTATCAGCCTATTCCGCAATTTATCGCGGAAATGGGTAAACATGAAGATATTTGGAATGTTGCAAAAAACATTGAGGGATTAATTAGCCGTCGTGGAGTTCATGCTTCTGGTATTATCTTAACAAACGATAAATTTACAGAACTTGGCGCGACGATGAAGAGTCCTAAAGGTGTTAAATGTAGTCAATGGGAGCTTCATGATGAAGAGTACGCAGGTCGACACAATGGCCTGTAAATAGCTAAGTGTTAATCAGCACAGTATAATAGGCAGAGTAATCATAAGTAAAAAATACCTATTATGCTTCGGGAAATCCTAAGTCAAAAGATATGGAAACCCCGAGCCAATCTTAAACTTTAGAATTTTGGTAATCGAAAAACTTGGAAAAATGTTTAAGAGTGTGTAACGACTAACCCGAGTTAGATTGGGTGTAAGCCATCTATTGATACGGTGGTTGAAACGCTATTCCTTTTAAAAAGGTAAGAGATAGTCTGGTCTTTATTGAAAAATAAAGAGTAAACGCATATTAAATATGACTTCTTAACTATTGATGGTTTGGATAGAATCCGTACCACAATGGAATTACTTCTTAATGATGGTTTAATAGAGTGGCAAGGTTCTTTAAAAGCTACTTATATGAAATATCTAAATCCAGACGTTATTGACTATGATAATCCAGAAATGTGGAAACTTGTTGGTGACAATAAAATTATTAGTTTGTTCCAATTTGATACCCCTGTTGGATTGCAAACAGCAAAACAAATTAAACCAAAAAGTTTGCTTACTCTTGCACAGTCAAATAGTTTGATGCGATTAATGCCAGAAAAAGGACAAAAGACTCCTGTTGAGGAATTTGTTGAATACCAAGAGCATCCAGAAAAATTAAAAAGAGATATTTATAATCTTAATGCTACTACTGAAGAAAAAGATAAACTTTATGAGTTTATGAAAGAATTTGGTGGTGTATTGGATAGCCAAGAATCTCTTATGCGCGCGGTTATGTTGCCGTTTACAAATTATAATGTTGATGAAGCAAATAAAGTTCGTAAAACTGTTGCCAAAAAGAAATTTAAAGAAATTGCATCTTTAAAAGAAAATTTGTATCAACGGGGAAAAGAATTAGGAACTTCTAAAGATATTATTGATTGGATTTGGTCTCAAGCCGAAAAGCAGATGGGTTATTCGTTAAAATTAAGCGACTTTATACAGTGATGTATATCGAAAATCCTTTAAATTGCGGGGAACTCCTTAGAGCTTAAACAACCAAACAAATTAAGTAATTAATTTGCGGCGTTCAGTAATGGGAACGGTAAGGTAAAATCGTTTAAGATTGGATAATCAAACGCAGCGAAATATCCAATAGTATATTTTTTATATGAAAGTATATCCAAAATTACTTTCTTTATAGAAGGTGATTAGAATGGGATATATAAAATTATCAAAAGAGCAAGAACTTCAATTAATAGAAGATTATCGAAATGGTATGCCAGTTGAACAAGTAAGAGAAAAATATGGTTTTAAAACCAGAAAATCTGTTACTGATAAAATAAAAAAATATTATCCAGATAAATATGAAGCAATTATTAAAGAAAACCACGAAAAGATAAAAGGTTATTCTTTTACTTTTGATAAAATTTCAAGTGAGTTTGATGCTTATTTATTAGGACTTTGGTTAACTGATGGATATATTACGACCAGAGGAACTGATATAGGAATAGATTTAATAGATGAAGATTGCATATCTTTTCTATCTAAAACTATTGGAAAATCTTATCAGACTTATAATTATAAAACACCAATATCAAGTGGAGTTAAATATAGATTAATTTTATCTTTTGGAAAAGAAATTGAAAAATTAAAACGTTTTGGTTTAGTTAAAAATAAAAGTTTAATTTTAAAGAAACCTTTACTTAATCAAGATGAAGAAATATTTATTCCTTATATTATTCGTGGGATAATAGATGGAGATGGAAGTATTTTACAAACTTCTTACGGCGCACCACTAATTGAAATTTCTTCAGCTTCAAAAGAATTTATTGAATGGATAAAAGAAATATTAGAAAAAAAATTATTTCTTCGTAATATTAATATCTATTCAATAAATTAGAAAACTAGTATTGTGTATTCTATTAAAATTGCAGATTAGGATAATATATAGAAAATTATTGCTCTTTGTTATAATAAACCATTTGGAATGAATAGAAAATATATTAAATTGAGATAGACGTTCAGAGACTATAATAAGGACATCTTTTCTTAAAGATGATGGTATAGTCCAGACCAAAACATTTTAAATGGCATAAGAAATTATGTTTGGTAAGTTAGTATTATTCATACCATAGCTTATTCAACAGTAGCAATTCAAGAATTAAATTTGGCATATTTTTACGACCCAATTTATTGGGATACGGCTTGTTTAATTGTTGATAGTGGTGGTCTTGAAGATAATCCAGAAGATGAAGATTATACTTTAGGCAATGATATTGAAGATGAATTGGAAGATGAAGAAGATACTAAAAAGAAATCTTCAAAAACTGTTCAATATGGTAAAATCAGTTCTGCCATTGGCAAGATGAAGAATTTTGGTGTCGATGTTGAACTTCCAGACATTAATGCTTCAAGTTATACTTTTGTCCCAGATGTTGCGCATCATAAAATTATTTATGGATTAAAAGGTATCACAAGAGTTAGTGCAGATTATGCAAATGAAATCATTGATAATCGGCCATATAATTCTTTTGAAGATTTCTTGAAGAAAGTTAAAAGTACAAAACTTCAAGTTATTAATTTGATTAAATGCGGGGCATTTGATAAAATTTCTTCTATTTCGCGCGAGAGTCTTCTTCGTAATTATATTGAAAGTATTGCAGAAACGAAAAATAAATTAACTCTTGCTAATATGCCAACTTTGATTAAGTATGGTATTATTCCAGATAAATACCAAGATGTTGCAGCAGTTTATAATTTTAATAAATTCTTAAAAAAGAATTGTAAATCTGGTCTTTATTATTTGCTTGACGATTATTCTCTTGAATTTTTCAATGCACATTTTAATCCAGACTTAATTAAGTTTGGAGAGAATGGCGCAATGATTGAACAAACTCGTATGGAGAAAATGTATAAGGCTTACATGGACAAAATTCGTCCGTGGTTGAAAGAGCCTAAAGTTTTAGAGAGTTTAAATAAAGCAATTATTGACGAGATTTGGAATAAATATTGTTCTGGTTTTATTCCTAAATGGGAAATGGATAGCGTTGGTTATTATGACGGTGCGCATGAACTTGATGGAGTAGATTTTGAAGAAAGGGAAATTGATAATTTCTTTAATCTCCCAGAAGATCCAGTTCCAGAAACAGTATTCACTTCAAAAGAAGGAAAAGAAATTCCAATTTATAAATTGCATAATATTGCAGGAACAGTAATTGAAAAAAATAAACTGAAAAATATTATAACTCTATTAACTCAGTATGGAGTTGTAAAAGTTAAAATTTATAAACCTCAATTTGTAAAATATGATAAACAGTCTTTTATTAAAGACGAAGTAACTGGTAAAAAAACGGTTACTGAAAAATCATGGTTTACAAGAGGAAATAAACTTATTATTCAGTGTATTCGTCGTGGAGATAATGCAATTCCTAAAGCATATAAAACTTCACCCTATAAACCAATTACGTTGATTTCAGATATTGATTATTCAACAGGACATTTAACTTTAAGAACAGAGAGGACAGACTAATGTATATTGGAATATTTGATTAGGATATTCTTTTAAATCCCGCGAAGTTTTGTCCATCTCTTGAATTGATGAAATTGTCCTATTATCATAAAAAAAGAGGAGATATAGTAGAATTTGTCCTATCTTTTGAAGATAGTGAAAAATATGATATACTTTATCTTTCTAGGGAAAGTCTTTCTTAGAAGGACTTTCCTTCTTCTTTTTTATTGCAAAGTAATTTACAATGGGTAGGTAGAGGTTTTACTGGTAATTATGTAAAACTTCCAACAGAAGTTGAACATAGTCCTCCTGATAGGACATTTTATTCTACTTTTGTAAAAACTCACGAAAATGTATTTACCACTAGAACTAAAAATTAGATAATTAGGAAAATTTTAAGCGAAGATTTTGTTTTATTAAGGATAACAAATGGAAATGAGTTATTAATTGATTACACTAAACTAAATTATTCTAATCAAAAAATCATTTTATATGATTATAATTTTTACAATAGCTCTTATGCAAAAGAAATATTTGATTATTTTACTTCAAGAGGAAATGAATTATTATTTTTATATAGCAGTTAGATAAAAGATTTAGATTTGTTTGTTTATTATTCTTCCAATAGTAAAGCAATAACTGATGGTAGATAGGCATTGCTTTTAGTTCATAATGACGGGATACCTATTACTAAGTTAATGAAACATATAGATTGTTTTAATTGCTACTGCGGCTATCATGTACCTTTAAACGAGAAACCTACTAGTCGAAAAGCTCTTATTGCTGCATTGAATATTTATTTTTATGGCGCCTCGCGCAATGTAAAAATTCCTATAAAAGTGGATTTAAAACCAGATGATTGGGATGGTGCAGCAACTATTTATGAGATTTTAATGAGAGCTTTTTCAAATATTCTTACTTATAAATTGAATCCTACTTCTAATAAAACAGTTATGGATGAAGTTTATCATATTGCTGGCAAAGAGCGATGCAAATTGATAAATCAAACAATCCAAGCGGACCGTAATTTGTATATATTGGCTAATTTAAATGTCCGCCAAGTTCGAGATAGCGGTAAATGGAGACCTAGATTATGAAAACTATTCAAGATTTACAAGCTGAATTAAAACAGCTTCAAAATAAGATAAACACTTCTATTGCAAATGGAGAATATTCTCCTGATATGCCAATATGGCGAGAAGGAGTAAGAAAAATTTTAGAAGAACTAAAGGAGATTGAAAACTCTTATGAATGAGAATTTTTTACAAGACAACCCTTTGAAACTTTTTGATGATTTCGTCCAGATCCCCGATCAGGCTTTTGAAGATGGCAGAGATATTACTGAAATTAATTCTTTGATTGAAACTATTATGAATAGTGAAGATTTTATTCGCGTGCTTGTTGATTCTCGCGCGAATAATCCTCAAGAATTTAATCATTATGATAAGCAATTTGACGAATGGGTTGATCAGGCTCAAAAAAATGTTTTTGGCACCGGCAAGAAAAAGGAAATGATTCTTTCGTTTATGTCTCGTTGCCAAACCATGTTTAAAGAAATTAAGGAAACTAATGGTTATTTTCAAAAGGTTCCAGTTAAATTTTGTAAAGTTACTCCTGATGCAATTATTCCTGCTTATCAGTCTATTGGTGACGCGGGTGCAGATATTTACTCTAATGAAGATGCAGTTGTTGAACCCGGTGAGACAATGATTATTCACACTGGAGTTAAAATGATTATTCCTGGTGGTTATCGTATTTCCGTAGTCCCTCGTAGTGGTATGAGTCTAAAAACTGGTATTAGAGTTGCAAATGCGCCTGGTACAGTAGATTGCACCTATCGCAATGAGGTCGGAGTTATTGTTTGGAATACTGGTTCTGAACCTTATGTTATTAAAAAAGGTGATAGAATTGCGCAAATGATTCTTGAACAAACTCCTAAGATGCAGGTTCAAGAAATTTCTGAAGAAGAATTTGAAAAATATTCTACTGATAGAGGAGCTGGCTTTGGTTCATCAGGCCGCTAATTAAAATGAAAATAACACTAGATTAGATTCGCTCTGATCTAGCTGAGAAAGGTTGGAAAGTTAGAAGCGAAGAATATATTAATTTATCAACAGACATGGAGTTTGAATGCCCAGAAGGTCATTTAGTTATTGCACCATATAAAAAAATTAGAAATAAATTTTAGTGTCCAATATGTAATTCCAACCCTTTGAAAAAAATGGATATGTCTCCTATTCCAAAAACGGAAGCTAGACGTGTCCTTGCGCTAGATTAGGCTACAAAAATAAGTGGTTGGTCATTGTGGGACGATGAAACTTTATTGCGATATGGTGTTTTTAAAGCTAAATCAAAAGACACTGTTGATAGATTAGTTGAAATTCGTTAGTGGCTAACTAATTTAATTATTAATTATAAACCAGATATTGTTTTACTTGAAGATATTTAGTATCAATAGAAAATTGAAGGAAAAGCAGTTTTTAATGGCGAGGCCGTAAATGGAGTTACTGTTTATAAGGCTTTGGCTGAATTGCTTGGAGTTCTTCAAGTTTCTTTGCGCGAGTAGGGCGTAGATTTTAAAGTTGTGTCTTCGTCTACTTGGCGCGCTGATGTCGGAATTAAAGGTAAAACAAGAAATGATAAAAAACGAAGTGCTTAGGTTCATGTAAGAGATTGGTTCGATATAAATGTTACTGAAGATGAAGCAGATGCGATTTGTATTGGGCGTTATGGAACTAGGAACTGTAAACCGGTTGAAATGTTTCAATGGGGATAAAACGAAAAGAGAGGACTCAATTAAGAGTCCTCTCTTTTCTTATTTATTTAAAATTTTTGACTTTATTAGCTAAATCGCATTTTTGATCCATGTAATAGTCATAAAGATAATCCCATTTCCCTTCCTTTGCGAAATATCCTTCTTTTTCTTTCTTGCCTATTTCACGAAGAATGATAGCATGATCTTCATCAAACATTTTTAAACGTTGTTCTGCGCGAGTGATATAAAAAGTCATAAGGTCATCATGGCCGTATTTTTTAGAACCACAAGCATAATCATACATCATCTATGCGTCTTTTAGCTCATCCATCATTGTTTTTAACAGAGCTTCTATTTCCATAGTAACACTCCTTAATTCAATCTTACATGACAAGCATCGGTCATCATTTGGATGCTTTGCTCAATCATTGCATCAAGGAATTTATCATTCATCTGTCTCACCCCTTCATCTATAAAGTGAAAAGCCTAATCGGGAATTATAAAATTTTGGCAAAATTTGCCAATGAAATTTTAAGAAAATAAGGGTCAGAAATTTGACCCTTATTTTAATTTTAATTATAGTAAAAGCCTTCGTCAATAGAATCGCCGTTGCCTGCAGAGGCGCTTATAGAATTAATAATTTGCTCAACAGTTTGTCCATTTGCCATGCGAATACCGGAAGCATCAGTAGTATCTGTAAATTGTGCGTTAGCTGGAACATCAGATTGAACTGTATGGTTATTAACACGAGTTGCATTATCTACAATACCATTGTTGTCTCTGTCGTAAACTGATTTTAACATTGCGCCTTGACTATTTAAATCTTGGTCTACTGAGCCATTGGCATTGTAAATATAACCATAACTACCATTTAATTTATCAATAATTATACCATTATCAATATTTCCAGCTTTGCTTTCAATATAAACATAATCATTTACAATCGAATCAACATAGGGGCGTGCAGGAAAAGTGTAAATAGTATCATAGCCAACAAGCTATACTCTATATCTATTATTTCCAAGAACTTCTTTTATTTGCCCGATATAACGGACTGTAATTTTTGATTCTTTTATATAGGAATCAATTCTCTAATCTATTACTTCAATAATCTATCTTCCATATTTATTTAAAGCCATAATCAATTCTCCGGTAATTCTTTTATACTACTGCCGCTGATAGACATTGTACCAACGCCAATAGGATAAGTAATTGCAGTAATAATAAATTCTTGTCTATCATATTGATAGTAAGAATCTGTTAAAGAAAAAGTATTATCAAGTTCAAGACTAGGAATTAAAGTACAGGTAAAAGAAATTTGATTACCTAAAAGACAAGCGGTTTTTAAAATATATTGTGCATAATCTTCAGCTTCCTATTGAGAATAAATAGTACTTTTCTCGATATAACGAGATTTACGTCCTATTTTTGCGACACTTAATGGTGAGCGAGCGTCATTGTTTTCAGCTATTGCGACAGGAATTTGTCCCCCAAGAGGATTATCACCAATTACATAAATATAATTAGCAATATTTTTTAACTAATAATTTACTTGCGCAGAGATATACTCTGCACTTCCTTCTGTAAAATCCCATTGATTTTGGACATTTTTATATTCATCAAAATTTAATGACTTTTTGACATTCAAATGTCCATCCATGTCATAATAAATATCAGCATGAAGAGTAGTAGCTAAATCATTTAAGAGGTCTCCAATATAAGAGCCGGGACCTTTACTAAAAGCAAGTTGAAGTTTATATTCTTGAAGGTCTGGATCAATAATCGGTTCAAGAGGATCAAGCATTTGACCATTACCAATATCTTGTTTAAGAACATTTTTAATGACATAAGAGATTGACATTCCTATATCAAAAGAAAAAGTTCCAATCATTTCGCCATAACCAGTATCGTTAGTAAAAGCTCCATATTTGTCAACGCCAGTAAAAGAAATTGTCTGATTGCCAGAACTATCTTTTTGCGCGCTTATATCGGTAATGATGTAAACGCCTTTAGAAAACCAAAATATATCTCCAGAAATTCCAGTGGTTTGACCATTAAACTAAATTGCTTTTTGTTCAGTCGCAAGTCCGACATACAATTTAAATTTTTTTCTAACCCAAAACAAATTATTATTTGCATCTGGAATAAATTTTCCCGCTGGATCAAAAATAGAAAAAGAAATTGTATTACGAACTCCTTGCTATAAGGTTGATTGAATTGAACCACTATTATCTGTAATTTCTTCTGAAATTTCGGCGTAAGCATTTTCAAACTAATCAAGTAGTTCAACTTTTATAACAGGATATAAAGTAGCGGATTGAACCGCTACTCTATACTCTTTCCCTGTGTAGTTAAAATATTCCATTTGAACACCTCACAGAGAATATACCTTAAACGAATCAATATCTCCAACCTGAGTCAAGGTGCAGGTAACTTGAGTTGGCATTTCTGGAATTGCTGCATCGCTAATGTCAGAGGTTGCAGAAATTGCGGCAATGAAAACGTGACCTTTTGGATCTTTGACTAAAATTTGATTGCGTGCATATGCAAATTCATTCCATTTTTCAATACGCTCGATGGTATCTTCATATACATTAGAGCCACCATTTCTAAAACTAAATTTACCTAAATAACCAGTAAATTGAGTTGTTTTGTAATTAGCCATACTGGTCATGACTTTAGGATATGGGGCAAAACCAGTTTGAAGAGTTTTTGTAAAGTTTTGAGTATATTGCGCACTCTGGACTCCTAAAAGGAAATTCCAAGTATCGCCGGGAGCATAACTACCGTCAGCACGTTTCTTTATGTCAGTCATATGCCATTGTTCATCATCTATATAAATAACGGTTTCACCATTATTGTTGGTTTTGGCGATTAAAACATTATAAGTTTTATCTCTTAATAAAGGAACAATCTAATATCTAAAATAGCCATTACTTGGAATGTTATAATCATAGATATAATATTGTCCAGCTTCTTCCGATATTGTATAATTAAAAATATTAATGTCCGCAATCATATCATTAGCAATCATGTTAGGAGTTTGAATACCGTCAAGTAAGCTATAAATTTCATCAAAAGGCTCAGTATTAAAATTAAAACTTAAATCTTTCCCTGCAAAATATTCATCCATCGCTTGTCTTAAATCGGTGAAACTATCATTTACTAATGTTCTTAAATCTGCTCCACGAATATATCCAATAGCATTTCCATTTTCATCCCAGCCTTGGACATAAGTTGCTGTATCAACTATATTTTCATATCTGCCAAGAGGACTATGGTTTGAATCATCTAGTGTAATCGCGCCACAAATAGAAGCATAAATAGTATCCATTTGACGCATAAAATCAAGAGCCATATCTCTACTATTTACATTATCATTCTCATAAACATTGCGGAAAATTCTATAACCGTATACTTCGCGCGATAAAGAAGAAAATCCAACATTACTATCATTAAAATTTAAAATAAAATTATCTTCACTTGCAATTATGCCTCGACGGTTAATATCTAAAATTCCATAATAAAGAACTTCGCCATAGAGATTAATTTTACTTAAACCATTTAACATTTGAGAAGTGGGACGTCCACCGCTCAAGAGATAAGAAACAGAAATGTACTTTGAAGTATCAAAATTAGTTTTGGTTGGGCCAGATGGTAAATTATTACCACCATTGCTTAAATCCGCATTATTACCTGCGCCTTCGCCATAGAAACCTAAACGCCAATCATCTTCAGATTCCATGATTAGTTCATTTGTCGCACAACTGTCTACGTTATAAAAACGAGTAATTTTATAAGAAGCTTTTGCTTCGTTTGAACCTTTCGTAGACCAAGGGAATAAATAAAAATGGAAACAATATTTAGATAAATCTTGCTCTGTTGGAGCGAGAACGCCATTTACAGGTAATAAAACATCTTCTGTTTTATTTCTAGCTTCTGGTAAACGATATTGGAAAATTTGATTTTTGTGTGTGTCATCATCATCCCAGTCTATAAAAGATTGGACAGTTTCAATAATTGTATTTTTAGAAGATTTGATTGTAACATTATCTTCCATTAATTCAATTATATTATCTTCTACTGAAAGACTAATGACGGTTGTATTTTGAGTGTTATTAAAAGCTATAAGAGGATCGATAGTTATTTTATCTAGTCCTTTTAAAACCCTATCAATAGTAAAACTAATTTGAAAATCATGAAGTGGATTAATATTTAAAATTTCACTGCCTTTATGATAGTAAGTTATATATCCATCTTCTGAAATCTTATATGCTTTTAATGGGAATTTTTTACCATTGGCGATATAAGTACCATATTCAGTAATTTCTACTCCTTTTAATGCTGGAGGATAAGCGTTATCTTTAGTCCAAGAAATTTTTGCCGCTCCTTTTTCTTCATCGTAAGAAACAGAAGCAAAATGGTCATCTTTTTCATCGTCTTGGAACATATCAATTGTAGGATATAAATAAGTATAATAATAATAGAAACCATTTTCAGAGGTAGCTAACATTAATTCTATTCTATATCTATCATAATCGGTGACATAATTATTATAATCAATTAAAATACTACGAGAGAAGATTTTTTCCGACTCATAAAGAGGAGTACTATTATAAATAACCGTACCTTTTTCATTGATTGTTCCACCTTGGATTTTAAATTTGTAATATTTAAAATTATAAGGCATTCCCGCAAGAGAAGAAACAATAGGGAAAAATCTCTGCAAGGTTACTAGCGGATTGTCTTCAGAACCAACAGACGAATTTGACAAAGGTAAAATCTGAGTTTTTGACTTCTAAAAAGTAAAATGATTTAATAATCCGTCTTCAGAAGAGGTAGGTTTATTACCCGCAGCAATCTATTCAGAATAAGCTAAAAAAGAGTAATATGGAACATCATCGATCTAAAAATTTATATCTGGCTATTTCTAATTAGTAAAATAATAATAATTACTATCATAATAATTATTTAAGACAGTAAAATAAAGAATCTAATTACCAGTTAATTCACCAATTTGATTAATTGAATCTTTAGGGCTAATTAAACTTAATTTATCATCAGATAGTCCTCGTCCCAAAGTATACAATCCGTAGTCTGAATCTTTAATACTAGAAATTTCATCATAAGTAAAAAAAGTATTTGATGAATCAACAGAAGAATCTGTCGAACTTAAAATAATTAAAATGTCAGCTGCATTTTTATCAATAATTCCTTTCTTTTTTGCTTTTTCACGAGTAAGTATTTCATTAGTGGAAGTAGTTTTATTATATTGAATTTTTTCATCTTCTAATTCTACAGTATAGATTGTAGTTTCATTATCTTTATTAAAGTCAATATCTTCTTCACTTAAAGTAGAATAAGTTGAACTATTAAGTAAATCAATAGTTGTACTTGCTAATGCTTTACCCTAAATTGCCGCAATTTCTTCTTCTGTAAGATAAGAAGAACCATTACGATAACTACCTGTCTTTGCGTCGATGTAAAGTAAATTACTCATTCCAAGTAAAGAACGGTTGCCAGTAAGAATGTTTTCTGTAACAATTGGCGCGCCATTAGAATCGTAGGAAGTTATTTCTTGCTTTACAGTAAAATTATATAAATTACTATTCTTTTTATTTTCTCCTGTTGAACCCCAAACAACATCATAAGTGGCATTTACAATATCCTATACTCCATTATTTGTAACTTGTGTAGTAACTATAGATGTGCTGCCTAAAGAATAAGAGATAGATTTATTATTATTTGTTGCATTAAATAAATCTCGTCCGGTAACTTTGTCTGGAATAGACACAATTGCGCCAGTAGAATCTTTTACTATTGCATTTTTAATAATACCAGAAATATTACTTCTAACAAGAGTAGAAGCAGCTGCGTGACTTGAGGCAATACATTGATAAGTCTTATTACTCGCATCATAAGAATAATTATAAGTATAGTAACTTAAATTTTTGACAGGTGTATAATAAACTTCTGAATTACCGTTACCTATTGCTTTTGTTCCTACAAAATAAGTATCTGGTTTTTGAGTATTATAATATTGCTCCGTATGAGTCTCATAATCGTTAATTGGAAAAGAATTTTGTCCTATTTTTAAAACATTTCTTGTCCATCTATCTGGAATATATCCTTCTACATTTTGGCTTTCGTCATTTGGATCGGGATAAAGCGTTGGAGAATAGTTAGGGTTATTCTTAAAAACATAAGAATCTGATTCTTCAAGTAAACCAGTAATAGTTCCTTTTACAATGGCTTCGCCATCTTGTAAGGACAAAACATTTGTGATTTCACCGGATTGAATAATATTTGATGGAGTAGTATTATCTTCAAATAAACGCAATTTCCAGACCAAACCTCTATTAGTATAAAGATCAGAATTTAATATATTCGCGCAATCAAAATAATAATCTTCATCATTATATATAGTAACAGTTTGTCCTAATTGAGTTGTTGGTGTAGCAACTGCTCCAGAATCAATAGTGGGCAAATATTTTACATTTTCTCCAGTAACAGTCGAAGCAACTGAACTCCAATCTTTTAGAATATTATTTTTATTACTGTTATCTAAAATTTTATAATCGTAACCGACAAGCGCGTCGCCGCCAAAAGTAAAAGAGAACTAAGGATTTTGATTTAAATCCTTAGCTTCCTTATATGGACTTACATTATATGGTTCTCTAATCATTTGTCCACCTCAATAAAAAATAAAAGCTTTACCCATTTAGAGTAAAGCTTTAATATATTATCTCCTAATTGAAGCGCTTTGTTTCAAGTCTTGAACCAAGGAGTCTAAGTTATCAGCATTACTCTCAACATTAAATTCACAATTAGTGAAATTAGTTCCATTGTTGTTTGTATTATTGGTCGTGTTGAAGCCCATAAGAGCATTTCGAGCACTTCCTGCTGAAGATAAAGTAGGAATCCTTGTCATACTGTCTATGTATTTGAACAAAGCAGCTGATTGAGAATTGTTGAGGACGAGTTCGGGACGATTTTTAGAACCATGCACAGCCGCAACAGTTGTAACATCATCAACTCCTCCATGAGAAAACCCTAACATGCCACCAGTATTATACCTGGCCATTAGATACTTTCCAGAACCGCCACCAGAACCCTTAGATGTTTCCTAAATTGTAACAGAAATATCTTTGCTATTAATGGCATTAACAATTCTACCGGCATTTTTATCTGCGTTAGTTTGAATGCCAGAGCCAGCCGTTTTTGCGCCAGAAGCAGCAGTATTGCCAGCAGCTTTTGCAGCATTAGCAGTTTTATTGCTATTAGCGTTACTTAACTCTTTTTCTTGCTCAGAGATTTTATTTTCTTGTTCTTTTAATGCATTAATCTATGTTTGAATAACATTAGCTTGCTCATCAAGTCCATCAATCTAACCTTGAATTCTTTTAGCTTCGTCATTATTTCTAACAATTTGCTCATATTGCTCTTGAAGTTGTCCAAAAGTAGAACCACCTTCTAGCAAAGAGCCAAGAGTAGCATTATTGATTTCATTCATTATCGCTTGACGCTGATTAATTTCATCAGTAGTCATATCTAAACGATTAGACCATTCATCATAGCGATCAATCGCAGCATTTATATTATTAATATAATCTGCTGTTTGGCTTGCATTGGTGTTAGCTTGTTCAAGCGCGCCATTAATTGTTTCATAGAACTATGCAAAGTTCTCTAATTGACCAATCTAGCCATTAACCATTTGATTAATCAAATCTTTCATTTCTTGCTGAATTTGAGCAGTTTCAGCATTATTTGAAAGTTGATTCTCAAAATATTTTTTTAAGGCTTCATCAGCTTGATTTTGCTATTCTTCAAGTTTCTTAATAGCTTCCGCAATAGAACCTTGGACATCTTCATTACTCTATTGATCATATTTATTAGATGCTTCATTTGCGCGATTAGTTGCATCAGACGCAGCTTGTTGCTATTGATTATTATTTGAAACTTGTCCAGAAAAGTTTGAAAGTTGGTCTTGACGACTTGCATCGTTTCCATATTGGAATTGACGAATTAAATTAGTCTATTCTTCAAGTTCAGATGTAGTCTTGCCAAGAGCATCTTGAGCTTTATCCCATTGATCTTTAATGTCATCAAGAGCGTCTTTTTGATCTTCGAGATCAGACTTAATATTTTCGAGATTGTCATTTTGTTTCTCGATTTCGTCAGTCTGTTCCTCGATTTTCTTTTGTTGACGTTCAAGAATCTCTTTCTGATAATCACGCTGTGCTGATGCGAGATTAGACTGAGCATTAGAAATCTCGGACTTATCGGTACGTAAACGCCAACCGCCACCGTTGGTAAGAACCATACGGGTTTTTTGGTTACGAGCATTGGCTAAAGCATCACGAGCTTTTTCAAGAGCAAGAAGTTTTGACTCACTATCAGCCGCAGTATCAAGTGCATCAATTTGGTCTTGAATAGCGTCTTTTTGCTCATTAAGGAGGTCGATGTGCTCTTTGTTGCGGTCAATTACCTTATCATAAGAGTCGATTTGATTATCAAGACCATCTTGAGCAGCATCATAGTAGGCCTGAGCAGCGTCATAGAGTTTGTTGAGAGAATCCTCTTGCTGTTCCGCTGCATCTTGAAGCTCATCTGCTTTGGATTTAAGTTCGTCAGCCTGCTTTTTAAGGGCATCAAGTTGGTCGTTGAAAGAGTCAATCTCGGATTGAATAGTGTCCTTAATTGCGTCATAGAAAGCTTCGATGCGAGTAGTCTAACGGTCAATCTCGTTATTGAGACGAGACTTGATTAACTCGACATAAAGTTTATAGTTTTCTTGAAGTTGTTTATTGGTTTCTTCAAGAGCTTTCTTTTGATCCTCAAGCGCTTTCTTTTGATCCTCAAGAGCTTGCTTAGATTTTTCGAGAGCCTTTTCTTGTTCTTGAAGAGCTTTTTTCTATTTTTCAAGTGCTTCAGTAGCTTCATTAACATTATCTGCCGCTGAGCCACTTCCTCCGCTACCGCCACCCCCTTTAGAACCAGAACCCGCAGCTTTACCGTAATTTTGCCAATCTTTTTTAGCAGATTGTAATTGAGTTCTTAGATTAGCTATATAACTAGCTTTTGCCGTCGCTGCATCTGCAGCAGATTTTTGTTCCGCTGATTGACTTTTTAAACTAGAAGCATAAGCTCGAACTTCAGCAGCTAGTTCAGAGTAGGTACTAGCTGTTTTATTATTTGCCACATTGTGTTTTTTAACTGCGGGAGTGGTAGCTTCAAATTGTTCATTAACTTGCTTTTGAGCATCTGCCAATTCATCAGCACTTAAAATTACATTGCCTTGAGAATCTATTAATTCGTTATTAGCGTTAATTTCTGCCCCAGTGGCTTCAATATCCGCAGCTTTCGCTTCTAAATCAGCTGCTCGGCTAGCTAATTCAGTAGCAGCGGCCTAAGCATTTGCCGCGACAGCTTCTTGTTCAGCTTGAGCTTGAGCTAACTAAGAATCAGTTAATCCCATTAAAGAATTAGCCCAAGTCTCAGCATCTTCAGCATTAGCAAAGAACTATTCGCCTATTTGAGTCAAATTGCCAGAAGCAATCATCTCGTCAACACTCATTCCTAACGCTTCAGCAACTGATTTTAATTCATCAAGTGAAATACCAGTGTCACTTGCTAGCTATTGAATATAACTTAAATTAGTACCAAAATCAGACCAAGTTTGACTCACAGATTCCATAGAAGTAAAAGAATCTTGAGAAGCTGCGCTAAGAGATTGTAAGGAACTAATTAAAGGAGATAGAGCTGCATTAGCTTCGTCGCTAGTAGAAGCAATAGCTTGTAAAGCTAAAATAAATTGAGAAGTATTAATATCTCCGTTGTCAAAAGCAGAGAATAACTAAGATAAGGTATTAGAAAGATCAGATGTATCCAGATTTTCAATAGAATCGCCGATTGCTGTTTCAAGCTATCCAATAACACCTTCTAAATCATCTGGCTCAATTTTTATATTTTTAAGAGCATCGTCAAGATTACCTTGAATTAAATCAAGAAGCGTTTTTGCAGCATCTTTTCCGCCAGCATCAAAAGCCTCAACTAGCAGATTAAGGTTCTTTTCAGATAAATTACGAGCATCATCTTCACTAATTATGTCATAATCAGCAAGATGAGAAAATGCATCTTGGAAATGCTATTCATAATTGTCTGCGGCATTAGAAATAATCTAATCTCCAACGGAAGGGTCTAATCCATCTTCTAATGCCTGCTGGTTCTTTGCATTTAAATTAACAACAAAATTGGAAATATCTTGATAAGCTTTATCCGAAAGAGAAGAATAATTTCCGAGTAAGAAATTATAAAAATCATCAAAACTTACCCCTAATTCTTCTTTTGCTTGTGCGAAAGTGTCTTGAATGGCTTGAGCCTATTCTTTTGCAACATCAGTTACTTTTCCATCTTCTCCAAAAGGACTATCTCCAAATTGAGAAATTAAAGATAGGATTTTTGACTTTTGGGTATCTGCAACCGCATCGCCGCTTGCTTCACCAGACTGAGCGAGCATATTAAAAGCGTCATCAGCAGAATAAAAATTCTAAGCAAGTTCTTTAATTTTTTCTTTATACTCTTCTTCTGTGCCAGACCAAAATTTTTTGCCTTTGGCGTTAGTAAGTGTATAAGTTATTTTTTCGTCAAAATTAGCTGC